TCCACCCTGTGGCTCGGCGCGGGCCTCTACACGTGCGCGGACTTCATCGACTTCTCGACGAAGCCGTACAGGCTCCAGGGGCAGGGGAGAGATAAGACTCAGCTCTTGTGGCCTGCCGGAGTCCCGTCCGGCAACCCCCATATCCTCATCGGACAGGCCGATTCCGAAGTCCTCGACATGACCATCATCTTCGCGGACGCCTCGGTCGCGGGGATCGCCTCCGGGCCCTCCGCCGACCGACTGCGCCTGGAGGACCTGTACCTCTACGGGACATGCACGACCGCGCTGTCCCTCCAGGGGCCCGCGCCCTACATGGAGCGCGTGCAGGCCGAGAACTTCACCCCCGGTGGCGACGTGCTGAACATCGCGGGGACCGCCGCCGACCCCACCGCCCTCTACTGCATCTTCTACGGTCTTGGCGACATCACCCCCATGACCGCCATCGCGGCTCAGAACGGCCGTTTCCGGAACTCCCTCTTCCGGACCGCCTCGACGAACGCCATGTGCGTCTACCTTGCGGCCGGATCGGACTACACCGAGATCGTGGACAACGAAATCCTCGCCGACGACGGCTTCACCTGGGGGGTGGACGTAAACTCCGCCTCTTGCCGGGTGTCCAAAAACCGCATCCACGGCAACGGGCAGATTCTCGGCGTCCGGGTCCAGGAGCTCAGGACGGAGGTAAAGCGCAACCGGATCGTGTCAGACACCGGCGGCGTCGTGTGGGCCATCGTCCTCAACTCCGGCACGAATCAGAACGTCTGCGAGAACGAGATCGTGATGGAGGACGCCCTGGGGAACATCGGGATTGACATCATCGGGGACCAGACGCGCTCGATCTTCAATGACAATACCATCACCCAGAGCGGACCCGTCCCGAACGGGCCTTTCCTGAACGCCGTCCCGATCAGCACGACGGTCGCGGTGACGTTCTCGGTGGTGGACGGAAACATCTTCTCGGCCGCCATCGGCGGTGCGGGCTTCGCGGCAAGCTCGGTTCTTGGAGCGAACCTCCTGACCTAATGATTCGACCGATAGACGAGGCTCTGAAAGGGTTCTTCGGCCGCCTGCTCTGGGGCGGGCGCTCGATCCCCGTCGTCTACGCCTCCCCGGACCGGGCCTACGGGGAGATCATCCGGTGGCTCGCCAAGAACAACCGGATCAAGGTGAGCACCGTCGAGGAGCAGATCAGGGCGAAGAAGCTGAAAATCCCGATGCCCTTCTGCTCGGTTTGGACGGAATCCCCGGACTTCGACGCGGAGAGGTTTAGCCCGGCCCGGATCAGGGGCTTCGATCTCGACGAGGAAGCGGGCACCGCGAAGGTCATGCTCGTGCCCAAGCCGGTCGTGGCGACTCTCCAGGCCGACTTCTGGATGAAAAACATACACGAGGCCAAGATTCTGGAAACCCAACTGGAGCTCCAGTTCTGGGACAATGAGCGGTCAATACCGGTGGACTTCTCGGACGAGCGGCACTACACTCCGCCCTACGACGCGCTCATTCACATGAAAGTTCTGGGCCAGACGCGCTTCTGGCTCCGGAAGACGGGGCCCCTCTCCGACAATAGCGACCTGGAGACGGAGGGGAAGCTCCGGGGGATTCGACGGACGTTTTCGGGCGAGGTCCGGGCGCAGCTCCCGCACGTGCCGTACGTGCACAAGGTACTCCGCAGTCTGACCTACGCCTTCATCGACGAAACGACGGACACCGAGCTGGAGACGCTCGATGTCCAAATCTCTGGAGGACCGTAACATGGCTCAAGGCGTCGCTGGAATCGACATCCGGGAAATCGACCTTTCCCTGTACGTCCCGACGGGCTCCAACGCAATCTTCGGCGTCGTGGGCCCGGCCTCCAAGGGACAGGTGGACATCCTCGAAACCTTCACGGACGAGGGCAACTTCGTGAACAACCGGGGACGCCCCGTGAACCGGCAGCACAGCGTCCGGGCGGGCATCCGATACCTGCGGAACGGGAACCAGCTCAAGCACGTCCGCATCGCGGGCACCCTCCTCGGCACGGCCGTGCTGACACTGCGGAACGCCACGGCGGACAAGGACATCCTGACCTTCTCGGCCAAGTCGTCGGGGACCTGGGCGAACGGCAACGTCCAGATCGCCATCATCCACAACGGCTCGCCCGCCACGTCCTACGACGTGTACGTCTACTTCTACGGGGTCCGGGTGGACGGCGGCGCGTACGTGAACCTCACGAACTCCATCGTCGAGACCGTCATGGCGAACGACCCCTACGTGGACGTGGCGCTCGACACGGGGGCCGGGACCGACTTCCCGGACGCCACGGTGGACTCGGTGACCGAGCAGATCGTCCCCGAAGCCCTGGCGGGCGGCGAGGACGGGGCTTTCGCCTCGACGCGCTCGGACGACTCCAGCACGGGCGGCATTGGCGAGCAGCTCGCCTACACGAACCAGCTCCTCTTCGCGGGGACGGCCGCCCTGGCCTACTCCGGTAGCGTGAGCATGCCGGTTTCGCCCGGCTCGTTCATCGTCACGTCCCCCGGCCCGGCGGTCTGGACCGACGACGGGGAAGGCAATCTCGCCGAAGCGGGGGGCCCCAACGCGGGCTTCGTGGACTACGCCACCGGCGACTACATACTCTTCTTCACGGCCGTACCCGTGGGGAACGTGACCGCCTCGTGGCTCCGGGGCTGGAGCGAGACGGCCGGGACCATCGTGGCCGCCACGCTGGCCTACAGCGGCACCGCCTCGCGGCCGGGCGTCTATCCTGGTGCGGCCCTGGGTGCGAACAAGGTCCTCATGACCCACGTCCTCGCCACGGCGGCGGCGGGAGTGGGCGGCGGCGCGGCCGTCGTGCTCTTTCCGGCCCTTTTCGGCGGAAAGACCTTCGTGTCCAGCGACATCGAAATCCAGGCCACCATCGCGGCCACCCTCATCACCTTCACCTGGGACGGCACGCTGACCTCGGCGGGGCTCATGAACCTCGCGGGCGACAGCGGCGGCCACACGGCGGCGGTGGACCCGGCCACCGGCGACACGACGTTCTCGACCGGACCGGACAACGCCACGAACATCGACATCGAGGCCCGCTACCCGGCCTGGGACGACGGCACGGGCACCCTCACGGGCTACAACGTGGCCTCCGGCTCCGTGGATTACCAGACGGGGGCCTGGAGCCTCACATTCACCGCACAGCCCACCGTGGGCACCACCATCGGCCTCTACTACGAGCACTGCACGGTGCTCGGAACGGGGACGGGCGGCATCACCGACTTCTCCGGAACCCTGGACGAGTACCCCGTCCGGCCGGGGACCGTCTACATCACCGACGGGACGGAGAACTTCACGGACAACGGGGACGGGACGCTCACGGGGAGCTTGGGGGGCTCCGGGACGGTGGACTACTGGACCGGCGCCGTGGCGGTTTCCTTCAACGCCGCCCCGGCCCTGGGGGCCGAGGTGGTCGTCGAAAGCGCCCGCGTCCTGGCCCACGTGACCTCGGTCCTGCCGGGCCCCATCGGGAACGAGCGCACCATCACGGGGGGCGTCCTCACGGACGGCCTCTACTGCATCCTGGACGCCGGGTCGGTTTCCGGCCTCCGGTTCCGGGTCATGTTCAACGGGACGGCCGTCGAGACCTACGACAACGTGGCCGACCTCGCCACCCTCATCACCACGGTGAACGGGGTTTCCGAGTACGTGAACCTGGAGAGCGTGGTCACGACCTCCGCGCCGGACGTAACGGCGGCCCAGAATATCGGCATGGCCGGGGCGTTCACGAACGCGGACGTGGTGGGGGCCAAGGTGGGCGCGACCTACACCGGCCTCCAGTGCTTCTCCAACCCCGACCTCGTTCCCTGCCACTTCATCACCACGCCGGGCATCTTCCACCGGCAGGTCCAGAACGCGGGCATCGCCCTGTGCGAAACCCCCGGCCGCCGGTGCATCTGGGTCCACAGCATGCCCGACTTCACTCCTCCGGACCAGATGACGGAGGCCCTCCCCGGCGTGAACTCGGCCGATCCCGTCCAGGACATGGCGGACTTCCACAACGGGAACTACACGGCCTCGGCCAAGGTCCCCTACCCCCCGCTCGCGGCCTGGAACACGTCCTTCTCGGCCGTCTTCGGAACCTGGGTGAACTACTACGACCAGTACACCGACAGCGACGTGTGGGAGCCGCCCGAAGGGGACATCGGCGCCCTGGCAGCCTACACGGATAACAACGCTTATCCGTGGTATCCCATCGCGGGCGAGAAGCGCGGCGGCATCCGGGACATCAACACCATCCGGTACAGCCCGGACAAGAACGAGCGCCGGATTCTGTGCCCCACCACCTCTACGAGCACCCCGAACTGCATCAATCCTCTGGTGCGGTTCGAGGGCCGGGGCATCTTCCTCTACGGGCAGCGGACGACCCAGCGCAACCCCACCGCCCTCGACCGGATCAATGTCCGGTGGATGCTCAACGTCGTGGAGAACCAGATCGACGTGGTGTCCAGGACCTTCCCCTTCGAGATCAATGACGACGTGCTCTGGGGGCAGATCGAGGACACCGTGAAGAGCATCGTGGACCCCGTGGCCGAGCTTCGCGGGATGACGGGGGTCCGGGTGGTCTGCGACGAGACCACGAACACCCCGGACGTGATTTCGGGATACCGGGCCATCTGCAAGGTGTTCATCCAGCCCGCCCTCGCCATGGAGGAGCTGGAGTACCAGATGGTCCTCACCCCGCAAGGAGTGGACTTCGACGCGGTGGCCCCCGTCGGCTAAGCCGGGGACGAACTGAGACCGAATTGATAGGAGAAACGCCATGGCTCTCGCCTACCGCTACGCCGCCGGACACCTGCGCCACGCTCAGGGCCGGTGGAACGAGCAGAAAAGCAACATGGGGATGCTGGAGTTCCACGTGGACCGCCTCGGCATCCCCGGCGGCCAGGAAATCCTCTCGCTTTCCTTCTCGGAAGCGACGATCCCCGGCCGCAAGATCACCAGGGGGCAGATCGAGTACCTCAACGGGACGGTCTTCTTCCCCCAGAGGCCGGAGCCGCTGGGCGAGCTCTCGGCCGTCTTCCGCGACTACATCGACTCGAACACGCGCCTGACCATCGAGCGGTGGTTCGACAAGGTGTACGACGAGGACACGGGCCTCATGACCGTTACCAACCGCCTCAAGGTTACGGGGCGGCTCGTCCTCTTCGGGTCGGACGGGATCACTGGGGTCCGGCGCTACCGGCTCTTCGGGGTCTTCCCCATGGGCGAGCCGGACATCCGGGTGGACCACAAGTCCGGGGAGCAGATTCTCATGGAGATGAGCTTCTCGGTGGACCTCATCCAGGGACTCCAGAAGTAGGAAGGTGGAAGGGGGCCTCCGGGGGCCCCCTCTGCCCTCACATGGCAGGATTTTGACATGAAAGGGGCGTTACAATGGCAGACGACGTTCGGAACGAGGACGCAGCGGGGACGGGACACCCGGCTGCGGCCACCGAAACCCCCAGACCGACGGAGGAGAAGGCGGTAGCGGAACCCAAGGGGATCAGTCTTCCCTACACGCTGCCCTCGCGGGGCGTTCTCTACGGGGGCAAGTGCCCCGGTGGCAAGGTCATCATCTACCCCATCCGGGGGGAGCAGGAAGAGCTCCTCGCCGGGGCTGGCGAGGGCGTCGAGGCCACCCCGGTCTTCCGATACGTGGTCGCCCAGCTCGTGGACCTCAAGGGACTCCCCTACGAGGACCTCCTCTTGAGCGACTGGGTGGCCCTCCTCATGAACCTGCTCGCTTTCTCCTACGATCCCATCATGCGGTTCCGGCCCAGGTGCCCGCACTGCCACAAGTTCTTCCCCAAGATGGTGAACATCGAGGAGATGGAGTGCAAGACCATCGAAGACAGTGAGGCGCACAAGTGGCGAGAGCCCTTCGAGGCGCCCCCGCTGCCTCTGAGCAAGGCCAAGGTGTCGTGGAAGCTCCTCCGGCTTCGGGACATGATCTCGGCCGAGGACTGGGCGCGGCAGCAAGAGAGCATCCAGACCCATCCGGGGAGCCCTCTCCACACGTACACCCTCGCCAAGCACATTGTGTCGGTGGGGGGCAAGGCCATGAAGATACTCGACGCCATCGACTGGGTGCGCGAGGCCGTCGCCCGCGACCTCCGGGCCCTCTCGGAGGCGTTCCGGAGGCGCGAAACGGGCTACGACCTGACCCCGCGCTTCGATTGCCCGCACTGCGGGGGCTATTTCCGCACGAGGCTCCCGCTGGACGGCAGCTTTTTTCGTGCGGCAAGTTCCGGACCTGGAGATTCTCCGCCGCCAGAGGTTTGACATCATGGTGCACGGGCGCCAGCCCTACGAGGCGTGGGCCTCGATGACCTCGTGGCAGCGGGAGGACTTCGTGAAGCGCCTCGCGGACAAGTTCCGGGAGGACAAAGCACAGCACGACAAGGCTCTCAGGGAGGCGCGGAGTGGCCGACGCCGTTGAAAATCTCGGTTTCGTCTTCTCGGCGACGGACCTCGCCAGTGGCGTGGTCACCAAAGCCGAGGAGAACGTCGAAGCCGCCACCAAAGCGGCCGAGGTTCACGTCGAGGACCTCGCCGAGAGTGCCGAAAAGGCCACCCAGAGCATGGGGACCGCCACGGATACTGTCGCTACGACCATCGAGGCCGGGTTCAATCAGACGAACATGATCCTTCGGTCCCTGACCATGGCCCTGACCTCCTCCGTTACCGAGGTCAAAAAGGTGGCGCGAGACGCGGCGGGCGCCATGGGGGAGTTCGACACGGAGACAATGCGGGCGAGCAAGTCGGCCCGCAGAATGAAGAAGGAATCCGAGGGCCTCTTCGGGCAGCTCAACTTCGTTCGAGGGGCCCTCGGCCAGATCATCAAGATCGGAGGAGTCGGCGCCATCTTCGGGGCCGGGATGGAGGCGGGGAAGCGCACCCTGGGCTTTGTCTGGGACACGCTCAAGGACACCATCGGCCCCGGAATCGAGGTCCTCCAGAACGCTTTCAAGACCACCCTGGCGCCGCTGACCGAGGAGTTCTACAAGCTCTCCGTGAAGCTCGCGCCGATGCTCTCCGAAGCCCTGACCCCCATCGTGGACATCGTGACGAACCTGATTCCCCTCGTGGGGGACTTCGTGTCCGGCCTGAGCGAGGGGGGAGGGGTGATCTCGACCGTCTTCGGGGCCATCAAGAAGCTCTGGGACGGTCTCAAGGAGCCTCTGGGCCGCATCATTTCCTCCCTCACGGACCTCGCCGAGAAGGTCCTACCGATCATCCTCCGGGTCGTGAACATGATCCTCGAAACGGCCATCATTCCCATTCTCACCAAGGCCGTGGACATCATCTCGAAGCTCGTCGAGAAGCTCGTCCCGATCATGGTGGCCGGATTCGAGCGCCTGGAGCCCCTCCTGGGGGTGATAATCGGGGCGATTTTCAGGGTAGCGGACACCTTCCTGGACACTCTCGAACCGGCGATCATGCCGATCATCGACCTCTTCGCCAAGATGGCCGAGGATCAGGCGCCGCTCATTCAGGAGCTCGTGGAGATTTTCGTCGAGCTCGTGGACGCGCTGCTCCCCATCGTGCCCCCTCTCGTGAAGATCGTGGGGCTGCTCCTCAAGATGTCCATCGAGACCCAGGCGAAGTACATGATGTGGATGGTCAAGGCATGGCTCCAGATCGCCAAAGTCCTCATGGTGGTGATCGACCCCCTGGCGAAGGTGGTGGGGTGGCTCGCGGAGATACTCGCTATCGGCCTGGAAGAGTGGATGACCATCATCAAGGACGCCTGGGCCGGGCTCGCTGACATCCTGGAGCGGGCGTGGGGCATCCTGAAAGGGGTGGTGAAGGCCATCTGGGACTTCATCGGACCGCCGATCATCCGAGCTTTCACGATTTACATCAATATCTGGAAGATGATTTACAAGATCGTGAAGGCGCTCGTCGTCCCGATCTTCGAGAAGGTCGTGGGGATCGTGAAAAACATGCTCTCCTTCTGGAAGGAAGTGGGCAAGGTGGTCGTGGGCGTGTGGAAAAGCGTGAAGGATGCGGCCTGGAACGCCATCACCTGGGCCTGGACGACGCTCGAATCGGGCTTCAAGAAGGTCAAAGACTTCTTTTTCGGGGTCGTGGACACCATAAAAACGTCTTTCGTCAAGGCCATGGACTGGATCAAAGAGAAGATAATGAGCCTCCTGGAGCTTGTGGGGCTCAAATCGGTCGGAAAAATGGCCGGGAAATTCATCGACACGATAAAGGGGCTCGTAACGGCCCCTGTGGAGACCATAAAAGACCTCATCAATAGCACGATTATCGACACAATCAATAGCCTCCTCCGGTGGAAGGTGCCGGTGATCGGTGGGACGCTGGGAGGAAACCTCGGCCTGGGCTCTCTAAGCTACCTCCAAGAGGGCGGTATCGTGACGGAGCCGACGGCGACGACCCTCGTGGAGCGCGGGATTCCCGAAATGGTGCTCCCGCTGGAGAAGACCTACATCCAGAGGTTCATGGCGAGCGTTCTACCCCTCATGGCGCCCGTGGAAATGGGCCCCATGAAGGTTGAAACGGACCTGGAGCTGAAAGACCTCCTCAAGCAGGCGGTCGGGCAGCTCGGAAAGATCGTGAATCTGCTCTCGCGGGACGAGCGGGTGCGCCCGCCCGCCCTCGAAGGAGGGTTCTAATGCCTGTGGGGCCTCCAGTCATGTGCTCTCTGGTCCTCGAAAAGGACCCGAATCAGCGTCTCAACTTCGAGAGCTTCCCCACGGACGAGGGAATCCCGGAGCAGTATCAGAGCAACTGGCAGCCGGTGATCGACGCGGGCGCTTCGGAGCCCCTCTCGTGGAAGTGGACCGGCGGAGGGTGGGCAAACTGGACCCTCACGCTCAAGTTCCAGGCCGGAGTAGGCTCCCAAGCGCAGGAATCGGCGTCCGATGACACCGTTCTCCAGCAAATGGAGAGGAAATTGAGGTGGCTCCAGGCCCTCGGAGCGCCGCGAGGCCGGAAAAGGTCGCCGGACAAGCTCCGGACGAACGCCCGACCCGGCGATCCGCCCTTCGTTCTCGTCGTTTTCGGGTCTTTCATGACCCTCCGGTGCGTCTGCCTCGGCACGAACGTCCGCTGGACGGGTCCTTTCGACCCCAGGACCGTCCGTCCGCACGGCGCAAAGGCCGAAATCACGCTCCAGCGCGTTTCCGGCTTCTATCCGGACTGGTTCACCATCGCCGAGGGCAAGACGACGCTCACGGGGCCGAGCAATCCCATCTATCAGGCACCCCCGCAGACGGGGGTGGTAGCTATTCCGGGGTAGAAACATGGCGGACAAGGAGAAATTCGAGCTGGAATTGCCCTTCACGTCGCCGTTCAAGGAGACGCCCCTCTTCCTGGACAAGGGAAAGGCGTTTTTCGGCATCTGGAGGCCCCCGGAGATACAGATTGACGGCGACGAGGACCGTGTGATCGTGGACGAGGCCCACGCGGGCGACCTCACGGGCTACGCCTACGAGTATTACGGGGACAAGAACCTCTTCTGGGTCATCGGGCACGTGAACAAGATCAATTATCCCCCCAGGGACGTGGTGCGGGGGCTCACAATCATCATTCCGAAGGAAGAGCACGTGATGGCGGCTCTCCAGGCGGCCCAGGAACGGAAGCAAAACATTTAGATGTTCAGCAAGCAGATAAAAATCGAGATTCTGGACCCCACGACGGGCGCGAAAGACGCTACGCCGCTCGTGGAGAGCTTTTCCATCCTCCACAGCGCCCTCAAGCACGGGCGCCGCTGGGAAATTGTCTTCGCGGACTCGGACTGGGCCTTCTGGGAGCCCTACGTCTCCGGTACGACGCCCCTCAAGGTGCGCCTGACCTTCTCGAAGTCCAACACCCAGGAGACCACGGGGTGGCTCGACCTCCACGTGGACGCTTCCGAGTCCGATTTCAGTCGCCAGTACCTCCACGGGACCCTTCGAGGCGCCGACGCCCTCCTCCAGACGGCCATAAAGGCCGAGATCGGGGCCTACCCTCTCGCCACGGTGGATTCTGTGGTGCGCCTCCTGGGGGCCCGCTACGGCTTCGTGGTGGACACGGTGAAGATGGACGGCCAGAGGACGTGGTATCAGCTCGAAGACAGCGACTTTGACTTTCTCAAGTACCTCCTCGACTGGGCCGCTACTCCGGCCGGGCGCGGGGACGTGTGGTTTTGGTTTGACAACGGCACCCTCCACTTCCGCCCCTTCGACTTCAAGCAGCCCTCGACGGACAAGTACCTCCTGGGCGGCGTGGACGACCGGGCGGCACACTCGCCCGTGAGCTTCTACGGGGGCGAAGTGGACCGGGGTGGGGGGCGCCGGTACGGGGTCTATTCCTTCGACGTTACGAAGAAGACGGGATTCTACTTCGAGGCCGGGCTTACCTCGGCAGGGGGCCCTGCCCTCTCAACTTACGTTCCGCGCCTCCCTTCCGGCGGCCTGTGCAGCGAGAACGTGGCCGGGGCCGACCTCGCCCTCGTGCGGGCAGCCGCCAGGGCGCGGTGGGCCAAGCTGGGGATGCGCTACTACGGGATCACCCTCCAGACGAAGGGAGACCTCCGGGTCTCCGTGGGGGACATGATCGAGGTGGACTTCCTCAAGGAAGTCCCGGCGAAGGGGGCGTTCATCCGAGGGCGTTACCCCGTCTTCGAGGTCGAGCACAAGTACGCCAAAGGAGGCAAGTTCACGACGAATATCACCGGCTACCGCCGCGAGGCGGAGGCCGGAGAGCAGGCGGCCGGAGGGGCGAACGTGTCCTCCTCGCGGGGGCAGGACGCCTATCTCCTGTCGCTGACAACGGGAGCTCAGGGGCTCGGACAGACTATAAAGGTATCGGCGAGGGCGCTGGGATGAAAGAACGGCACGGCCTGTGGCCTGGGCAGGTAGTGGACACGAAGGACCCGCTGGGGCTCCGGCGGGTCAAGGTCCGCGTCCCCGCCATCCACGGGACCGTAACGGACCAGGACATCAAGGACACGGACCTCCCCTGGGCGCTCCCGTGCTTCCCATTCGGGGGGCCGACGTACGGCGACGACTTCGTGCCCGGAGTGGGGGCCCAGGTCTGGATTCTGTTCCAGCAAGGCGACCCCCACGTGCCGGTCTGGGTCGGGGTTCCCTACGGGACCGGCGAGGGCCCGAACCCGGAGATGTCCTCGACCGGCCCAGCAAACAGCGAGCCGAAAGGAAATTATCGGAAGACGGCCGGGGGGTGGCTCATCGGGTTCGATGAGAAGAGCCCGAACAGCAAATTCGAGATCAAAGCCCCGGCCGACGCCATGGTCTTCACCATGGACACCACGCAGAACGAGATGTCCCTCCTCGACAGTCGGGGCGTGGGCATCAAGATCAGTCTGACAACCGGGAAGGTCCAGCTCATCGGGTTCCCTGGGGTGCTCATCCCGGCGGGGATCGTGACAAAGAACCACGTGTGCGCGTACACGGGATCGCCCCACCCCCAAGGGTCCCTCGAAATCGAAGCGAGCGGATGATAGCGATCAAGGAGGGCGAACCCTTCAAGGCCAGAGGGGTCTGGCGCGGCACGAAGCGGAGGGACGGCAGGCGGTCGGCCCTCGTGTCGTGCCCGGAGTGTGGACAAACGTGCTCACTCTCCCAGCACAAGATAGAGAAGAACGGAGAAGTACGGCCCAGCGTCGTGTGCCCTGTCGAGGGGTGCACTTTTCACGCCTGGGTGAGGCTGGAAGGATGGAAGCCATAAGGCATGCCACTCGTAGCGACGACAATGCGGGAGGCCATCATCGCGGCGCTCAATGCCAAGACGTGGACGGACCCCGACACGGGGGAGTCCAGGCCGATGTTCGCCGTCCAGGCTGGGAACGCCCCCTACGTCTTCCTCGACGCGGCCTGCTCCCACTTCGTCACGCTCTGGCCGACCATAGGGCTCGACATGCAGCCGGGCACGGGGCCCCCGCCACCGGCTCCTCCTGGGACGTACACCCACGCCCACACGATGCTCGGCACGACGCTCTCGGCGCTCGTGACGGCCTACAAGACGGCCATCGAGGCGACTGCCCTTGTGAGCGGCCTCTTCACGGCCGGGCAGGGGGGCTGGGAGGTCTTCGTGGACGCCTGGGCCCAGGGGCTACTCCAGCACGTGGACAGCGTGGAGCTCATCACGCTCCCGATAGACGGGGCGGTCCTGCACACCCACGAGTGGGCCTCCGTCCCGCTCCCGGCCGCAATCACGGCCACTGTTCTCTCGCTCCTGCCGGTGGTGGCCCCATCGGGGGGATACCCGTGGTTCGTGCAGGAGCTCGTGCTCGCGGCGGCGACGGAGTTCTCGCGGGCGATCCAGGTAGATTCTCTTCTTGCCCCGGCGCTGGGTCCGGGGCATATTCATGTGTTGAGCTGACTGTCGGTAGCGACAGTGGGGTGGAAGATGGCCCTTGACATCATGCCGATCAGCGGGGTCTGGACGGGCCCGGCGTTCCCGTTTCGATACGGGGTGATGGGGGTCCTCGGCCCGAAGAGCGACGACGAGGTTCTGGCGACCGCCATCCAGGTTATCCTCAAGACGCGGGTGGGTTCCTGGAGGCCGGACCCTTCCTTCGGTTCGCACCTGTGGGACCTCATCTTCGATCCCCTCGACTCGGTTACGACACAGCTCGTCCAGTATTACACGGTGAAGGACCTCGCGGACAACTTGCCCTATATCGAGGTGCAGGGCGTCTCGGTCGCGGAGTTCCCGGCGCAGCACCTCGTCGAGGTCAAGATCGCCTACGTGCGCCAGAGCGACCCCACGGGCGCCAAGAAGCAGACGGCGGTGATCTTCGACAAGCAAAAGGCGGCATAGCATGGCGTCTCCAGAAGTAACGTACACGGAGCGCACCCAGGACGCGGTGCTGCGGGCCCTGAACAAGCTCGTGCGGGTGCGGTTTCCGACCGAGTGGAAAGACGTGTTCAAGGCGGGAGTCGGGCAGGGGTGCCTGACCGCCCTGGCGTGGATGCACGGGCAGAGGACGTACTACTACAACCGCCTCTCCATCAATGCTTTCCTGGACACGTGCGACGAGCGCGAAGCTTGCCGAGCCCTGTGCAAGGCCCTGGGCTACACCATGCGCCCGGCCTCCAGCGCCTCGGTGGCCGTACGCGCTTACCCCACGCCGCCCCAGGCCGTCCCGGTGACCCTCCGGCGCGGGACCCAGCTCCAAGTGGACGACCTCATTTTCGAGGTTCCCCAGGACTACACCATTCCTGCCGGGAAGTCCTATTGGCCCGACGAGACCACGGACAACCTAATCTCCCTCGTGGAAGGGGCCACGGAGGAGGACTCCTTCGTGGGGGACGGAACGGCCTTCCAGGAGTTCGATGTCTCGAAGGAGGGGGTGATCGAGGGAAGCATCGAGGTATCGGTGGCCGGGGAAGTCTGGGACATCGTGGACTCGGTGATCTTCACCGAGGGGGACGGTTACGGGCGCGACTTTTTCACCGGAGACGGGACCGACAGCCAGACCTACGAGCTCGCCCTCCTGTACGCTATCATTGACCCGGACAGTGAGGATGCGCCCATCGTTCTCGTGGGTGGCACGAGGTGGCTTCTCGTGGACTCTTTCACCGGGGCGGCCGAGGAGTGCATCATCACCCAAGACGTGGACGGCGTTTCCACCGTCGTCTTCGGGTGGGCGGCGGACGGGTCGGCCCCTCCGAACCTCTCCCAGATCGACGTGATTTACCAGATCACCGGCCCGCAGCAACGGGTCGAAGTGAAGTACGACGACGACGACCGGGCCACCGTCGTGGCGGGCGACGGGGACTCCGGGCTCATCCCTGCCGACGGCGCGGCCGTCGTCGTCTCCTACCGCGTGGGGGGCGGCTCGCGGGGGAACCTCGACATCGGGGCGCTGGACACCACCATCCGGGGGTTCCTCCCCGACGGCAAGGAGATCAATGTCCGGCTCTATAACTACGAGCCCGGCAGCGGGGGCGAGCCCCGCGAGACCCTGAACCACGCCAAGTTCTACGCTCCGCGAGTCGCCAAGGCGAACAACCGGGCGGTCCGCAAAGAGGACTACGACGCCCTGGGGTCCACCTACATCGACGCCCTGTACGGCGCCCCCGCCTACGCCTCGGCGAAGCTCAAGCAGGAGAAGCCGGAGCTGAACACGGTCGAGGTCGCGGTCTGGAGCCGGGACGCCGACGGCCACCTCGCCACGGCCCAGGACGCTCTCAAGGAGGCCCTTCGGGGGCACCTCCTTACGAGGCGTGTGGAGACGGTCTCCATCGAGATGGTGGACGGCACGGTGATCCACTTCGACATCGAGCTCGGAGTCTCCCTCTACGACGGCTACTACGCCGACACCGTGTTCTCGGCCATCACGACGGCGGTCCAGAAGTTCTTCGACTCCGCCCTCGTGAAGCCCGGCGACGACCTCTCGATCTCCCAGCTCTACAAGGTGCTCCAGGACATCGAGGGGGTCTACCGGGTGGTGATTTACAACCTCACCGGCACGATCAAGCAGCTCCTCACCATGACCGGGGACGGCACGTCCAAGGCGTTCTCGGACCAGTTCGTGAAGCCGGACGGCTTGGACATCAAGGGGGGCTCCATCCTCATCGAGGAGCCGAATCAATCCAACCCCACTCAGTCCGCCACGGACGACGGGGAGGGCTCCTTCGTGGGGGACATCGACAGCGGAGGAACGAACTCGGTGGACTACGATACGGGCGTGTTCACCATCACTTTCGCCTCACCGCCCGCCACCGGCTCGACCATCTACGCCGAGGCCCGCTACATCGCCAACCTCGCCTGGGAGGAGACGCTCGACTCTTCGGACGGAACCCTCGTGGACCTCGACATCGTGTCCGAATACGCCCCCATCGTGAAGACGCCGCCCAGGGGCGTGGCTTACGGCCAGACGGTCTCTTTCACTCTTCCAGACTATCTCATGCCCGCCGAGCCGGGTCGGCTCTTCCTCGTGGGCGGCTACGGCAGCGGGGAGCTCATCGCCTACGACGATGGGGATGGGAACATCTGCGGGGACGTGGACCCGACGTACACGAACGAGATCGACTACGAGACGGGCCTTGTGTCGTTCAAGTGGAACACCACGCCGCCAGGAAGCGGAGCAGCCGCCGTCTTCAACATCTCCCCGGCCCCGGATGGCACGACTACTCGTTTCACCATCAATGCGAGCGGGACCGTGGCGTGGCTTGCTATCCTCGCGGCCGGAAACTACAAGGGGAGGCTCCGGTTCGAGTTCTCCACCGCCTGGGCCGCCGACGGGTTCCGGGACGTGTTTGATAACTGGCAGGGACGCCTCGACGGGGAGGACGTGGATCATTTCGCCGGGGCTCAGCTCGACTATGCGAGCGGGATCGGATACCTCAACTTCCTGTCCGCCCCCACGAGCGCCTGGGCCACGGCGGTCGGGGCTTACGTGGACCCCGTAACCGTCGCCATCTACTCGAATTTCGTGTGGTATGTGAAGACCTCTGGAGCCCCAGGGCACGACCACTACCTCTACGCGGACAATGAGGGGCGGCTCTGGGGCGAGCCCGGATCGGCCTACCCCACGAATCAGCTCATCCACAAGACCGGGAACCTCATCGCTCAGATTGCTTCCGGGCCCGTGGGGGCGGGGAAATCTCCCATGCTTTCTTACGATGCCTGGAGGCAGTCGGACCGGAAGGACATCCCGATAGACGCCCTCGAAATCGGCGGCCTGGGCCGTGTGATCGCCGAGGAGCTTGCGAAGGAGATCGACCTCTAATGGCTCTTGCCCATCCAATTTTCGTGCCGCTCTACGTGTCCGGAACACCGGTCAGCGTCTTGAAGATCGTACAGGGTGGCTCCTCCACGGTCGCTGGCGACGAGAACGGCGCCTGCGTCGCTTCCGTCGCCGACAGCTATCAGAAAACGGTGTTCGTGTGGAACGGCAACATCTTCATGCCCGTCGGGCACCCGACAAATTCCAATCTGGGGTGGGTCTCTTTCAACCCCAGGACGGGCAAGTTCCAGTTCGAGGTGCTCCGGAGCTACCAGGACACCCCGATCCCTATCGGGGACCGTGTGGGGATCATCCAGTATTCCTTCCACCAAAGCGGGCCTTCTCCGCGCTACATGGATCACGCCGGGGGTGCGGGTGTAAGCTTGACGGTGAACGAGTGGGCGGCTCTCGGAGACATGGTTTTATGCGCCTCAAATGGGGGGAACACCATCGTGTGGTCGTACCCCTTCACGTCGCCACCTGGGTCCGCTGCCGCCACTGTGAAAAAGCTGTGCCCGTTCAAGGGAGTCATGATGGGCGCCATGTATACCACTTCCAGTGGAGTTAGGATCTCACAGTACACGGGGGGAGCTTGGGTCAATCTGGCGGCGTATCAGCCGATCTCCGATCAAGCTGACCTCCAGGACCATTCCGCAGAAGCGGCCTTTTTCGAGGCCGGGGACAAGCTGTGGATTCTCCTTTCGTATAACACCGGGAGCGCGACCCAGCTCCAGCGGCTCTACGAGGTGGACGAGGTTGCCGGGACAATCACGGAGCGAAATGATCTCGTCCCGGCCGGATGGAAAGTGGCTCCCGGAAATAACTACCGACAGGTTTTCGAGGTCGTGGACGACACAGGGGGCGACCGTCTCGTCTACCTGATAGGGCATAACGGCGTAGCAACCGGATGGGACTGCTACGAGTTCGACGGGGTGAATCCCATGACTTTTGTCGCTTCCGGCGGCCACCGCCTCGGAGCGACGGCCGGGGCCATCTGGGACGAGGGGGCCCACGGGTGCCACGTGGAGCAGTCCTTCGACTCGTCTCCTTCGGAGTACGCCACGATCAAGCACAGGGTCTACGATCTCCAGGCGAACGCCGCCGTGGACGTGGACCTCCGATACGAGGACCTGAACGACCCCACACGGCACCCGGTGTTCCCCCAGTGCTCGGAGAAGTCCGGGGTGGGAAGTGAGGGCAAGACAAGCCTCATCTCGAAGCCTGCGGGCATCGCCGTCCTGTCCGACCTGGACGACGACTTCGAGGACGGGGTGATCGACCCAATTCTCTGGGAGCCCGTCAACATCGCCATGCGAACGGTCTCCGGTCAGGACTACGGCTTTATCAATGTGAACAATGCCCGCGTGTTCTACAAACTCGTGGAAGAAAATGGCGAGATCAGGTCCGGCGGCACGAGCCCGTCGGCCGTCGTAGCTGCATACACCGGCGTGGGGATCAAGTCTCGATGGGGCTTGAATGGTGAGTTTGTAGTCCGGGCCACCCTCGCCAATCTTGCCGCCCTTTCCTCTAACTCCTCCAAGTATTACAGAATGGTTTTCATGGTGAAGGAGGGGACGGGGAGGGCGTACGGGATTCTCATCCACAGGAACGGCCCGGTCCTGGCGGAGGCGTTTTCGGCCTCGATAGATGGTCCGATCAGTGTGGGGGCCATCGGGGCCACCGGCCTCCTGGACGGCATGGTCATCGAGATCGCCCGCGACGCGCTGGGGAACTTCACCATGACGGTGGACGTGGGGGGCACCCCGGAAGTCCTCGGCGCCCCCGCACTCCTGCCGGTCTATACCGGCGAGATGCAGGCGTGGCTCGGAGCTTTCACGGAAACCACGAGCCAGTGGACGAATCAATCGTCCGGACCCGGTTTCGGGGACTTCAACGTATCGGGCGCCGGGAGTCTCGGAAGGTTCGAGGGGGGTGTCCTTCACGACTTCATGTGGGACCACGTGCTCGACCTGGGCGTGGGCCAGAACATCGCGGCGGCAATTCACGCGGACACGGACTAAATGAGCGACTACCAGACAACGAAAGGCGCTACTTTCGGGATTTACTCCCGCAAGTCTTACGGTCCCGCGAGGGGGAGCACCTTCGGGGTCTACCAGCGCAAATCCTACGGCCCCTCCCAGGCGGCCGAGGTCGGGGTGGACTCCAGGAACACCACCTACATCCGGATCACCAGCGCGGTCCAGAGGCCCATCTCGAACATCGTGGACGTGTACGGGAAGGTATACGACGATCAGGCCATGGGGATCACCCTCAAGAAAGTCCAGTGGAGCCTCTCGGAGAGTGGGCCGTGGACCGATGGGGATATTCTCGTGCTCGACCCCGCGTACACGTGGCCCGCCGCCGGGAGCCCTACCGGCTCGAACTACCGCGTGCCCTTGGACATCATCGGGGCCCCGACGGGAGCCCTGTGGTTCCGCATCGAAATGGACTACGACTCGACCACGACGGACCACGTGGCCGGGACTTTCGACTTCACGGCCTACGCGCCCGTCCCTACTCTCCCGGACTTCCTCGTGGTCCCGGAGGAGAGCCATACCGGCGACTACCGCGTGTACTGGGGCGGGGGCTTCTTGACGGACTACTACGAGGTCGAGGAGGCCACGAACGAGGACTTCGAGGATGCCGTGCAGGTCTACTCCGGGACCGAGATCGAGCTCGACGTGGAGGGGAAAGCAGACGGGACCTACTACTACCGTGTTAGGGGGGTGAATCAGTACAACGTGGGCCCGTGGCTCGAAGGGGACAACCCTGTCGAGGTCCTCCCCCCGGTGGTTCCGTCTGTGGTTTCCGTGCCGCCGGAGTCGAGCACGGGAGCCTTTCGGATCACCTGGACCCCCTCAGAGGGGGCGGAATGGTATGAGCTCCAGGAAGCCAGGAGCAACGCTTTCTCGAACCCGACGACGCTCTACCACGGGCCGGACGTGTTCTTCGACGTATACGGCCGCACGAATGGCCGGTACTATTACAGGGTCAGGGCAGGGAGAGGATAATGGGAAGCTACAGCTCGTGGGTTGTGGGGACTGACTATTGTGAGGTTCGCCGGACGCCTCGGCCGGACCTCTACAATCTCCTTCCCCGCGAGATCATCGAGCAGGATCAGCAAAGCGGGCACATGACCTATCTCGACTTCTGGGACGACCCGGAAGAGAGCGGGGTCTCCCTCTGGGACGAGGCGGGGGCCATCTGGGACAGGACCGGATACAAGCCTGTCCTGGAGAGCCTCTTCTGGGTTATGGAAAACGAGAGCAAGGAGGACCTCATCGAGCTGGAAAACCTGGAAGACCTCCGGGACCCGGACAGGTGCCCAGTGGAGTTCCTCCCCATCTGGGCCCGCTCCTTGGGGCACGCCCTTGAGGAGGGGCTCTCCGAAAAGGCCCAGCGAGAGACCCTCCAGGCCATCGTCCCGCTGAACAAGATCAGGGGAAAACCGATCTCGTACGTCATCTTCTATCGCATGCTCGGATACCGCATCTCGGCGTGGCCCCTGTGGAAAAAAGCCGTCCACGAGGCCCAGGACCGCTACGCCAGGACGCGCTTCGACAGCGTGTCGGCCGTGTCCGGGGAGACACTGACCACGATTCCTGTGGGGACTCTGGCGTCCCCTCCGGTGCGGCCCACGTCGCTCAGGATCACCGACGGCGTGGAGACCTTCCGGGACGACGGCAAGGGCGGCCTCATCGGGAACCAGGGCGGCACGGGTTCAATCATCTACGCCACGGGCGCGTACCGGGTGAACTTCGCCACTCCCCCTGCCGGAGCCGTCTCGGCCGACTACGACCACGTGGACGACGAATACCCGTACCACGCCGCCCGGATCGACCTGGACGTATTCCTTGTGCCCATCGGGGGCGGTCCCCCCGCCGTCGTGGACGCCACTTTTGTCAAGAATATCCTCGACCGGCTGGACGAGGTGAACCCGATCCACGTGCTCGTGCGGGCCTTCTCATTCATATACGAGGACTCGGACACGGTGAGCGACTTCGCCAGGGACGGGGCGGGGTGCGGTCCGGAGATGGTGGAGGACTTCTGGGATGGGGGTCAGGACTTCTACGTCGGCGACCTCGGCATCGAGGGGGAGGACGGCTACCTCCAGATTTCGAGGAGCGACGGCTTCGAGGAGATTGTCCTCGACGACTTGGCTCCCCTCGTGTGCCCCGCGAGCGATACAATGACAATCACCAGCACCCCGGCGCAACCGCACGACGGGGTGTGGTAGGAGGAAACGGATGGCGCTACCGACCTATACGCCCATCTTCCTGTGGGACGTGCCCGCCACGAAGGCGCAGCTCCTCTCGAAGATCGTCCGGGACAACCTGGGCTTTCTGGGGCAGCTCAACATCACGACGGACGCGGCCTACCCCCCGAACCCCAGGGACGGGATGCCCCGCATCCTCGCCGACGACGAGACGAACGTCCGTTTCCAGATTTACTTCAACGGAGCCTGGAGGACCATCTTCCAGCACATTGAGCTGGGCATCCCGGCGCCCTTCAAGTTCATCGCCACCATCGTCGCGCCGGGGGCCGCCATCTGGACGGTGGACCACAACCTGGGCGCGTACTGCATGGTGCAGTGCTTCGACCAGAACTGGAGGCTCTTGCAGCCGTCGGACATCCAGCAAACCTCGGTGAACCGCGTGGTCATCACCCACGCCGCCGCAGAGGCCGGGTTCGCCGTCTGCATCGGATAGGAGAATACGATGAGCGACAACGCACGCAAGAGGCTCCGGAGGGGGCTCTTCGCAAGGCTGTTCCCCAAGACGAAGCCCGTCGAGGTGGTGGAGGGGAACCGGCGCCGCCACACGGAGGCCGATCAGGCGCCCTTCGCCCAGGGCTTCGTGAAGGTGGAGAAAATCTTCGTCAAGCCCGGAACCGAGGAGCCCACCGGCGAGCGGGAGGTCGTCGTCCAGGAAGAGGCCGACCTGCCCGGACCGAACCTCGTGGTGACCCAGGCCCGCATCCTCATGGCGGCCATGGCGGCCGGGGTGGCGAACTCCCCCCTCGACTACATCGAGCTGGGCGACCCAGCCGTTCCGAACCCTCCCCAGCTCGCGGATACGAACCTCCAGCAAACCACGGGCCAGCGCAAGAGCTTCGTGCCCACCCAGCCCCAGAATACGGTGCAGTGCGTCGCCACCTGGGGTGCGGGCGAGGGCAACGGGTTCACCTACACCGAGGCCGGGCTCTTCACCGGGCCCACCGGGTCCGGCACGATGTTCGCAAGGAAGAGCGGATTCTCCATCACCAAGACGAACTCCTTCCAGCTCCAGTTCACCTGGATCATCATCTTCGACGTGCAGGATGCCCAGTCCGCCGGGTGCTCCGGGGTCTCGCTCATCGGCTCCAGCGGGATCGTCGAGGACTTCATCTACACGACCGTCGGCGGGGAGACCGAGGTCTCGGTCCCCATCGACTTCACCATCGGGGCCAAGCGCCTCATGGTCTACTACAACGGCCAGCGCCTCATCCCGCCCGATCAGTACAATGAGAGCACGACGGGCGGCGGGACGGCGAAGGGGATCACCCTCAACGGGTGGTCGCCCATCGCGGGCCGGAAGTTCTACTTCTACCACCTGCGGTGGTAGGCTTTTCAGCGAGGTAAAAAATGCCTGGACTCGACCCGCTTCGGAGGGAGCAGCTCGAACTGGGGATGGCCGACTGGTTCCGCCCCTACCCGGAGAGCATCGCTCCGTTCAATCAGATCAAGGTGGACGCGGGGGTCTTTTTCAACCCCTCCACCCCCCTCCCCTACATCATGGGCGTCCAGACGAGCCCGTCCTTCGTGACCGTGGCGCCCGGCTTCTTCCGCTACGACCTCGTGTACCTGGACGCTTCCGGGACGGTCCAGAAGCTGAACGGGGCTGCCCAGGTGCTACCCGTCACGCCGTACACCGGCGCTCCCGGATTCGGCGGCCCGGCGTTCCCGCAAGGGGCTTTCCCCATCGCTTTCGTCCTCGTAACCGAGACGGGGACCGTGGTGGTGGACGCCGACGACATCACGGACATCCGGGGGCCCATGAGGCACTACGAGCCCGGCGTCGTGGGAGACATCCAGGCCGACGGCGCGGCCTCGATCTCCGTGACCGGGACCCGGCGCTTCGTGCCCTCGGCACACCGGCATCCGCTAAACACGGACGGTGTAACCCCGGCGAACACCGACCAGACGGGCCCCGGCGCACCCGGCGCGTCCGGGAAGTACGCGGACCGCGCCCACGTACACCAAGTGGACCCGCTGCTCGTGGGCCGTGTTTCCACGCTGGAGGGCGCGGCGAGCGCCTACATGGATCGGGCGGATACGCTCGTCTTCACTCCGGCCACAGGGACAATCTGGTGGTATAACTACCTCCTCCACGTGTTTCAGGGCCGCATGCGGGCGTACCCCGGCGGGGCGCCCTCCGGAGTGTGGGTGAGCTATCTTGCCACTCAGACGCCCCTCCAGGTAACGGTGGACACCGTGGTCGCCCCGGCGCATGGAGACTCCCTTGCCGGGGCCCACGTCTCGACGCCCCAGTGGTTCTACATCTACCTCATCTGCAAGAGCGACGGCTCCTCTCCGGCCCTCGTGTGCAGCACCCAGGGCCCGGCCACCGGGCCCGACCTCTCGTCGCCGACCTTCGCCCTGGCGGACTACGTGTGCTGGAGGTTCATCGCGGCGATCCGGAACATCTCGGACGGCTCCGTCCCGGCGCGGCCCTTCGAGATTCTGCCCATGGTCAAGCACGGCCGCATCACCCAGTACAGGCACGCCCACCGCTACACGTACGCCTACAGCGCATCGTGGACGAGCCTCTCCCTCGCCGAGGTCGTCCCTCCCACCTCCAAGATGGTCAATATGTTCGCCTTTGCCTGGGGAGGCAACGGGAACGCCGGTGTCAGGGTCAGAACCGGGGACTACTCGGTCCTGAATCCGCAGCCCATCGGAGGAGGCGCCGCCATCCAGGACATCATCAAGATAGGGGCCCACCAGGGCTGGGACCAAGAGAACTCCGAGTCCGAGCTGTCCGGCTGGGTCGAGACCGACGACTCCCAGCAAGTCGAGTACCAGTGCCACGACTACGGGGGCGTTTCCTACGGGACGTACCTCTACATCCTCGGATACGACGAGTTCACGGATGATCCGGGGACGGCTATCTGATAGGAGAAGCAGATGAAACGCTTTGCAGTATTGCGGAAGGTGGACTCGTCTCTCGTCTGCGTCCGCCCCGCTGAGAAGGGGGAGGACCTCCACGCCCAGTTTCCACCGGCGCAGTACCGGTTCGTGGATATGACGGGGAAGGGCAACCCTCCGGGGGCTATCGGGCTCCGCATGGAGGACATCACCGTGAACGAGGACGGCGACTGGGAGATCAAGCCAGAATGGAACGCGCCTGACATCGCGGCGGCGACGGTCATCTCCCTTCGGCGGTCCATCGTGTCCCTCACGCTCCAGAAGGATAAAGCCGAGGCCATGGGAGGCGACTACGCCGCCCTGGCAGGCACCTACGAGGCCGACATCGCCGACCTGGAGGCCAAGATCGACGAGCTGACGCCCTGAGAGTGGGGCTTTCGAGTAACGCTTCGGGAGGTGGACCATGGACTGGCAGGCAATTCTGCAATTCTGCATCGAGGCCGGGATCGTCTCGGCCGTCGTCGCGGCCCTCATCAAGATCGGCGTGAAGATCGCCGGGGACAAGCTGGGCTGGGACGAGAAGAAGAAGGCCGCCGTGGAGGAGCGCCTGGAGGGCTGGGGCTCGACGGCGATTCACTACGCCGAAGAGGCGGCGAAGCACAGGGTCTTCGATTCCAAGGAGGCCCAGAGCGCGTTCAAGGAGAAGATCGCGGTCGAACTCGTGGCGAAGAACATGGGCGTCGATGAGGGGGTGGCAAAGGCAGCCGTCCGGGCGGCCCTCTCCATGTCCTCCCTCTCCAAGCCCATGGCCCACGACGAGGCCGCGTTCGTGGACACGGACGATCCGGAAGCACTCATAGCAGCACAAGGAGGGTAGCATGAAAAGGGCAATTCTCATGATGGCCCTCTTCGCGCTCATCTTGGGGCTGTGCGGCTGCCCTACGATCTCCCAGGAGGTCAAGGACGAGGTGCACCTGAGCTATCTCCGGCAGGAAAAGTACGTCTCCCTCATGGACGACGGAAAAACCACGCCGGAGCAGGACCAGAAGATGCTCAGGGCGAACCTCTCGGTCTTCGCCGCGCTCGACCTCAAGATCAATGAGAACGAGGAGGCCAAGAAGCACCTCAAGGAGGCCCCATGAGCGAGATCACCGAGAAGTGGTTCGATGAGCTCATGGCGAAGGCCAAGGAGCGCCTCGACGGGGTGGCGAACGCGGGGTCGCGCCGGGCCGCAAGCTCGGCGCTGTCGGTTCTCGAACAGAACAAGAAGGGCCTCGTGGCCCTGGGCGAGAGCAACGTCATGGAGTTCCTGGGACTCCTCGGCCGGGGCGAGAAGCTCAGGGCGAAGGAGTTCTTCATCGAGAAGACCCAGGACCCGGACGCCCTCATCGCCGCCATGGAATCGGGAGCCGACGCCATCGCCTCCGCCCCGGACGTGGACTGGACGAAGGTCGCCACCTCGATCCTCGTGAACCTGGGGGAGATCGGGGCCAAGACCGCGCTGGCGTTTCTCATCGGGCTCATCTGAGGTCCAAGGGGGGAAAAACAAGATGGGGTACAGGTCGAAGCACAATACGGATTACTTCACCAGGATCGACACGGCCGAAAAAGCGTATTGGCTGGGATTCATCACGGCCGACGGGTGCGTGACTACTCTGAACAGGGTGAAGATCATGCTCTCCGACGGCGACGTGGCCCACCTGCGAAAATTCCAACGGGCCGTCGGTTCGACGAACAAGATTGACAGGGGCCGTCCCGGAACGGCTGCCGTCGTCTTGAAGGCGGAGGAGACCGTGGCCGCGCTCAGGTCCTTCGGGATCGGGGAACGGAAAACGTGCAGAGTGGGACCGGCGAATCTTCCGGAGAGGCTTGTCCCCCACTTCTGGCGCGGTGTCTTCGACGGGGACGGCTGTCTGAACTATGACAAGGCAAACCGGCGCTGGAGGCTCGCCCTAACGGGAAACAGGCCGCTTGTGGATGCCTTTGCACGGTACGTCCAGGAACTTTGCGGCTACTCCAGCAAGGTGTTTTACCAGGGGAGGGCGTGGAGGTTCTTCGTGAGCAGGAAGGTGGCCGTCAAAGCGGTCATACGAAAGCTTTACGAAGGAGCCGAACCCGTCCTCGACCGGAAGATGGACAGCGCCCACTGCATTCTGTCGTGGTGAAATGTCCCGAAGCGTTGCTGTCAAAGCGACGCCCCACCCGAACCCCGTCGGCCCGGACCGGCGGGGTTCCTATTTTCTCAATTTTCCGTTGACAAGCGGGACACGATAGCCTAAGATACGGCCATGAACTTCACCGTATGCCGCTATAAGGTGCTTGGAGAGGCCCTCCAGAGGACGGCGATCTTCCCAGGTTTCGTCGCGCCGCGTGGAGAGCCCATCCAGAAATTTTTCACGCGCACCCGGCCAGAGCACGGCGTGGGCGAGTGGGCAGTCAGGCTCCACGATTTCGCCGACGGATACCCGACCTTCCGGGAGACCTACGCCTACTGGTCCAAGTGCTCGGACTGCTCTCTCGCGGCGCAGGCCCACAAGCGCGTCTTCTACCGGGGTTCCCTGGACGCCGAAATCGTGCTCGTCGGCGAGGCGCCGGGCCAGGACGAGGACCGGGTGGGCGTTCCGTTCGTGGGACGTTCCGGTCTCTTTCTGGACCACCTGCTTGAGGCCGCCGGGTTCGATCCCGTCGAGGTCCTCATCGCCAACCCTGTCCTGTGCCGCCCGGTGGGGCCCTCCGGGAAGGACCGAAAGCCGACACCGACAGAGATCGCCGCGTGCGTCAAGCATCTGCGGCAGCTTCTCGACCTCGTGGCTCCGCGCTGGGTCGTGCTCATGGGGGCGACGGCGCGGGACACCTTCACGGACGGCTCCCCGGCGTGGGAGAGCTACTTCTCCATCGGAATCCCTACCCGGTTCGCACTGATTCATCACCCTTCGTGGTATCTCCGGAGCGGGGGCAGGGAGGTAAAGGAGTACGGGAAGGCCCTCGCCCTCTTCTCCTTCCTCAAGAAGCGCCTGGACTCCGACCGTAAGCGCGTACGGCCCGTCACGGACTGGGGGAGGGTACTCTGGCCCGCTGTCGAGCGGGGAATCGCCCACTGCAAGGCTGACAAGGTTTTCAAGGGGGAGGCATGAGCAGCACCGACCCGGCCGCCATCCGGGAAGACATCCGGAAGCGCACAGGCATCGAGCTCCCATTCGACCCGAACCCCATACAGGTGGCGGGGTGGGACGTGCTTCCGGAGCACGAGGAGAACATCGTCGTGGCGACCCAGGCATCCACCGGCAAGACCTTCTTCCTGGAGCTCGCCATGGCCCTGGGCGGTGGTGGCGTCTACGTTACGCCCACCAAGGCGCTCTGCGAGCAGAAGTTCGACGACTGGACCCGGCCGGGCCACCCGTTCGGGGAGTCCATCGTCGTGAAGACCGGCGACCACCCCACAGACAACGCGAAGCTTCTCGGCCGCCGGAAGTACCGCCTCATGACACCGGAGGCGTTTGGGAGCGCCACCCGGAACCTGAACACGAACCTGTGGCTCAGGGACCTCCGGGTGCTCGCGCTCGACGAGATACACCACTTCGGAAGTGAGGGGCGCGGGCACAAGCTCGAAGCGGCCCTCGTGGACTTCTTCTCGACTTTCCAGAACTGCCGAGTGATCGCCGCCAGCGCCACGCTCCCGAACGCCAAGGAGATCGGCACGTGGCTCACACGCCTGAACGGCCGCGAGACCTACGTCATCGAGTCGCCCTGGAGGCCCCAGCCTCTTTACAAGCACTTCGTCCCCTTCACCTTCCTCTTGGGTTCGGGGGCCTATTTCGTGAACGAGATGGAGCTCGTGCACACGGCCGCCCAGATCGCCCTCTCGAAGCCGGACGAGAAGTTCATCCTCTTCGTCCACACCAAGAACGCCGGGTGGAAGCTCAAGAAAGCCCTCGAAGAGGACGGCGTGCACTCCGAGTTCCACAACGCGGACCTGAACCTCCAGAAGCGGAAGGACCTGGAGGAACGATTCACCCACGGAGACCTCCGGGTCCTCATCGCTACCTCGACCGTCGCGGCCGGGTGTAATTTCCCGGCCCGAAATGTAGTCGTGTGCGGGGTCTACCGGGGCAAGTCCGACGTGGACGCCCGCGACCTCATCCAGATGGGCGAGCGGGCCGGGCGCCCCGGCTTCGATCCGAAGGGGGACGCCTACTACCTGCTCCCGTCCCACGCGGTGGACCAGTGGAAGGAGCGCCTCGCGGCGCCCCCTCCTATCGAGTCGAAGATCAATGAGATCAGCAACCTCGCTTTCCATCTCATCGCCGGGATCGCCAAGGGCCGGGTGACGAACGAGGCCGAGCTGGAGGCGTGGTTCTCCAAGACCTTCGCGTTCCACGCCGGAGAGCCCGTAACGGAGGCCAAGCACATTATTGACCGGCTCCTCAAGGCGCGGGCGGTCGTCGTCGAGGACGGGAAGTGGGAGGCAACGGCCCTCGGCCGGGCCGCCGCGAACTTCTACTATGATCCCTTCGACATCTTCTCGTGGCACGCGAACTTCATGCGCCTCAAGTCGGTCGGGCTCACCAACCCGAAGAAGGTGCCGGACATCGTGCTCGCCTGGGCCATCGGGAACGCCCCCTCCGGTGCCACGGACTACGTGGCGAAGGACTGCCAGCCCCTCGTGGGGAGCACCCAGGACCGGCTCGAACACGTCTCGATGCAGCTCGGCCTCGGCCTCGTGTCCCTCAATACCGGCGTGGGGATCACTGCGGCCTACTCCGCGCTCCAGAACCCGGAAGAGTTCCCCGACGACGACCTCCCTGGCGGCATCCGGTTCGCCATGTTCAACCTCCAGAACGACGCCGAGCGCATCGCGGCCGTCATGCTCTACGTGGACAGCGCCACGAAGCTCGGCATGCGCGACGTTATCGAGGAGACCCTCCTCCGGATCAAGTACCGGGTGCCCCCGGAGGCCGTCGAGGTCTGCAAGATCAAGTACGTGGGCCGGGCGCGGGCCCTCGTCCTCCTCCAGCACGGCATCAAGGACGCTAAGGGGGTGGTCGATGGTGCCGAGATGGTGGTGAAGCTCTTCGGGGAGTTCGGTTCCAGGATCGTGGACGACGCCGAGCGCATCGCGGCCAAGCAGGGGTACTCGAATCCGAAGTTCGCCACCCACCAGTGGGCGAAAAAATCGAAGGAAAAGGCAGACAAAGCCGCTCCGAAGAAAAAATCACCTAAAAAAGCAGCGAAAACAGGCCGAAAAAAGGGAGTAGGACCCAAGAGCTGTGGAAAAAAGAAAGCGGTCAAGAAGCGTGCCAAACCAAGGAAGAAACGGACACCTTGACGGCCGCGCAGAGCGAGGATAAGCTGTCACCGTATGCCCTCTGAAAAGATCATTTCGAGATTTCCGGCGCTTTTTTGGTCTCCAAAAGAGTTCGATACACCGGATCGAGGAGACGTGCGCCCCGTCCGGGCCCCGCTTCTGGACCGGGCCGACCTTCCTACGGCCTCCAAGACCGACACGGCGGCCTACCTGCACGATTACTTCACCTCTCGGCTCGAAAAGAGCGAGCTCCACAACCCGCCTGCCGCCCCACCCATCGATGACTACCTCGTGGTGGGCGCGGACACCGGGGGCACGCCCTCGGTCAACATCTCCAAGGTGGGGTTGCCCCAGGTGCCGAAAGGGAAGCCCTCGGAGATGCTCCTTTTGGACGAAGTGAGCTTGCCGGAGGAGGTATTCGACCACGTGCAGAATCTCGCGGCCGAGATCGAGTCCAAGACGGGCATCAAACCCGACATTATTTCGCTCGGAAAAGACGTGGTGAAGAGCATGGAGGACCCGAACCACGTGGTCACGGTCAAAAAGGCATCCGAAGGCGCCTCTCCCGAAAAAAGTTCTCTCGCGCACGGGGACTTCGGACCCTCCCCTCTGGAGGATGCCATAGGCGTCATCAAGGAGCTGGAGTGGTTCCAGAAAAAGATCGCCGAAGGACTCGCGGTCCCCAAGGAGTTCTTCGTGGAGAGCACGCCGGGCGCCTGGAAGAGCTCCATGCTCGCGGGCCTCGTCATGAAGCACCACGGGTCGTGCGAAAACTGCAAGCATTTCGGGGGCGCCATCGTGGACCCTCTGGGGGGCGCCCCGGTGGTGGTGTCGTGCGGCCACGAGGCGGTTCCTGCCGACCTCGCGGCCAAGAAGTATGTGAAAGAAGCGGCCGGGAAGTATCAGTTCGTCTGTCTGGGGTTCGTACCGTGCAAGTAACGGAGCAGAGTATCTTCGAGGCGCTCCTCTATTTCGAGTTCATTCCACGCCCCGTGGGCGGGGACGCTCGGATCGAGTCCGCCTACGACGAGGCTGCGAAGTGCACGGTCTTTCACATTCTCTTCCCGGACCACCCCGCCCTCTCCGGGAGCATCTTCGTGGTGGCGAACATAGACCGCTACACGGGGGAGCCCTTCTCCCACCACGGGAAGGTGCTCTACGAACGGCCCGGAATTTCCATCACGAAAAAGGTCCCATACGGTGGTCCTTGGAGGCAGTACCTCCGCCGGGCGGTGGGGCTCGGCGTGGCGCTCGCCAGGGAGGACCTCAAGCCGAGGCCGAAGGTCTCGGACTTCCCCTCCATCGACACGTGGAGCGTAGCTGCCACGGAAGCGGACCAGTTCAATCAAAGCCAGATCAAGAGGGCCCGCTCCCGCTTCGCGGCGTACGACGAAAAACAGAGCATACAGGCCCGCAGAGGCTTCGAGCCCGGATGTATGGTCCAGGGAGCTCAACGGGTTTCCCAGTGGCTCCAGTCTGCATGGATGGCGTCGTGATAAACGGCAAAGCAAGACCGATTAGCGGCAGCAAGGGAAAGCTCTTCCGAGCCGCCCGTCCAGGCTACCCCCTGGGGGAGGTCGGGAGACGTGCCGTCGAGACCACCATCGAGGGCTGGAAGGACCTGGGGATCACCCACGTAGTCTGTCTCCTGACAGACGGGGAGCAGCTCTACTACTACGGCCGGGACCTCGTGCGCCTCTACCAGAAGGGAGGGCTCGTCGTCCTCCGCTTCCCCGTCCCCGACCACAAGCCCATGCGCGTCGAGTTCGCCACAAGGCTCGCCGCCCAGGTGGCCGGGATACTCGAATCAAAAGGCAGCCGCGTGCTCGTCCACTGCTCCGCCGGGTGCGGGCGAACGAGCATGGCCCTCGGCTGCATCGCCTCCTACATGGCCCGACAGGGCCCGCTCCGCCTCGTGAAGGACACGGGAGTCCCACAGACCCGTGCCCAAGTCCAGGTCATCGCGGCGGTGGCGGCCCAGGAAGGGACGGCAGGAGGGGAATAGCACAGGAGGATCAATGCACAGGAACGACTTCCCCCTCAGCCCCTCGTTCCAAGAGTCCGACTACTTCCAGACAGTCATCCGCCCGGCCGGGGCCTACCTCTACGCCAAGCTCCGCCGCATCGCCCTCCGGGAGGCCCTGCCCGACGACGTGTGCCACTCCCTGGGTGATCGGTGCGTCGCGGCCTGCACGACCTTCGCCGCCCTCGCGGCGCAGACGGGGGTGTCAGTGAAGACGGTCCAGCGGCAGCTCAACTTGCTCGAACGGGAGCACTGGATCAAGCGCGTCGAGCGGCCTGGGCTCCCGTCGGCTTACGTGCTCGCGGACGCCGGGGGGTACTTCGCCGACCGGGCCGTCCAGGCACTCGGCATCGGCCGCGTTTACGACGACCCAGGTCAACCCAGGTCAACCCAGGTCAAAATGACCTCGGTGTCTGCACCGCTCCCTGGCGCCCACGGGCTCCGAGGGAGGAAAAAGGGGCTTCCCAAAAGCTCCGGCGCAAGCTGCGCCGCCGAGGAGGGTTGCGGGGTTTGCCCCAGCTTTCCGAAGGACATTTTCGGACCTAACCCAGGTCAATTTGACCTGGGTGTCTGGAACAATAATAAGAGAGATACTAATAGCTATCTCTCTAATGAAGATGTTTCTATTTCGGATGCAGACACCCAGGACAATTTGACCGGGGTCCCGAACCCGCTCGCCGAGCGCAAGCGCCCCTGGGGAACCCTTCCCCTCTCGCGGTGGGGGTACTCGACGCTCTGGAACATGATCTTCGACCGGCTTCTCGAAAGCGGCATCGCTCCCGTCACCATGGACGAAAAGGCACGGGCGAAGCTGCGGGCCCTCGTGAAGTCCTACCCGATGGACGAGCTCCGCCGGGTGGGCGAGTTCTTCGCCGACCGCTACCGGGAACTCCGCAAGGCATACGACTGGCGCGGGTCCCCCAGCGGCCGTCTATTCGGTGGGTGGTACACGGTCATCCGTGAGCACGCGGACGGCCGCCCGATCACCCCCCGGAACAAGAAGGAGAACAAGGACCGAGGGTCCCAGTCCATGGACGACATTCCGAGCATTAGGCCGTTCAAGGGGAGCCGGAAACATGAGACGCCGTGAGCTTCAACCGGAGCGCAAGTATCCCGTCACCGAGGAAGTCCTCATCAATTCCGGGGTCCCCCGGAAGTTCTGGGAGGCTTCCCTCTCCGCCATCGAGGGCGACCCGGAGTACCGGAGGCTCATCCTCGACTACATGGAGGTCATCCACGAGCACGTCGCCGAGGGCCACGGCCTTCTCCTTCGCGGCGGATACGGGAGCGGGAAGACCTCCCTGGCGGTCGTCCTCCTCAAGGAAGTAATCCAGCGGGGAGGCATCGCCCACTTCGTCCAGTCGAGGGACCTCCCGGCGGTCTACTTCGACAGCGCCACCATAGACCGCTCCTTCGACGAACCCATCGTCATCCGGGATAGAATCGCGGCGGCCAATCTCGTGGTGATCGACGATCTCGGCTCGGAGCCCTTCGACACCCACGGGAACGCCGGAGTGCTCATCGAGAACGTGCTCCGGGACAGGTACAACGATATTCAGACGGTCATCATCACCACGAATTGCAGCATGGGGGAGCTTCGCGCACGCTTCACGAAGGGCGTCGTGAGTCTTCTCTCCCGCATCACGACCGCCATCGACGTGGACACGGACCAGTGGCAGAAGCCCGAAGAGGAGTAGATGGACATTGACTCGTATTACATCGGGACCCTCCTCGACCAGGGAGACCCGAAGCAGCTCAAGGGGGTCAAGAAGGACCTCTTCGACGAGGAGTGGCAGGGCGTCTATCAGTACGTGGTAGGCTTTCTCAAGAAGTACGGGCGCCTCCCGCGCATCGAGACCGTCGCGGCCCAGAAGGGTGTCGAGATCGAGGTCGGGTCGGAGCCCATCAAATACTACGCCGACGAGCTTCGGAACCGCTCGATCAAGAACGCCATGTCCAACGGCCTCCGGAAGGGGGTCTTCTCCTCCCTCGATCAGGACGACGTGCCCGGCGCTTTCCGGGGGCTCAAGGGGGTGGTGGCAGACCTCTCCCGGCGTTTCTACGCCAGCGCGGACACCGGCGCCGTTTCCCTTCGAGGGAACGTCCAGGAACGGGCGGCCTACTACCGAGAGCGCAAGAGCCTCAAGGGGGTCCTGGGACTGGAGACCCCGTGGCCCACGCTGACCCGCGTGACGGCCGGGTGGCAGGGCGGAGACGTTATCGTCTTCACCGCCCGGCCGGAGATCGGAAAGACGTGGCTCTCCCTCATCACGGCCGTCTTCACCGCGCTCCAGGGCCACCGGGTCCTCTTCGCCTCGATGGAGATGAAGCCCAAGAAGGTGGGCATCCGGATGGATGCCATCGGGGCCCGCATCTCCTCGGACCGGTTCCGGCGCGGGGTGCTCTCGGCCGAGGAAGAAGAGCGCCTCAAGGTCTGGTACAAGCGGTGCCTCAAGGACGGTTCCATGGGTGAGTTCTTCGCCTACGGCCCGGCCGACGTGGAGAGCATCGTGGACCTGGAACTGAAAATTCTGGAGGACAAGCCCGACCTCGTGATATGGGACTCCTACTACCTCGCTTCCGAGACGCCGGACTGGAAGGACATGGCCCAGCTCACGCGGGACTGCAAGCGCCTCGCGGAGCGCCACGACATCGACATCCCCATCATCCTCGTGACCCAGCTCCGGCGGACCGTCAAGAAGGGGGACAAGAAAGCGGACACGGCCGACCTCGCCTTCACTCAGGCCATCGTGAACGACGCCGACATCATCCTCTCCCTCTTCCGGACCTCGGACATGGAGAACCTGAGCGAGATGCTTGTCCGGTCCATCAAAATCAGGGACGGCGTGAAGCTCAAGGAGCTCCTGCTCCGGTGGGACCTCGATACCATGAACTTCGAGGAGATATACGCCACCTTCACGGGCGGGAAGTCGGGCAAGCAATTCGGCAACACCGAGAAAAAGGGAGAGCCCGATGGTTCCTAACGTGGCGCTCTACTGCGACGGGTCGTGCCCGAATAACCGGAAGCCGAGCCGGGACAACCCGGCCTCCTGGGCTTTCGTGGCGGTTCGGCGCGTTGACATCTTCGACCACCGGGCCGGGCATGAGATCGCCAGGGCCTCCGGCCGGGTGATAACGGACCCGGACGCGAGGGGGTACGACGGGGCCGAGCACGGCTCGAACCAGACGGCCGAGCTGACGGCGGCCATTCGGGCCCTACAGTGGGCCCAGGTCAATCGGAAGGAGATCGGCCGAATCGCCCTGTTCACGGACTCGAAGTACGTCAAGAACCTCCTCCTGCGCCAGTGGAAGCACGACGACGAGGGGGAGATGGAGAACAAGGCCCTCGTGCTCAAGGCGAGGGCCCTCCAGGACGACGTGGACACCAGAGTCCGCTGGGTCAAGGGGCACGTGGGGATTCATTGGAACGAGGAGGCCGACGACGCCGCCCACAGGGCCCTCCGGGGGGTCCGGAGCCTGGGGGGCTGAAAACAGGGGAGCTCGACCCCCTTTGCAGGCCGCACGGCTGGCGAGGCTGGCCTCTGCGCCGGGGAAGGCTGGGTCCCGGCTACCTTCGGACCTGGGAGGGGGTCGAACGCTCTCTGGGGCGATTCCGGGCCTCCAGGAGCGATCCGTGTTAGGTATCTATTAGGTGGGGCGCCGTGGACAGGGAGAGTATCTACAAGCTGGCCTCCATCATGGGGGTCAAGGCCGGGAAGGGCCGGGGAGCTAACATTCTGATACAGTGCCCCCTCGCGCCGCACTCCGGCGGCCACGCCAGCGGGGAGGACAGCACGCCATCCTTCTCGATCCTTGTGGACGAGACCGGACCCTCGGCCTGCCACTGCTTCGGGTGTGGGGTCCGGGGCACCCTCGTCTCGGTCCTGGCGAGAGCAGATAGGCAGTACGAGGGTTTCGACGAGGCCCTCGCCTTTGTCCGGCGCATCGAGAAGTATGACCTCGGTGCGGGGCTCGACCGGGCCCTTCACCACCGCCGGAAGAGGACCCAGAGGGACGAACCGTATGCGCGTACGCTTGCCCGCTTCGTGCGGGCCTGTCAGGTCCACGTGCCGGGCTATGCGCTGGAGCGCGGGCTCACGCGGGCGGAGATCGACCGATGGATGGTGGGGCTCGACGTGTTCGACTATCGGGCCACCTTCCCGGTCTGGGACCGTGGCGGGACCCTCATGGGCGTCATGGGCCGGACCGTTGTCGATGGGGTCGAGCCCAAGTACCTCGCCTACTTCGACTGGTCAACCGGGGAGCACTTCTACGGGGAGCACTCCCTGGACCTGACCATCGAGGAGGGGGTCCTCGTAGAGGGAACTCTCGACACGATCATCGCCCGGCGCTACCACCCGAACGTCCTTGGACTCATGGGTCTCCGGCTTACGCCGGAAAAGAGGACGAAGCTCAAGCGGTGGTTCGACTCCGTTACGCTCCTCCTCGACGCCGACGAGGCCGGTATGTCCCAGGCCCTCTCCGAGGACGTTATGGCGATCAAAATCGGCGTGTGGCTCTCTCCCATCACGCGCCTGTACGTGGCCGTGCTCCCTCCGGGCGAGGACCCGGCGAGCGCCCCAGACGCCATCCCAGAGGCTCTGAAAAATCGTGTCCTCTGGGACTCTCTTGGGCTTGACAAGCGGAAATTGATACGCTAAAATTCAAGACGTTGAGAGCCTCACAGTAGGCTATTCCGCCTCTTAGCAGGCACAGTTTGGAGGAAAACATCATGGGTTTCGCAAGTCGTGGCCTCGGCGAGGCCGACAAGGTTCCCGCGTCTTCGCGGGTCAAACCGTCCTTCGAGAAGCGCCTCTTCCTTCGGCCGGGGGACGAGGTGGACATCGTGCTCCTGGACGACATCTCGTTCAACATCTGGGAGCACGGCATGTTCCTCAAGGGCGACAAGCAGGCCAGCAAGATCAAGTGCACGTGCCCGGACGGCTCGGCCGACGGCGATCCGAGGGCCTGCCGCATCTGTAACGCCATGCTCCGGCACGACCTCATCGGGCGCCAGTGGCGCGGCTTCCTCACCGTCGTGGACATGACGAAGCGCACCTGGAAGGGCAAGACCTACGAGCACGTGAAGAAGCTCCTCCCGCTCGACAAGAAGACGGCCATGATTCTGGAGAAGAAGCGGGAGAAGCGGAGCTCGCTCGTGGGGGCTCAGTTCCACCTGTACCGGACCGAGCAGACGGCCTCCTCGGTCGGGGACGACTGGGAGCTCCTCGACATCGACGACCCGAAGCGGCGGTTCAAGAACTCGCCCCAGATCGACCAGACCATCGAGTGGGAGAAGAAGAAGAACGGTACCATCCTCACGCGGGCGCAGGCCCTCGCGCTCTTCTGCTCTCCCTACGACTACGACACGGTGCTCGCTCCCGACAAGAAGAAGACGGCCTACTTCCTGGCCTACATGGGCATCGAAGACCAGACCAGCGGCGACGAGGCCGAGGCGGAGTCCGGGACGACCGTGAACTACGGGGACCCCGACACGTCTCCGGACGAGGGCGTGGACGACACTCCGGCGCCGCCTCCCCGCAAGAAGGCGGCCAAGAAGAAGGGCCTCAAGAAGGGGCTCAAGAAGAAGGGCAAGTAGGCGATTCACGGCGGTAGCTCAGTGGGAAGAGCGCCCCTCCGCCCTGGGTCGCGCAACCCAGGCGGGGCAGCCGGGCCGGTCGCGCAGGCCGGTCCGGCGGAGAGGGGGAGGTCGGAGGTTCGAGTCCTCCCCGCCGCGCCAGCATGTACGACGACGTGGACAAAATTCTGGGGTCGGAGTGGGTCGCGGTGGACACCGAGACCGACGACGACGACGCCATCCCGGCGTGCAAGAAGACCCTCCGGGGCGTCTCGCTCGCCTGGGGGAATCCGGAGCACCCTGTCGGGCGCTACTGGTCCTTCGAGGAGGACGCTTACGCCTGGAAGACGTTCAGGAAGCGCATCCTTGCCCCTCTCTTCGAGCGCGAGGAGGCGAAGCTCGCGTGGTGGAATTACAAGTTCGATGCCCAGGTCCTCGGAGCTCGCGGCCTCCACCCCAAGGGGGTCATCTACGACGGCATGCTCCTCTCCTACCTCATCGACGAGACCGAGCGGCACGCCCTCAAGGCGTGCGCGAAGCGCGACCTCGGAGTTACCACGGCCCTCACCTACCGGGAATCCCAGAGGGAGGTCGAGGCCATCTGGAAGCGCGGGCAGGCCAATATCAAGAGGATGGTGAACATCGCCTGGGCCCTCTACCGCGACCACCGGAAATCTTCCCAGGTCATCGAGAGCTTCATCGACCCCCGCTGGCCCTTGGCGAAGCAGGCGGCTTTTCGGCTTCCTCCAGGCATGAAAAAGGCAGACGTGCTGGAGGCGGCCGACAAGTTCGTTCGGCCCAAGGTGGAGGCGGTCCACGAGGCGCGGCGCCGGGAGCTTTTCGAGACTTACGCCACGCACGACGCCGTGTGGACGCTCCAGCTCGTGTGGAAGTACCTCCAGGTGGTCCAGGAGGCGGACTTGGAGGGCCTGTTCCACGAGACGGAGGTCCCTGTCGTGGGTGTCATCGCCGACATCGAGACACGGGGCGTCCGGATGGACGTGGGGATTCTCCAGCAACTCAAGCAGGTGTACGGCGTGGAGGTCGAGAAGATCAGGAAGGAGATCGCTGCCGAGTATCCCGACCTGAATCCCTCCTCTCCTGACCAGCTTCGGGCCATCTTCTGGGGTGAGATGGAGATTGAGCCGCCCCAGTGGGCTTTCACGAAGAAGAACAGGCGCAAGGGGAACCTGGACCCTGTGAAGTTCGCCTCGACGGACAAGAACGTCCTCTCATGGCTCATCGAGGAGCACCAGAACCCCCTCGCCGAGAAGATCGTGCGGCTCCGGAAGATCGAGAAGATCAAGGGCACCTACATCGACGACCTTCTGGAGAGGGCCCTGGCGGACCCGGAGCACCGAATACACTGCTCCTTCAACCCGGTGGGGACCGTGAACGACCGCTGGAGCTCGGACAACCCCAACCTCCAGAACCAGCCGCGCCCCGGCACGACGGAGGGGGCTATCGGGAGCGTCTACATCCTTCCGGGCACGAAGAAGGAGATCAAGGTGCCCTCGATCCGCCGGGCGTATATTCCGAAGGAGGGGTACAAGTTCCTCAACGCCGACTTTTCGCAGATCGAGCTCCGTTTCCTCGCCCACGTGACCGAAGACCCGGCCCTCCTCGCGGCGTACCGGACGTGGCGGTGCTACTCGTGCGGGGCCGAGGGCGAGACGGACACGGCCATACACGTCTGCCCGTCGTGCTGGGAGGACGAGGTGGAGGCCAAGGGGCATGAGGAGATTGTCCACGGGTTCGTGTTGGGCGAGGACATCCACTGGCAGACCGCCGTGGCGACGGGCCTCGTGGACACGTACGGGCCGGTCGAAGGGCGCTACAAAGCCAAGTCTGTGAATTTCGGGCTCATATACGGGATGTACTACAAGCTTTTGGCGGCCATGATCGACGTGCCCCTCGACGTGGCCGAGGAGGTTCACACTCGTTTCTTCTTGAAGTATCGCGGGGTGCGCTCCTTCCATCACTGGGTGCGGAGGACCTTGGAGGAGCGGGGATGGTTCCGCCTGTTCAGCGGGCGCAGGCGCCACTTCACGAAGGAGTGGGACCTCTACCACAAGGGGGTCATCGACGACTTCCAGCTCGGAGCGGTGGTCCGAGAGGCCACGAACAGCATCATCCAGGGAGGGGCGGCCATCCTCATGAAGCGGGTGGTGCGCGACCTGGGCCGGGCGTTCCGGAGCGGGGAGTTCGGGGACACCGGGATCGTCCTCCAGGTGCACGACGAGATTCTCGTCGAGTTCCCGGAGGAGCGCGAGGAACAGGTCCGGGGGAAGGTGGTGGACACCATGGAGCACGTCGCTCAACTCAAGGTGCCCATTGTCACGGACCCCCAGATCAAAATGGCATGGTCAGCAAAGTGAACAAGGTGGCATGGCTCGATCAGATGGTCCGGGTGCGGAAGGACGCCCTCCCGGTCGGGGTCGAGGACCGTATTCGGGACTCTCTGACCCTCAAGCAGAAGAAGTTCGGAGACGATCCACAGCTCGTGGAAACGTACCGCGAGAACGGCACCTTCCTGTGGCTCCCGCGCTTCTATGGGGCGAACCTCCTCCGGCGGCACGGCTTCGAGATCGTGGACAAGCGGTCCGATGGCTTCGGGTTCGACATGGAGTTCCGGGGAGACCTCGGCGTCGCCCCCTTCCCGTCCGGGCAGCCGAAGTTCGTGGAAGACATCTTGGGCGGACTCCGGGAGAATGGTCTCGGCGGCTTTGGGGTGGCCGATTGCGGGATGGGGAAGACAGTCATGGGTTCGGCAATCTCGGCCGCCCTCGGCCGGGCCACGCTCGTGCTCGTGCACAGGTCCCCCCTCGTGAATCAGTGGCGGGAGTCGTTTCGGCGGCACGTCCTCGTGGACGGGCGCCCCCCGAAAGTGGGGCTCGTGCGGGAGGACCGGTGCGACTACGGGCCCCAGTGGCCCATGTCCATCGCCATGATACAGTCGCTCCACGCCAGGACGTACCCGGAGGACTTCTATCGGGCCTGGGGCCTCATCCTCGTTGACGAGACGCACCACATACCGGCGCGGACGTGGCAGGGGGCCATGACCCAGTTCTCGGCGAGGTACGCGGTGGGGCTGACAGCGACGCTCCGTCGAAAAGACGGCCTCGGACCGGTCTTCAATCACGCCCTGGGCAACGTGCTGGGGCGCCTCCACAGGGACAACGTGAAGGCGGACGCCCAGTTCTACGGCCTGCATTTCCTGGGCGGGGTGAAGAGCATGCAGTCGTTCGGGTCCCTGAATCGGACCCTCGTGGAGAAGCGGCTCGCGGCCATGCCGGGCCGGAATGAGATCGTCGCGGCCGAGATCGAGAAAGCTGTCCTGGCCGGGCGCAGGCGTATCATGGTGTTTTCGGGAATCCGGGGGCACCTTGCCGAGCTGTACGAGCTCCTCCCGCTGGAGGTCCGGCGCCGGACTGGGTTCTACGTGGGCCGAAGGAAGCAGGAGCAGCTCGACCGGGTGGCGCAAAAGAACGTCATCCTTGCCACGTACGGGATGGCGGACGAGGGCCTGGACATCGGCGACATAGACGCGGTTTTCCTCACCACCCCCAGGCCGGACGTGGAGCAACCGGTGGGGAGGGCCCTCCGGTTCTACGTGAAGAAGATGCCCCCGATCATTGTGGACTTTGTGGACCGCATCGGGTCGCTCGTGGACTGGGCGGAGCGGAGGAGGACCCAGTATATTCGGATGGGGATCAGGCTGCGAAATAACATCCCCTCGGCAAGGAGATAGAGATGGCGCGGAAGAAAAAGGGGCGTGGACGCCCACCGAAGCACCGCTCCGAGGAGGCTCGGACGCGGCACCGCCGCAAGGCGAGCAAGCAATACTACGACGAGAACCGCGACGAGATCAGCAAGAAGCGGTCCAGGCGGTGGAAGGACGACGAGGACTACCGGGAGCGCGTGCGCCAGCGGGGCGAGGGGGACCGCGCCCTTCGCCGGGCCCAGCTCTTCGAGGAGCGCCTCGCCGAGGACAAGAAGCGGAGCGAGGCGTACTGGGAAGGGCGCCGCGTCCTCACACCGAGGAAGGTGGAGATCGACGGGGCGCCTACGACGGTGCACTCGTCCGGGGTCCTCGGCCGGGCGGTCTATCGCACGATGCCCACGGTCCGCCGGTGGATCGCCAACCGGGTGCTTCCCGGATACTCGTGGCAGGACGAGCACGGGCGCTACTGGTTCACCATCGAGTTCTGCCGGGCCGCTCGCGCCGCCGTGGAGCGCGTCTACCTCTTCGACGGGCGCCGGAGCGAGACAATCACAAGGCAGCTTCTCATCGAGGAGCTGAACAGCGCAGGTGTTACTTGGAGATCCTTCGATGAGCCCATCAAGCGGAAAGAAAAAGGCAGCAAGAAAAAAGGCCGTAAAAAAGGCCGCGCCAAGAAGCGGAAGTGAGGTCCTCCGGCTGGACACCCGTGTCGTGCGGATGAAGCACACGGGGGACCCGGCCCGGAGCGAAGTCAGCTACGAGACGGTCGTCTTCCCGGCCGGGGTGCCCGTCGCCCAGGTGGGCGTCGAGGTCAACCGGTCCTTGGAGATCACCCACAATCACTGGTTCTCGTGCAAGGTGACCGAGACGAGGAACGTCCCCGACTCCGAGTCGGCCGTCGTGGAGCAGCGGGACCGCTCGTACAAGTCCGCCCTCGCCTTCGTGGACGAGAAGGTACGGGAGGCCCTGGAGGAGGTGTAATCGTGTCCATCTGGATTCCGGACAAGTACAGGAAGCTCAAGGCCATGGAGGAGGCCCGGCGCAAGCCAGGGACCGACATGGAGGAGGTCATCCGTCGGGAGGGGCAGGGCTGGAAGCAGCTCACCGACGAGAAGACGGGCGAGCTCAAGAACGTGTGGCAGTTCGTCCACCCGAAGGGCTACGGCTTCGTGACCCTCGTCGAGGGGGAGTACCACTGGGAGGCGAACCGGGGCGACCGGCCGCCGGACCGGGGGAAGCTTAGGAGCCTCGACGACGCCAAGCGGAAGGTCACCCAGCTCGTGGCCGGATAGGAGCGCACAATGGCGAAAGCGAAACACGACCTCGGAGGCTCCCCGGAGAAGGGCCGGGAGCGCCTCCGCGAGGTCTCGGAGCAGATCAATCGCCGATACGGGACCCATACGGCGCTCCCGCTCAACGTGGCCGCTGTCGCCGACGTGGAGCGCCTGCCCTTCGGCATCTTGGACATGGACTGGAAGACGCGGGGCGGCATCGTCGTCGGCCGGGTGAACCGGCTCTGGGGGAAGAAGAGCACCCTCAAGACAACCCTGTGCCTCCGGGCGGTCGCCCAGGCTCAGCGGTACTGCCGCCACTGTAAGTCCCCTATCGTCGAGGACCCCATGACGGGCCGGAAGAACTGTAGGTGCCCGGACCCCCGCTTTACCCTCGCCAAGCCGGACGACTTCAAGTTCCTGACCCAGGAGCAGACCATACAGCTCCGCTACGGGATGCTCCCGGCCCCGGCGACGCCGAAGAAGCCCTGGATCGAGACGACGGCCGAGGTGGAAACCAAGGGGAAAAAGAAGAAAACGCAGAAGGTCAAGATCGTTTTCGAGGAGTGCGACAGGAACGAGCCCTGGCGGTGTATCTACATCGACAGCGAGCGCACCATCGACAAGAAGTGGGCCCAGAACAACGGCGTGGACACCTCCCTCGTGGCCCTCGTGGGCGGGCGGTGGGCGGAGATGGTGCTCGACACCACGGAAGAGCTCATCCTCACCCGCGAGTTCGACCTCATCGTCATCGACTCTCTCGCCATGCTGACCCCGGAGGACGAGATCAGCAAGAGCCACCGGGAGAACCCCAAGGTGGCCGGGCAGGCGAGCGTGATGACCAGGGCTATCAAGAAGTGGCTCAGTGCCATGTCCGAGGAGGGGCTCATGAACAGGTACGCCCCCACGATCCTCTGCACCGATCAAGTCCGCATGAAGGGGATTGGATGGGGGCAGCACGCCTACCTCGCCCCGGCCGCCTCGAACGCCATCGACCACGCCCTCTCCCTCGACATTGGTATGCGGGCGAAGGGATACGAGTTCAAGGGGGACGTGGCCGAGTACGGGACCTTCGAGTACACGGTGGACAAGAACAAGGCCGGGGGCTCCCCGAAGGTCGGCGGAGTGTTTCGGTTCTGGCTCAAACCCACCCTCGGCCGCGCCGTGGGGGACGTGGAAGACCAGAAGGTAGTCGTGGAGCAGGCCCGGAGCCTCGGCCATATCGAGGACGGCAAAGGCTACAAGCTCCTCTCGGAGTACATGGAGGGAGGCCAGGAGACCTTCAAGACCCTCAAGGCGCTCTCGGCTTTCCTGGAGAACAACCCCACGGTGTACGCCGATCTCCGGGCGCGAGTCCTCTCCGCGCTCATCCGGAAGGATGAGATGGGGGAGCTTGTCTTCGCGGAGATTCAGGAGACCCCCGGCCCGGCCGAGGCTTCCCAGGAGCCGGAAAAGCCTGCCAGACAGGGCAAGAAGAAGGGAGTCCCGAAGGGCAACCCCTTCACCCAGAAGTTCGAGGTGTAAATTTATCTTGACAAGTGTTTCGTGATATGCTATAATAGGGTAGAGAGTGGAAAGGAGGATAGCATGTCCGAAGCGCAGATCGAGTTCAAGGACGGGCCGGGCCCGTGGCAGCCTTGGGCGGTCCGGGTGGGAACAAGGTCCGAGATCGAGAAGTCGGCGCGTGGCCTCTTGGCCGAAATCCGGGAAGAGTACCCTCGCGGGCAGGTCTCCATCGTGGACGGCCGAGGCAAGCGCCGGAGAGTGAGGCTCAATGGCGGAGGAGAAGCCGAGGAGAAGGAAGCCGGGCGTCGCCCGCGAGTCGTCTCCTCGTCGCCCCTCACGGTGCGGTTCGAGAATCCCCTGGCGTGAGCAACAGAAAGACCACGCCAAGTCCTTCGGCACCGAGCAGCCCGGCTCCGGGTGCGGTGCCCGAAAGGGGGACATCCTCGGCCGCGTGCTCCTCCTGGAGGAGTGCAAGACTACCTCGGCCGAGACCATCCAGGTCTCTAAGGCCGTGGTCATGAAGATATGCCGGGAGGCGCTCGCCGTGGGGCGCGTGCCAGCCCTCGGCTTCGGCTACGCGGACGTGCCTCACGGGTTCCCGCAGGAGTGGGTGGCCCTTCCCAAAGCCGTTCAAGAGGTCCTCTATCGGATCGCCGAGGCGGCCCTCGGAGACCTCGACGACCCCGCAGTACAGGAGGAGATCAAGGCATGGACCTCTCGAATCTGAACCTTCCCTTCGTCGGAGACAAGACCTGGAACCGTGTCGAGCGGTACTTGGACGTGCAGCCCAACCGGCGCCCGCGCCACGCCGACGATTACTTTCACGCCTCCCAGGTCAAGGGCATGTGCCCGATACTCGAATACTGGCACCGGACGTGGCTCCTGGAGCTCAAGCGAGCGCGTGGAAAGAACAGGGAGCGCCTCAAGAAGCTGGTGCACGCCTGCCTCTACGCCAGCTCCCCGAAAGGGTCCCTCCAGGCCATCTTCGACACCGGGACGGTGATCCACAAGCAGGTGCAATACTACTACGGTGTTACCGGCCTCCTCGTGGGGGCGTGGCGCTGCCCGACGTGCGGCCACGTGGTGAAGGGCAAGGAGCCGCTCCAGATGCCCCGCGTGCGCGTCGTCTCTGCCAGCGGCCACGGCATCCACGACTTCGACCTCTGCCCGAAGTGCTCCAAGAACCACGAGACGTGGCCTCACTGGGAATACGTCGAACCGTTCGCGGTAGACGACGCGGAGCGCATCGCTGGCTCTACCGACGGCTTCCTGGACTACCGGTTCGCCGGGGACACCTACCGGGGCATCCTGGAGGTCAAGAGCATCAATCAGAACGGCTACGAGGAGAAGTACGGCGACCCGCTCCCGAAGCCGGAGCACGTCTTCCAGGCGTCCATCTACATGCACCTTTTCGGGCGCCAGTGGGCTCTCATCCTCTACTTCAATAAGAACAAGTCCGAGGTCAAGGAGTTCATCGTCCCGAAGGACCCGGCGGCGTGGGATTTCTCCGTGCGGCGGTCGCGGGCGGTTCTCCAGTCCCTCAAGAAGCGGCGCCCTCCTCACACGGACTGGAGGACCTGCCGGAAGATCAAGGACCCCGAAGCGCGGTCGTGCCCGGCTGCCGCCGAGTGCTGGGGCGAGAAACCTCCGGAGAATTTTATGGCACCATGACCCGCTTGTCTGGTACACTGTAAACGTACCGATACAAGGTGTGGCATGGCAAGAACCAAGTCCAAGCAGAAGTCGGTCAAACCGGCACGGCAGCGGCGCGTTTCCACCCGCGAGTCCATCGAGGGAGCTCTCAAGAAGCTCGGTTACAAGTCCTTTGACGCCTACCTCTTCGACCGGGCAGGGAAGACCCTTGCAAGCATGGCAGACGAGATGGGGATTCCCCGCCCGTCCTTCGCCGCCGAGCACCGTCGGCACGTGCTCGAACAGGTCGAGGAGGGAGACCCCCTCGACACCCCTTGACAGGGGGGAAATCGCTCCGTAGCTTATACCCCATATTTAGTGGAGGTGTCAGCGTATGGGCCCACTATCTGAGAGTGCAATCCGGAAGCTCTCCCACGGGCAGATACGGGTACAGATAGAGAAGCTCGCTTCCGACATCCACGCCAATAACCTCGCCCTCGGCGGCCTCATCCTGCGCGTGCGGGAGGAGGTCCTCTGGAAGAAGTGGGGGACGAGGACTTTCCAGGGCTTCGGCGACTGGTGCTGGGCCGTCCTCGGCTTCCGGGAGCGCAAGGCCGAGGAGCTCGCAAAAATATACACCACCCTCCAGGAGCTCCGGGTGTCGGGGGGCGTCAAGCAGGACCTTGTAGGGCTGGGGTGGACGAAGCTCCGGTTCATCTCTCGCGTGCTCGACGACGACAACGCCGGGGAGTGGCTCCAGAAAGCCCAGAACCTCTCGTCGAGGGCCCTCGAAGCCGAGGTCAGGATCGCCACCGGAACGGAGACCCCGGACCCGCTCGCCGAGGGGGACGACAAGGCCAAGCGTACGCGCATACGCCTGGGGCTGGAGTTCGACGACCCCGACGACTACCGGTTCGTCGTGGACGCCATCGCCACCATCGAGCGCCGGACCGGCGAGCAGGCCAACGGCCGGATTATCAGCATGATGGCGACGGCCTATTTCGCCATGCACCTGCGCGACGACGAGGGCGGCATGGCCGTCGAGGTGGAGCGGATGCTCCAGGCCATCGAGCGGGACTACGGGATCAGGCTCAAGATCATCGGGAAAGAGAAGCCCGCCAAGAAGGGCGGCAAGAAGAAGGGCGTAGCGAAGCGGTGAAACCCGATACACTCATCAAAGCGGCGGACGAGGCGTGCCCTTTCGTGGGGACAGAGCGCCGCGTGTGGATGGCGGCCGTTCGGATGCTCGTGCGGCACGGGGCGGTCCTCTGCCCGACGGTTACAAGCATCCGGTTCCCTGTGCGGCCCAGCGACGCCGGGCGCATCATCAATAAGGCTGTGATTCGGGTGCGGCTCCTCCTGGACCGGGGGACCAGCGTGGGGGAAGACGTAGCAATCGAGGAGGCAGGGCGAGATGGGACGCTCGCGTACAAAGTGTATGCCATGCGTTGAGAATACCGGCGCCGTTGTGCTGGCCCTCTCCGCACTCGATCCGGGGCACTGGATCGTACCGCTCGTGCTCGCCGAGATGCCACCGGAGGCGGCATTTCGCGTCCTCCGCGTGTGCAGCGGCCTCCTGTTCCCCATCCACTCCATGCGGGGAGAGCAGGGGATCGAGGCCGAGCTGAGAGAGGTCGTCGGAGCGGAAAAGGCCGAGGCGGTCCTGGCGCTCGGCGACGCGCAGAGCGTGGAGTTCCCTCCCTTCGAGGACCTCCACCGGCTCGTGGAGATGGCTCGGTGTTTCACGTTCTCGAAGGCCCTCGGCGAGGAGGAGGCGGCTGCCCGGCTGGGGCTTTCGAGGAGCACCGTGCACGCTCGGCGGGCCTATGTCTGCCGGAAGATACAGGGAGGGTAGGTGAAAGCAGTCGAAGCTGTGGAGATGGAGAAGCGATCCACGATGAAGGACCCGAAGGTCCTCCTCGTGCTCCAGCAAAGCGCGGAGCTCCAGCGGATCGTGTCCGTCTGGCCCAGCGTACCGAAGACCATCGAGCGCCTGTTCACCATGACGGCTGAGGCGCCGGTGGACCGGCAGCAAAGATGGGAGTGGCTCTGGGGCCTCGTGGACGTGGACAAGGGCTTGTGGCTCCGGCTCGCCCTCCTGGCGGACAACTCGTTCAATAGGGACCTCCTGGAGCGGGCCATCACGCTCAAGCTCGTATTTCCGGACGGGAGCCTCCAGGGCTGGGTGGACCGGTTCGTCTCCTTCATCTCTGTGGGCATCTTCGCCAAGGGGAAGAAGGGGAAGAAGGACGTGCCCGAAGTAGCCGAGGGGTAGTATGGCGACGCATGCGGGAAAAGTGCAGTGCGCCCTGTGCGGGCAGTGGTACAAGCAGCTCACGGTCTCCCACTTCAACCGCTACCACCCGGAGATGTCCCTGGAGAAGTACAAGGAGGTTTACGGGCCCACTACCGCCAGAGAGGCGGCTGTCGCCTCCCTTCCCACGGAGGTCTTGAGCCCGGTCGCCACGAAGCTCGTCGAGCAGATCATGTCCGACGAGTCCCTCGTGAGGGACCTCACGGCCAAGATCGGCGACGGGCTTTTCGGGCAGGTCATGAGGGGCACCACCACCAAGGCCCTCGTAACCGTCCTCCAGACGCGGCTTGCGGCCCTGGAACGAGCAGCGCACAATGTCAATAGGGTGAACAGCGAGCTCTTCGACGACTGGCGAGTGACCCAGGGGCGCGAGGACGGCGGCCCGACTCCCACGAAGGACCTTATCGACATGGCGAAGGTCGGGCAGTCCGAGCTCCGCGACATCGCCGAGACCGTCCTCCGGATGGGGCAGATGGCGGTGCTCGACGGCCAGCGGAACATCGGTCCGAACTTCAACATCCAGGTATTCTCCGGCGAGCACGAGAAGGTGGTCATGCCGGAGGGCCTGACACCCCAGCGGCGCGAGCAGATGCGACGCCTCGTGGACCGGTTCACGAGGCCGAAGCGGGACATCGAGGCGATCATCGCCAAGGCCCGTGCTCTCCGCGACGCCGACGGGGCGACCCCCGTCGAGGTACAGGTGAAGGATGCAGCATCCGAAGAGGGAGAAGATAGCGACAGCTCCTCTGACTGAGGAGCAGCTCGAAGCGGTCTTCCTGGACATCGAGAAGGGAAGCGACCGCCTCTTCTCCCAGCTAACCCCCATCCAGCGGGACTGGTTTATCCGACTGTTCGAGGGCCTTTCCGACGGCGACGAGGCCATGCTGGAGGCCCTCTACGCCCAGGACTACGACCATATCCCGGTGCCCCCGGAGGTCTTCTTCACCGAGCCCGACTACCTCGGCCACATGGGGAAGAACCTTTACAAGGCGTGGTGGCCGCACGTGCTCAACATCTGCGACCCCCAGCGGAACGTCTCCGAGGTGATCTTCACGGGGGCCATCGGGTTCGGCAAGTCGTTCGTAGCGAACGCCCTCATCCTCCCCTACAAAATTTATTGGCTCTCGTGCCTCAAGAATCCGGCCCGGTACTTCGGCCTCGCCGATAACACGAAGATAGTCTTCGGGGTGTACGCCATCACGAAGGACCATGCCGAGGAGATCGGGTTCTACGACCTCCGAGATCAGGCCATCGACCAGAGCCCCTACTTCCGCTATGCCTTTCCAAGGGTCCCGAACGACGGGAACTCCCTCGTATTCGACAAGGGCATCCGGGTCCTCGTGGGCTCGAAGGAGCTCCACGCCATCGGGCACAACCTCTTCGCTATCTCCATGGACGAGCTCAACTTCTACGAGCAGGGGAAGGGGACGAAGCGCAAGGCCCACGACCTCGTGGCGGCCGTCTCCAGGCGCACCGAGTCCCGTTTCCGCACCGAGTCCGGCGTGGTGGCGGGGTTCGTGGTGCTCATCTCCTCGAAGCGAACCGAGACGGACTACCTGGAGGCCCGGCTCCGGAAGGTCAAAAAGCTCCCTGGAGTGTACGTCGTGGATGCGGCCTTCTGGGACTTCGACGAGAAGACGATCTATTCGGGCATGAAGTTCCGGGTCCAGCTCGGCGACGAGTTCCGGGATTCCAAGCTCCTCGACGAGGTGGAGTTCGACGCGGACGGAGTGGAGGTCCTCGACATCCGGGAGATCGACAAAGAAGACGACACTGCCGAGGTGGTCCCCGTCCCTGTCGAGCATTACAAGGCGTTCGTCGAGGACCTCGACGGCTCCATCCGGGACATCGCGGGCCGCAGCACGCGGGGGTTCACCCCCTTCTTCGGGAACAAGCAGCTCGTTCATGACATGGTGGACGCCTCCCTCCCGGCGGCGTTCGACGCCGAGCGCATCCCCATCTTCGTCCAGGACAGTCGGCAGGTCATCGAGGCGTTCAACGTCAAGCGCCTGTGCCGGGTGCACATGAACCGATGGAAGCCCACCCGGCACGCCTCGGCGCCCCGGTACATCCATATCGACCTCGCCAAGAACAAGGACGCGGCCGGGATTTCCATGCTCCACCCGTCGAGCCACTTCATCACTAAGGAGGAGGACGACGAGGGGCGCCCCCGCGAAGAGGACGGCGTGCCCATCATCACGGTGGTCAAGGAGCTGGAGGTAGACTTCGCGCTGGCAATCACCGCCGGGCCGAGGGGGGAGGAAATAGACTTCGAGAAAATCCGGAAGTTCATCATCTTCTTGCGGAATATCGGCTTCTGGGTTCGCCGGGTGACCTACGACTCCTGGGAGTCCGTCGATTCGATTCAACTGCTCCGGGGCGCGAAGTTCAACGCGGACGTGCAGTCGGTGGACCGCACGGCCATCCCCTACAAGACCCTTCGCCGGGCCCTGGCGGAGAGGCGGATCAAAGCCCCTCCGAACGAGCTCCTCCGGATGGAGCTCATCGGCCTGGAGCACGACGTGGAGGCCGATAAGGTGGACCACAGGGCGGGGGAGTCGAAGGACGTGGCAGACGCTTTGTGTGGGGCGGCCTACGGGTGCCTCACGGACAAGATCAAGCCGGGTGACGTGCCTCCGGAGCACCGGGGCGGGGGCGACTCGACAAGGGCCTCGAAGTACGACAAGTACCTCGACCAGCTACAGGGGGTTGCCAAGAGATGAGAGCAGCCGACCTACTCGAAATGGTGATGTTTCCGTGGTCCAACCTCGCCCGCATCCAGGGCCTCACGCGGCGCCCGGAGATGGGGCGCAGCTACCCGATGCCCCAGCCCAGGGACAAGGCCCGCTCCAGGGACCCCATCGAGCGGGGCTCACGGTCCGGCGACTGGGTGGACCAGATCATCGGCACCCAGCGGCAGTACACGCGGCTGGAGCTCTACGCCATCTACCGCGAGATGGACATGGACCCTCTCATCACGTCGGTTCTGGACGCCTACGGCGAGGACGCCACCCAGCGGGATTTCGAGAACGGGCGCACCGTCTGGCCGACGGCCAGGAACGGCGACGTGAAGAAGATCATTCTGCGGTGCCTCGACCGCATGCAAGTCGAGGACGTGGCCTTCCCCATCGTCCGAGCCACCTGCAAGATGGGGGACCAGTTCGAGCGCGTGGTGGCGGCCAAGAACGCGGGCATCCTCCACATTCGGGGCTACGATCCGTGGGACGTGGCCCGGATCGAGGACGAGGACGGCCGCCTGGAGGCGTTCTCCCCGTGCGACGCCGAGGGGCGCCCTACGAGGGTGCAGGACAACGCCGTTCCGTTCTACAAGGTCCTCCATTTCCGGCTCCGGGGGCAGAAGCGGAACGACATCTATGGGTCGTCGCTCCTTTGGGGGAGCCGCGAGAAGTGGAGGCAGCTCCAGCTCATCGAGGACCAGATCGTCCTCCAGAGGCTCCTCCGGCGCCCGGACCGGCTCCTAATCCTCATGGACGTGGGCGGGATGGCCCTCGCGGAAGCCTATGAGGCGTGCGTGGCCCCGGATTCCTGGATCACAACGGAAGACGGCGTACAGCATGCCGATACGGTGTGGGCCAGGGTGGAGGAGGGGGAAAACGTCCTCGTCCGGTCCGTTCGTGGGTGGGAGACCATCACCAAGGCCCGAAAGGTGGCGAAGGAGACTTCCCGGTGGACGTTCGAGCGCGGCGTGATGCTGGACGCAAGCGGGGATCACCGCGTCGCCATCTGGACCCCGGAGCAGGGGATCGACTGGAAGCGGCTCGAACACCTGGAGCCGGGTGACGACGTGGTGGTGGCCGACGAGCCGGATGAGGCGTTCGTGCCCGACGACGACCTCGCTTACCTCGTGGGTCTCTTCGTCGGTGATGGTCATTGGCAGCGCAGGAATCAGACGGACTACTCCGTCTTCATGCTCGACGCTCACGAACGGGCGGAGGGCTACGCCGAGATTGCCAGGATTGTCGATGAGATCGACCCGGATGGCTGGACGCGGGGGTGGTCGCAAGGACGCCTGTGCGTCAAGAGTCCTGTCCTGACCAGGGCGCTCGCGGAGGCGGGGTTCTCTCCCGGAGCAAAGACCGGGAAAATCCCGGCCCACGACCGCTGGCTCATGGCGGGGGGAATGAACGGTATCCTGTCCTACGTTCAGGGCCTTATGGACGCCGAGGGGCACGGAGGGAAGGATTGCGTTTCAATTCGCATGCGCGACCGTCTTCCCCTGGAGTACGCCCACCGCGCCCTCTGGCGTGTCGGGATTCACAGCACTTTGGAGGAGTACGTTGCCCAGGGCAGCCCCGTCTTCATGCTGACAATCTCCGGGAAGGATGCCGACCGCTATCTGGTGCAAGTGGGCTTCCGGCTGCCGTGCAAGCAGGGAAACAAGACACCGGCGAACAAGGATCGTCAAGGGACGCCGGAGTCGGCTCGTTTCGTCTGTGAGATGATCGAGGCCGGGGTGCCTCCCATGATGCTCGCGGCGGCATTCGACGTACCCCGCTCGCGTATCTACCAACTCAAGTGCGGCCAGAAGCTCCTGACCTGGACGCGCCTTGCCAAGGGAGTGAAGCTCCTTCTCTTCGGAGCTCCTATCGCCGGGGGTGCGGTCTCTGTGGAGGCGATGGAAATCTGCAAGAAGTACGGGCCGATGGAGGGCTTCTCCACGGCCAAGTTCGTCGGAAGCGAAGCTCTCGGCGTGCAGACCCTCATCGACTTCACCGTCGAGGGCGGCGAGTCCTTCGTGGCGAATAACATCCTCACCCACAACTGCAAGGAGTGGGAAGATCGCATCTACAAGGAGCACAACGTGGACCCGGTGTCCGGCCTCTTCACGAGCCAGGGGATGCCCCTCCACGAGGCGCGGGACCTCATCCTGCCCATCGGCCAGGACAATCAGACCCGCATCGAGAACCTTCCGGCGACCCAGGGGAACGACCTCTTCCGCGACTACGAGATCATCCTGGGCCGCCTCCTGGGCGGCCTGAGAATCCCGAAGGGCTATCTGGGCTTCGAGGGCCAGTACGAGCCGAACATGAGCCTGGGGAAGCAGGACGTTCGGTTCGCCAAGACGGCCACGCGCATCCAGCGGGCCTTTCTCGTCGAGCTCGTCCGGGCGTGCATGATCGACCTCGCTTTCCACAACCTGGACCCCTTCGACGAGGAGAACGCTTTCGAGCTCCACATGAGCCCCGTGAGCGCGTTCGCCGAGATCGAGCGGGCTGAGCTGCTCCAGATGCGCGTGGACCTCATGGACCGGCTCTCGCGCCTGGGACAGGACATGCAGTTCAACCCGGACGTGTGGACCACCTACGTCCTGGAGGAGGTGGGGCGTCTCCCGAAGGACATGGTGGAGAAGCTCCGGTCCGGGAGCAAGGAAGCGGCCACGGAGGCCGTTGAGGCGATCAGGGAGGACCCCAAGGCCCTCGCCGGGCTGACTCTCATCATGGAGGGGACGCCCTCGGTGGGAACCGGAGGGGTGGTCAACACCATGAAGGGCGGCCGGGAAGCGGCCCAGAAGGAGCTCAAGGAGGCTGTCGAGGGGCTGGCGAGCGCCGAAGACCTGAAAGCCTGGGAGAACCTCAAGCCATCGCTGCCGGTGCCAACATGGTGCGGGGCGAGGAGCTCAAGCGGGCGCAGAGGCGCCTCCAGGCGATCCGGGGCCTCGCCCGTGTCCCGGCGGTGAGCGCATGACGACATCGCACAAGGAGATCACCCGGCGTGTCTGCAAGAGGGCGAAGGTCCCCCAGGCGACGGCACGTCGAATCCTCGCGGCCCTGGCGGATGAGCTGACGGAGGCCATGCTGCGGGGGGAGGTCGTAACTCTCTGGGGCATCGGGCGCTTTCGGCGCCGCTGCTACCGTGGGAGGTCTGCAACCCCGACGGGAGGAGAGGCGAAGAGGCTCCACAACGGCGTGGCCTTGTCCACGTCGGAGCGCCTCCTCAAGCGCCTCCGGGAGGGGATGGAGGTATTCGATGAAGTCGAAGGACTCTGAGGACGACACGCGGATCGTGGTAACGTACGAGTCCGAGTGCAAGGTATCTCCGAACGGGAAGCACAAGTGGAGGTCGGGCGAGGGCGTCGTGGGCTACACGCCGTGCCTGGAGTGCGTCCACTGTGGTGCGATCACAAACCAGAGGAAGCTGTGCGATTGATAGAGGTAGACGAGCTGTTCCTCTTCATCGAGGGGGACCCCGGCCTGGGGGACCCCTCCGACCCGTTCTCCGGCCTGGGTTTCCGGGGGCGCCGGGACCTCCTTCCGGCCCTCGATGCCTACCGGAGATGGGAAGAGGACCAGCTCCTCGTGCAGTCCATCGCCGAGAGCAAGGCGGTGGGGACCGTGGCGTTCGAGCCCTTCTCGCGGGGCAAGCGGTACTCCCAGATGGCCTCCAGGCCGTCCTACGCCCGCGAGGTCCGGTACGAGCTCTCGGCAGCCCGCAAGACCTTCGACAAGCTCCAGGCGGAGGCCCGCTCGAAACTCCTCCGGATGGCCCACGAGTTCGAGGCCGGGGCGTACACGGCGCAGGAGTTCCAGAGACTTTCGGCGGAGCTCCTGGCCTCCTACTACGAGCGCATTTTCAACACCGGACGCAAGGCGAGCGGCCTCGTCAAGTTCATGCCCAAGGAGATCGTGCCGACCCAGTGGGAGCGGTCGTGGCTCCGGAGCGCGGTGCGGCAAGAGATCGCCTACTGGACGAACTTCGTGGCAGAGCTCGCCGCCGGGGAGGTCCAGTTTGCGCCCAAGGGCGTCTCGGAGCTTCCCAGGCCCCCTCGGCGCCGCTTCTACGCCGAGGAGCGCATCGAGATGTTCATCAAGAGCATGGAGAGCATGTTCGACTCGGCCCGCGTCACCGGCCTCCCCGACAACTCGCTCATTTACTGGAGCGGTCCTGGAATCAAGGACAAGCGTATCTGCGAGGGATGCCAGTACGTCGTCGAGCGGCAGCCCTTCCCCAAAGAGCTCCTCCCGGCTGTCCCCCGCGCCGGGATGACCCCGTGCCGGACAAACTGCCGCCACCGGCTCCTCGTCCGGCAGGCCGACTCGCGGGAGATCACACGACGCAAGCGGGCCCTCCCGAAGAGAACCTCGATGGTGGCCGCCATGGAGGAGATCATGAAGCGCCGAGGGGGCGGTCGCCGGAGGCTGCGCCGTATGCGGGGGGCGCTCACGAACCCGTGGGGGAAACGATGAGGCTCCTGCTCGCCCTCGACATGGGCATCGCCGGATGCGGCGCGTGCCTGTACGACATGGACGCGGACTCCATCTACCGGATCGGGGGCACCATCACGTACCGGGACAACCGTCTGAAAACAACGGTGGACGACTTCCGGCGGATGGGCCTCGTGCTCGACTTCCTACAGCCCTTCCGGGACGAGGGGCCCCTCGGCGTGGCGTTCGAGGCCCCGGCCGGGGCGCAGAGCGCGGCAGCGGAGAAGTCCCTCGCCACGGGACGCACCATGGCGTTCATGATTGCGCGGGAGGACGCCCTGGAGTGGCGCGGGTACACCGTGGGGGCGTGCAAGAAGGCCGTGGGGCTCAAAGGGAACGCCAAGGCGGACAAGAAGATCACCCAGCGGGTGGTCATGGAGCGGTGGCCCATGGCCGTCTGGCCCACCGGTCAGAAGCATTTCGAGGACGCGGCCGACGCGGCGGCCGTGGTCCTGGCGGCTGAGAAGGATGGTTTCGTGGAGTACCTCAAGGACCGATGGAAACACCTCCTGTAAGCCGGATCATGCTCGAAATCGACGGTCTCTACTACCCCCAGGCCGTTTTCGACTCTCTCTTGAATCAGGTGATGGGGGAGGTCCTCCAGGGAATCATTGACAAGTCGTCGGGCCCCCGGAACGCGGCGGCCCGGATCGCTCGGCTCAAGAGCCCCGCCGTCCGGGACCGGGTGTACCGCGAGGCCATGCGCCGTACAAAGGCGTCCGTGCCCGGTATCAAGGCCGAGGAGATTGCCGACGGGTACACCCTCCTGCCCCAAAAACGTCCCAAAAAAACCGCTTGACAAGCCCACCGTGATACCATAAGATTTGAGCCATAGGACGGCTTTCTGGAGGCTACTATGGCAGACGAAAAGGAAAAACAGGCGCTCCTGCACGAGGCGGTGATCCTCAAGGGGCAGATGGACTTCTTCGAGAAGAAGTACAAGGAGGCGAAGGACGCGCTCCGGTCCCTCATGGAGGAGGACGGGGACGCTTTCGTGGAGTCCGAGGACGGCAAGGCGTTCTACAAGAACCAGACCTCGGTGGTCCTGGCCGACGCCCCCACGGTCGCCCGACTCCTGCACAAGGAAGAGCTCGTGGACCTCGTGGCCGGGGGCAAGCTGACCCAGAGCGACGTGAACTTCCTCACGACCGTGACCACCGGCCGCAACATCTCCGGGCTCTTCACCGAAGTCCCCTCCCGTTCCTTCACGGCCGAAAAGGCCCGCACGAGGGAGGAGAAGGCCCGCATCCAGGCCGCCATCGACAAGGAGGCCGAGAGCGCCATGCAGGAGCTCTCCGAGCGCGTCAACCGTTTCCGGGGGCGTCTCGGCCTGGGCCGCTCCGAGCGCCTGGGCGAGCCCAAGGGAGCTGCCGCGAAGTATGGCGGCAAGGGGAGGGAGAGGGGAGGCAAGAAAAAAGCGAAAAAGGGCTAAAGGAACCCCGCAAGTGTACCGATATAAGAGTGGAGGATTTCCCCTATGGCAAAGAAAGCGAAGACCCTGGCGGACCTCGTGGCGGAGGTCCAGGAGATGCTGCCACCCGGCTGCTCTCTCATCATCGGCCCGGACCGCGTGCTCTCCCTCGGCGGGGGACCCGCGCCCGTGAAGGGGGACGAGGACGACGACATCGACCTCGGCCCGGAACCCGACCCCAGCGACGAAGCGGCGGACGAGACCGCCGAGGCGGGGGACGAAGACGGCGGGGACGACGGCGACGTGTGGAAGGACGGCGACCGTTGTCAGGTGAAGATCGAGGGGGACTACTACCCCGGAACCGTCAAGGACGTGAACATCGACGATGAGAAGGTGTTCATCGCCTTCGACGACGGCGACGAGGGGTGGTACTCCATCGAGGAAGTCGAGACCCTGGGCGACGAGGACGACGACAGCGAGGACGCGGGCACCTTCGGCCTGGAGGCCCTGGGGCTCGCCAAGAAGGTCCAGGAGAAGCTGGAGGCCGAGGGCTACGCCACGGTCCAGGAGGTCGCCGACGCGCTCGCCGACGGCACCCTGGAGGAGCTCAAGAGCATCCCCAAGGCGGCGCTGGCCTCGATCAAGAAGTCGGTCCAGAACTTCAACGCCAAGTGACCCTCCCCTCATCGGGCACCAGTGGCGACCGGGGGGCGGCCGAAAGGTCGCCCCCCATCTTTTTCCCCCCGCGACTGTCGGTAGCGACAGTGCGAAAATTCCTGTATTTTCTGCTTGCAATCGTAACATAATACGGTACACTCTTGGATGTATCCTCGTGAGTCAAGCACAGGAGGTAGTCATGGGAAAGAAAAAGGGCGTCAAAAAGGGCGTTCGCAAGGGCGCCGGGACGGCGGCCCGGAGCACGCCGCCCAAGGAGCGCAGGCTGGGCGCGTCGTATCTCGCCACGGCCTCGCTCAAGGAAGCCCAGGACCTCAAGCTCAGGGACGTGGACAAGGCGTCCGAGGAGTTCCTGGAGCTCGTCGCTTCCATCCGGCAGCACGGCTTCTACGACCCGATCCTCGTGACGGAGCGGAACGGGGACATCCTCGTGGTGGACGGCTACAACCGGCTGGCCGCCGCCAAGGAGGTGGGGCTCAAGGAGGTTCCCATCACCCACGTCCAGGGGTCGCGGGAGGACCTCGTGCTCGCGGCGTTCGACCTCTCCACGCGGCGGATCAACATGACCCCGATGACGGAGGCCCGCGCCGTGGCCCGTGCCATGGAGGCCCTGGGCACCAAGACCGCCAAAGAGGTGGCAAAGCGCATGGGGCGCTCGGAGCGGTGGGTCTCGATCCACACGCAGCTCCTCGCCCTTCCGAAGGACCTCCAGAAGGGCCTCGACGGGGGCGACACGGACATCACGGTGGGCAAGTGCCACGAGCTGCTCAGGGTGCACCCGGAGGACCGGGGCCGCTTCATCGGCAAGCTCAGGGAGCTCACCGAGCCTTTCTTCCGCGCCCACATCGAGCACGCCGTCAAGAACGGCACCGCCCGGTGGGCCGACGGCCGGAAGGAGCCCAGGAAGCCGAGGGAGGACAAGAAGACGCCGAGGGAGCAGGCGGACAAGCACAAGCGCACCCCGCAGACGGCCGTGGAGGGGGCGCGGGGACCGGAGGTCGTGGTGTCGTCGGAGCCCGTTCTGGAGGGGCGCCCTGTCGCGGAGGTCCAGCGGGCGATCCGGAAGGTCGAGGGCTCCCTCTCGAAGTACCAGGAGAAGAGGGCCAAGGCGGAGACGGATGCGGGGGTGAGGGGCAAGAAGAAGAAGCTCAAGGGAAAACAGCTCGCCGAGTTCGTGGCGGCCGAGGTCGCCAAGTGGGACGAGAAGAATTCCGGTACGATCATCTTCCTGCGGGGGCAGGTCGCCGGGCTTCTCTACTCCATCAATCTCGATCCGGGCGCCCCTTCTCTCGTTGCCGCCCTGGCGGAGTGGTGCAAGGCGAACGGCATCGGCAAGCCCAAGACCACGAAGGTGGGGGGAGGCAAGAAGAAGGCCGCGAGGGGAGGCAAGAAGAAGGCCGCGAGGGGCGGCAAGCGGCCCACCAAGAAGACGGCCGGAAAGTAGGGGCTTGCGTCCGAGCGCGGGACAGTGTAGGCTGAGCTCGGATTCACCGAGGGGGAATCCACCTGTGCGGGGGAGCGGTGCCCACAGCACCGCTCTTCTTTTTTGCTATTTTCGGATGGACACGCGGATCGTGATGCGGTATAATCGGGCTGTCGTCATTGGAGTAAGTCCGAGTGCTTACGAAGCAGCATATCGTGGGGCTGCGGAAACGACTGGCAGCCCTCCAAGCGGCCGGGGTGAGCGCGGCGCCCACGATCATCTCCGGTCCGGATGTCCAGTTCAAGAAGAAGGGCGTCTTCCGGGTCTATGGTGTCGCCGGGGTGTGGGAGTACGCCGGGATGCCACGAGGTCTTCGGAAGGAGATCAAGGAGCGCGGGCTGGAGTGGTGTCTCGTGCAGCGCCTCCCAGGTTCCCCGGCCGAGGCGCACGAGTGGGTCAGCGTGAGCACGCGGGACCCCAGGACTGGGGATAGCACGCCGGTGGGTGAGTTCCACGACGGGGACGACTGGGTGCATCTGTCCGAATACGGCGGAGACTCGGACCGTCTCGCGGAGTTCTGCCGGGTGGTGGAGGGGGTTCTCAAGGACGTGGCCCGTGTCGAGGCGGTCCGCCAGGGCCCGGACGACGAGTTTCAGGTCCTCTCCGTCTTTCCCCTTGTCCGGACTGTGGGCGCGGCGCTCTCGTTCGTCCGGGACCTCGTGGACGAGGGCATCCTGACCCAGGAGGAGGCCCTCCTTCGTATTTCCCCCAGCGACGTGGCCTCCATGGAGACGCCCACGCTGGACGCCATTCCGGAGGACGCCATCGCCAAGGGGACCCCGGCGGCGCCTGGGGTTGCTATCGGGCCGGTGGCGTGGGGGGCGGATGAGGCGGTCCAACACTACGCCGAGCACGGGGACAGGGCCGTCCTCGTGGTCAAGATGACCTCCCCGGAGGACGTGTCAGCTCTTCGCTACTGCTCCGGGATCGTGACGGAACGCGGGGGCTTGACCTCCCATGCGGCCGTGGTGGCTCGTGGGATGGGGCTCCCGTGCATCGTCTCCGCCAAGGGCATCGGCAGCCGACGTGGGGAGAACCTCACCATCTCCATGGACGGATCGACTGGCCTCCTTTTCGAGGGGGCGGTCCCTCTGGCGGCCCTTGCCGGAACGGCCATCCTCGACGAGGTGCTCCGCTGGGTCGAGCCCGGCATGCGGGTGTACGCCAACGTGGACACCCCGGACGCCACGGAAGAGGCCGTAAGCGCGTACGGTGCCCAGGGGGTGGGGCTCTGCCGGACCGAACACCAGTTCTTCGGGAAGGACAGGATCGAGCCTTTCCGGCGCATGCTCATGGCCGACACGGACGCCCTCCGGAAGGCCGCCCTCATTCGGCTCCTGGAGTTTCAGCGCGAAGACTTCCAGGGCATCTTCGAGGGGGCGGACGGTGCGCCCGTTACAATCCGGCTTCTGGACGCGCCGCTTCACGAGTTCTGGGGGGAGGGGGCAGCGGCCGACCTGGGAATTCCGAACACGGCGGTGCAACGCTACACCGAGGCCCTTCGGGAGTCGAACCCCATGCTGGGGCACCGGGGCTGCCGCCTGGGGATCACCGCACCGGAAGTCTACGCCATGCAGACCCAGGCCGTCGCCGAGGCGGCCAAGAAGGTCGAAGGGGCGCGGCCCAGGATCATGGTCCCCCTTGTGGCGTCGGTGCGCGAGCTCATCACTCTCCGGGCCCTCGTGGAGGACATCCTGGAGAAGGTCCTCGGCAAGAGGGCTGCCAAGGCGGTCCCCATCGGGACCATGATCGAGACTCCCAGGGCGTGCCTCACGGCCGATGAGATCGCCCACCACGCCGACTTCATGTCCTTCGGGACAAATGACCTGACCCAGATGGTCTGGGGCTTCTCCCGCGACGACGCGGAGAAGTGGATGCCACGATACTTGGACCTTCGGGTCCTCCAGGCCGACCCGTTCGCCACGCTCGATGTCCGGGGGGTGGGGCGTCTTATCCGACTGGGCATCGAGCTGGCACGGGCGGTTCGTCCGAAGATCGAGATCGGCGTGTGCGGCGAGCACGCGGCCGACCCCAGGTCCATCACGGCCTTCGCCCACCTGGGGGTGGACTACATCTCCTGCTCCCCCTCACGCCTCAAGATGGCGAGGCTCGCGGCGGCGCAGGTAGCGGTTCGAGGGAAGGTAACATGCGGCTCCGTCTGATAAACCCACAGACCCACGACATCCTGTTCGACGGGGACCCGAACGAGAACCCCAAGGACTTCCGGGACGCCCAGCGACTTGTCCCGGATGCGGTCCTGGAGGAGGTCGTACCCCCTCCGAGGCCAGAGCCGAGGCGGGAGGTGGCCTACGTCGGTGCGGTCATCTGGTGCTGCCTGGGGGCGGTCCTCGTGGCCCTGGCGCTCGGCTTCGCCGTGCGCGTGTTCATCTGGGCGTCTGGCTTATGAGCAAGCCCGCCATACCGGAGCCCTGCGCCTCGTGCGGGATCAAGGGCACCCGGAAGCCGAGGGGGGCCCTGTGCTGCCGGTACATCACCGTGCGGATCATGCCCCCGGTGGACGAGGACGACTGGGAGGAAATCCGGTGGTGGGTGGCCCACGAGGGAGTCCTCGTGTACGCGGACGTGCAGGCGTCCAGGCGCACCGACTGGTATCTCCAGGTGGACACCCGGTGCCGAGCCCTGGGCGCCGGGAACGTCTGCAAGGTGTACGAGGCGAGGCCGGGCCCGTGCCGGGACTACTCGCCGAGCGACTGCGAGGCGGTCCCAGGGGGCCCGGCCGGGGCGGCCGAGCACGCCATCGAGCTCCGGACCCTCGCGGACGCGGAGCGGTACGCCGACGCCTCTCTCCGCCTGGGGGTCCTCGCGGGGCGCCTCAAGGACCCCAAGAGCGTCCCGGAATCGAGGTCGGCGAGGTACACAATAGACCCATGACGCGCAAAGGCAAACAACGCCCTAAAGACCTCCTCCGGCCCAACCGAGCGGCCATGAGGAGGGCCCTCCGGCGCGTGCGCCTCGACGAGGCCCGCCCGGAGGCGTTCGACGCCCACCTGGGTGCTCTGGTGCGTCGGATCAGCAAATAGAGCCATTCTTGGCCCCTTTCGAGGGGAGGCCCTACGCTGGGTCGGCCCTGGCGTGGGGCCTTATTTTTTTCATCGCGCACGGTATTTTCTGCTTGAAAAGTGGACCGTGATACCCTATAATATAATTAGACGGGAGACGTGAGAGAGACGAAAGGAGCGCGAGATGGCACGACGGAAAGTGAAACCGAACTTCCTGACCTCGGACGCGGGCCTCACGGCGAACATCGAGGTGGACCGCTACCGGAGGGCCCAGTTCGAGGCCAAGGTCGCGGAGCTGGAGCCCCGGTTCCCCGGCCTCAAGGCTACCCTGACCCATGATCCTCTCGCGGGGAAGACGACGCTCGATTTCGCGCCCGACCCCCCGCCCTCGACGGTGACCTACACGGTCTCCGCCCCCTACCCCACCTACAAGGTCGGGCCCTACACCCTCCGGGCTGTCCTCACCCGCGACGACGTGGACAAGAAGTCCCTCTGGGTGGCCGAGGAGGGGGCCATCACCCGCGAGGTCGTCGAGGGGGCCGACTTCCTCCGGTGCGACCACTGCCAGACCCGGCGCCACCGGAAGACCCTCTACTTCTTCCTCAAGGACGGCGAGGAGGCCCTCACCCAGGTCGGCTCCAAGTGCTGCAAGGACTTCTTCGGGGTGGACGTGGAGCGGGAGCTCGCGGCCTTCTGCCGGGGAATCGAGGCGGAGTTCGGCGACGAGGACGGCTGGGATGCCCCTCGCGGCGGCTTCAACGTCAACGGCTACGACGCCGAGTACGCGGTGCCGGTCGCCCTGGTCTACGTCGAGAAGTGGGGGTACGTCTCCAGGCGGAAGGGCGAGGAGTGGGGCAAGCCGAGCACGGCCACCTACCTCTCGGTGCTCTTCTCCAAGCCCCAGTCGAACGAGCCCAGGGAGGAGCGGGAGGCCCGCGAGGCCCTCTTCGACGAGGCGACTGCCCGGAAGGACGAGCTCCTGAAAGCCTTTTCCGAGTACGCCACCGAGGCCCGCGCCCGCCTGGAGGAGAAGTGGACCGAGTTCCTCTTCAACCTCTGCCAGAACTTCGAGTACACCACCCTGGGGTTCGCGGCTTTCATCGCCTCGGACATCCTCAAGAAGCGGGCCGAGAAGAGGACCCCCAAGGTCGAATCGAAGTGCTTGGACAAGGAGGTCTCCACCAAGCAGCAAGACCTGGGGACCTACACCCTGACCTTCCAGCGGGAGGAGGATAGCGACTGGGGCGTCTCCTTCTTCCACGTCGCCAAGGCCGAAGACGGCACCACGGTCTTCTTCCGCCGGTCCCACTCGGACCTGAACCTCGGCGACACCTTCGACCTGCGCGGCAAGGTCAAAAAGCACCTCAAGGACGCCACGGTGGTGGGCTTTCCGAAGGTCAAGGTCCTCCGGGAGAAGGACGCCGAGGGGAACGTCCCCGACACCTGCCCCTCCTGCGGCAAGGCCCACAAGAACCACCGGTACACCTACTTCAAGTGCTCCAAGTGCAAGGTGGTGTTCGACGCCCTCAACGGCGTGAGCGCCTAACGCGGTCCTGGGGGGCCCCGAAGGGCCCCCTGGGTGATTCTGGAGGCCAAGATGTACTACGACAACGAAGACGCCGGGGACCTCACCCTGAGCGGCGCTGCGGGGGCTTCAGAGGCCCGTTTCGAGGAGCAGGTGGACGACGTGCTGGAGTTCCTGAACTACTCCGGCCCCGGCTACTACGACGACGCCGAGGACCTCCGGGACGACTTCCGGGCGGACCACCCCAAGGGCTACGACTGGGAGGACAGCGTGTTCGAGTACGCCCTGGCGCAGTACGCCCAGGAGGTCGAGGAGCCGGACGAGGAGCCCCCGGCCCGCGAGCCGACGGTCTGCCGCCGGTGCGGCGACGGCTACTCCTACCCGGACCCGAATTGCCCCGACTGTGGGGGCCGGGGAGAGGCCCTCTGAGAAAATTTTTGCCCGTGTGCGGGAATTTCTCTTGAAAAGTGGATCGTGGCACCCTATAATAAGAATAGACGGGACACGTGAGATACGACGGAAGGAGGAAACGATGAAAGCACCCGCGCAGGTCAAGCGACGCACCGCCGTGGTCAGCGGCAGGAAGGTCACGCTCATCGCCCGCGTCCTCACCCAGTACGCCAACCCCTACGGGGTCCGGGTCCGGGTGAAGGGCGACGAGGGCCGGGGCAAGTTCTTCAACTGGGGCTTGCTCATCGGTCGGGAAGACGCGGTGAAGCAGGGGGCGCTGAACGCCGCCCTCAACGCCTACATCGAGCAGGCCGACGCCAAGCCGAAGGAGTGCGGCGGCCGCCACCGGTTCGGCCACTGCAAGACCGGCGAGCACGACGCCCGGTTCACCGCCAAGGAGATCGCCCAGGTTGTGGCAGACGCCGCCGAGTGTGAGTGCCTCTGCCACCGCTACGGGGTCGTCCACGTGCACAACGGGACCATCTACGCGCACGATCAGGCCACCTGGGACAACCTCCTCAAGCGCCTGGACCCCTCCGAGGTCCAGACCGTCCCCTCCTACCGCTACAAGCACGGGGACACGGCCGAGACCCTCCTCGCCCGCTGCAAGGCGGCCGAGCGCCTGGGCGCGGCCGAGAAGGCCCTGGACGCGGCCGAGAAGGGCCCTGAGAGCGCCCGTATCGAGAACGACAAGGCCCTCGCGGCCCAGGAGGACCACACGGCCTTCTCGCGCTACCTGGGGCTCCAGGAGCAGGCTCCGGCGGAGTGGGCGGTCCGGATCGAGAAGCGCGAGGGCGGGTACTGGATCAATCGGTGCGTCGGGACGGGGGCCTTCTCCGGCATCCCGGCCGGGAGCACCTTCGAGGCGGCTGTGGACGCCCTGGAGTTCCTCATCACGGGGTGGGCCATCGGCAAGGGCATCCGAGAGTAGGAGACGCCCTGGGGGGCCCCTTCGGGGGTCCCCTGGGGGAACGCAGGCATGAAGTGGACCCCTGAGAAGATCGAATCGGTCCGGGCCGCCATCGCCCGCATCCGGGAGGCGCGGACCCGGCAAGAGCAGGCTCTCCGGGCTCTGGAGTTCCAGATGGCCCTGGCGGAGCAGGGAATTGACCCGGCTGAGGTGGCTGGGGTCGGACCTGGGATCGAGGGGCAGCATTTCCCGTTTTGGCAGGCCAAGAAGTTCGAGAGGCTGGCGTATCGTGTCCTCTTCAAGGACGGCCGCGAGATCGACCTCAAGACGCCGCTCCCCTACGATTTTGAGACGAGGAAGGAGTAGCACCGTGGGCAAGCTCATCCTAACGGCAGCGCAGCAAGAGGCCCTGGGGCTCGCCCCCGGCACGTACACGGTTACGGTCGAGGGGAGGGACGTGCAGCACCTCGCCTGGAGGGCGACCCGGAACAAGAGCGGCTCGGCGAAGCTGGGACCCGTCCGGGTGAAGATCAAGGCCGCTCCGGACCAGTTCAAGGTCATCTACGCCCCGGACGCCCGGTGCCTGGAGGAGCGGCCCGACGTGAAGGCCGCCCGGTTCGAGATCAAGGCGTACAGCTACGAGGCCGCCCGTTCCGAGGCGTGGCGGAACCTCAAGCGCCTCTACGGGGGCGGGGTCCCCGGCTGGAACAGCAACCTCCACGTGCTCAAGCGGTGCGACGACGACGTGTACCGGACCGAGACCGGGCAGAGCCTCAAGGAGATCGAGGAGCATCTGGAGGCGTTTCATACCCCCACGTAAGACTTTCCTTACCTGGGGGTGGGAAATCTCCAATCGGATCAGCGGGAGCGCCAATCGGAGGGAGAGGAAAGGGACTTTTATGGCGGTTTTCGAGGGGTTTCAGTGTGGCACGGCGATTGCTTTACTTTCGGGCGAGTCTTTTGAGGAAAGAAGCATGATCGGCATCGGCCTCACTCTCGAAATCCGGCAGACGCTCGCCCTCGTGGGCGGTGCGACCGAAAGCATCTTCACCGGGGCGGAATCGCTCCTCCTGTCCAGTGGGAGGGTCCAGGAGGCCCTCCAGTACGTGGCGAGGAGGAAGAGCATGGACCGGTACAGGTCCACCATGGACTTCCTCCTCTGTGAGCTCTTCCCGGAGCACCAACCTGGGTGCTGGAGGTTCTACGCCGGGAAGGGCCCGCAGCTCAAGAAGCTTTTGACGGCTGAGGAGGTCCTGGTCTTCGACGGGCGCCTCATCGCGGTCCTCGTGCATGCCCTGGCGATCAGCCGGGAGCACGACCTCGGCCTCCGGAAGCCGGGCCGCGTCTCGTGGGGGACCCTCCGGAAAGAAGTCCGGGACTTCGGCCTCGTGGCCTAATAATTTTTTGGGAATTTCGCTTGAAAAGTGGACCGTGATACCCTATAATATAATTGGAGACTGGAAACGAAAACGACGACGACGAAAGGAGGAAGCCATGGGTTGGAGTTGCGCGAGGGACGCCGGACGGACGCTGGACGCCTTTTCCAAGGCGTGCATCGAGAACTCCGGGTCACAGAACACCTGGAAGGACGCCCAGGGGCGGTCCTACTTCTTCGAGACGAGCCGCACCGAGCACCACGACGGCGCCATCACGGGCACCGTCTGGAGGGTTGTCGGTGGGTTGTGCCGCCGGTCCGGGTCCTTCCGGATCGAGGCGGACGGCCGGGTCTCGCGGGCCCCCAGGTTCCTCAAGGACGCCGCCAAGGCGGCCGACACCGAGCCGAAGGGCTGCCCGTGCTGCGGGCGCACCAAGGGCGCCCCGGACTTCGCTTTCGTCCCGGCTGGGAAGGAGATCGTAACCTGCCCCCGGTGCCTCGGCCCGGTGGCGGTGGACAAGCAGTGATCGGCGGACCCACGACACCGACGGAGGGAGCCATGAGCAAGACCGAAGGAACCCTGGAGACGAAGATCGGGACCCTGCGCTACGCCGTAACGGACGGGTCCCACGTGTTCATCGGGACCTCCTCTGGGGGCCACCACGAGCAGGGCGACCGCATCGTGCGGCTCCGGGGGGTGGAATACTACTTCTCCCTCCATCTCTTCCTCCAGGAGGACGGCTCCTGGGACCTCCAGAAGGGCGACCGCATCTACCTGAGCCGGGTGAACTTCACGGAGCCCTCCGAGCCCGCGAAGCGCGACGTTACGGCCATCGCCAGGGCCGCCTGGAACGAGTACATCAAGGGCAAGGACGAGATCATCACCGAGGCCGCCAAGGGGGCCGCCCGCGAGCGCATCGAGAAGTTCCGCGAGGAGCTCGCCGAGCTCAAGTCCAAGGTCGAGGCCAAGGAGACCGAGCTCTCCTCGGAGATCGCAGCCCTGGAGGCCCTGGAGGCCCTGTAGAAGGAGACAAGTCCTTGGCGCTGTGCCGAGGGCCACACGGATAGGTTCCCCGCTGGGGGCGATAGGAGAACCTGACCCATGGCAAAGAAGCAGATCATCGTGGAAGTGGAGGAGGCCAAGAGGGGTCTCCCGGATGCTCGGAAGCGGCATCCCAGCCTGCACCCAATCGACGACAAGAACGCGCTCTGGGAGTGCGCCCAGGAGGCCGTGTACGAGGTGAAGCGCCTCGTGAACACCATCGACTACAAGATCGGCGACCGCCTGGAGTCCGAGGAGGTTCGGAACCTGTGCGCCAGGGCCGACTGGAAGATCGTGGTGGCGAAGCCAAAGGAGTAAGGGAGCGCGGGCTCCGGCCCGCGTCGGCCGCCCTGCCCTGGGCGTCCAGCGCGAGCCGGAATCCATGAAGACGGAGGAGCCCCATGGTGGACTGGAAGAAATATCCCGACGAGAAGCCCCCGGTGGAAGACGACGGTTCCCTGGACCGGAGCATCGAGGTCCTGGTCTTCGACGGGCGCCGGGTCCGCGTGGGCTATCTTCAGGGCGGCTACGACCCCGACTACGACGACTTCCCTCCCCGCTGGAAGCTGGAAGGGCCGGATATGTACGACCTCGACGGGGTGACGCACTGGGCCCCGCTGCCCGCACCCCCCACGACTGCAAGGAGGGCATCATGAACGGCGTAACGGAGAACATCCACGGGAGCCTGACCCGGACCCGGACCTACACGGAGGCGGGGCACGTCTTCCGGATCGTGGCGAAGGTGCGGTACACCCACCTGAACGGGAACGCCAACCCCCACCTGTCCGTCACGGGCGAGCTGTGGCGCAAGCTCCAGGGGACCGAGTGGCGCTACTACCACGGGGGCGACCGCAAGAAGGACAAGTCCGGGACTTGGGGCCTCGACTCGTGCGGGTGCGTCCACGACGAGATCGGGAAGCATTTTCCGGAGATCGCCGAGACCTATCTGCCTTTCCACCTGTGGGACGGCCTCCCGATGCACTACGAGGCCAACGCCCTCCATTGGTGGGAGTTCCTGGTCGGGAAGTCCCGGTGGGGGTCGTGCCGCAACGCCCTGAACACCGACAAGGACTACTCCGACCCGCTCCACCCCCGGACCCTGACCGACCACGAGTGCCGCCAGCGCGTCCGGACGATCCTCATCGAGCACGTGGGCTATGGGCTCTCCGAGCAGGACACGCCTCGGCGCCTCCTGACCCGCGACCGGGAAGCCTTCCGGCAGTGGCTCAAGAGCCGGGCCAAGGACATCTTCGCCCGCTTTGGCCGGGCCGTGGAGCAGCTCTGGACGGAGGGGGACCCGGTGCACCGGCACCGCACGTGCCTGGAGTGCGACCACGAATGGGACGCCCCCGTGGAGCACACGAGCGAGACCTCGAACCTCTCCAGCGAGAAGACCGTGGACTGCCCGGAGTGCGGCTCCAGGCAGGTCGTGGGAGGGCCCTACTTCGTCCCAAAAAAATCTTGATTTCCGCTTGAAAAGTGGACCGTGATACGCCATAATAAGAGTGGAGACAAGAGGCCAACACGAAAGGGGGACACGATGAGCGAGCCCATCCGGATCGAAGACACCGACGCCGTGGGGCGGCTGGAGGCGCGGATCGCCAAGCTGGAGGCCCTCCAGGAGCAGTACAAGGCGGTAAACAAGGCCATCCGCAAGCACGCCAAGAAGGGGGCCGAGGCCCAGGTGGCGGCCCTCGTCGAGCTGGGGCTCTCCGAGGGGACGGCCCGGAAGACGCTGGAGCCCGACTTCTGCGGGCGCGTGGGCATCCCCGCCTACGAGCTCCAGAACAACGGGGCGAACATCCGGCGCCTCAAGACCCAGGTGAAGCGGGCGCAGGCCCTCCAGGCCGCCGCCCCCTCCGAGGCCGAGGGCGACACCGGCCGGTTCGAGGACGCCCCCCAGGACAACCGGGTGCGCGTCTTCTTCCCCGGCAAGCCCGACGCCTCGGTCCGCAGGGACCTCAAGTCCAGCGGCTTCCGCTGGACGCCTTCCCTGGGGTGCTGGCAGGCGTACCGGAACGCCTACACCGTCCAGGTCGCCAAGCGCCACGCGGGCGCGGCCGAAGGATAGGGCGGCCGAATCGGCCGCCCCTTTTGGGGGCAACACAATGGACCTCTCCGTTACCACCACCGACGGGCGCCTCTTCACGACCCTGGACCACGTGGACCTCGCCCGTCTCGTCTTCGCCCGTTTCGGCCGCGACGCCGAGGCGGCTACGGCCGCGTGGCGGCGCCTCCTCCAGAACTCGGCCGAGGTCGAGGACTTCCTCGCCCTGGTCGAGTACAAGGAGCACACGCCCCACTGTGAGGGGTGGTGCCGCGACGCCGGAGAGGACCATTAGGAGATCAATGCCGGGCTGGCGCAAAGGCAGACGCAGCCTCTTAGAAAGGTGGATTCCCCCTCGGAATCAGTTACGGGTTCGAGTCCCGTGCCCGGCACCAGACGATAGGACAGGAGGAGCCATGGACCCCAAAGCGTGCATCGAGAGGTTCTGCGAGGCGATCCGGGACGGCGACTGGGAAGAAGCCCACGCCGCCCTGGAGGACCTCCGCGAGTGGCGCGAGAAGGGCGGATTCCTGCCCGACTTCTACGTCACGTTCACGCAAGACGGGAGGTAGTGATGACGACGGTGAAGCTCAATGCGTTCCACCGGGAACTGACCCGGACGGTCGAGGGCCGGAACCGCGTGAAGCGGGCCCACGACGCCGAGGCCGAGATCGGGTACTCGGAGATTATCTTCGAGGTCCCCACGGACAACCCCCGCGTTTCGGTCCTTGTCTACACGTCCTACGACCCCAAGACGCGGGCCCTCAAGGAGGACGGCGAGGACGCGGTGAAGTTCGTGGTCCGCTACGTGGGCCGCGAGCGCACGCGCTTCGTCGGGAACCTCAAGAAGGTGCACCGGGCCGGGCTCGATGGGAACGGCGGCGTGGATCGGTTCTACGAGCGCGTGGTGCACCGGGTGGCGACGATCATCGCCCTGGCGGTCCCGATCCGTCGGTGCGAGTGCGGTTCCATCCTGGTGCCCCGGTGGGCCCGGAAGAAGGGCAAGTGGTTCCTGGGATGCCTCGACCTGTGCGGGCGCTCCCTGGACGTGGACATCGAGGAGGCGTCATGATCCCCAAGCAGTACATCCCGGCCGTGGGCGACACGGTGCAGCTCGACGACTACACGGGGTACACGTCCAGGGGCATCCCTCCCTGGGGGCCGCTCTACGTCAAGGCCGTGAACGGGCTCCGGACGAACGAGCACGGCACGCGGTACTTCGAGGAGGGGAAAGTCCCCCAGCTCCGGCTGGAGACCCTCGACGACGGAGAGCTCACGGGCCTGTGCATCGACGTGTCGCCCGGCGAGGTCAAGAAGCCCCTCTACTGGGAGCCCCAGTACACCATCTACGTGAAGGACCGCGAGCAGGGCGAGCAGGTCCTCTCGTGGCTCCGCGAGGGGCGGGGCGTCAAGGTCTGGGGGTCCCAGGACCTCAGCACGGCCGGGCGTACGTTCTACACTCCGGGCGACGCGGACAAGCCGCACTGGAGCGTCGAGGGCGTCGAGATCGTGCACGACCCGGACCGGATCAAGGTCCTCCTGGTGGTGAAGCACCCGGTCCCCACGGGTGAGCCCACGGGCGTTGTCCACGCCGACGACTGGAAGAAGGCCAAGGCCGAGGCCGTCAAGGAGCGCAAGCGGGCCCTCCGGGAGCACAAGGCCCTCGGCCGCAAGGTCCAGAACATCAAGGACGGCGGTGTCGTCCTGGAATCCTGGTTCGAGACCTACGAGGAGATCAAGGATTGACCGGCCCGGCGGCCGGGGATAGACTGAGAGCATGAGCGAAGGAACCGACAACCCGGCGGGCATCCGCCCGCTGCCCTACCCCTCGGCTTCGGGGACCTATCGCGTGCCCATCCACGACCTCGTGCGGGACGGCCATGCGAAGCAGGTAGGGCCGAACATCTGGGAGATGCTCGAAGACGTGGAGGTCGTGGTCGAGGAGGGGCTGCCCCTCGTGATGACGACCGGCTCCCGCTGGGCTTCGGCGGACTACGTGTTCAGCAAGCCTTTCATGAACCTTCGCCTCCAGCTCTTCAACTAACCCCGCCCCGGCTTTTCGTTTGACAAGCGGTCCGTGATACCGTACAATCGGGCCGTTTCATGGGTGGGGCGAGATGGACGCCACGAACTTCAATCCTCAGACGTTGCTCATGGACTTCTACGCGGTGGCGGGAGTCCGATTCGAGCTCATTGACACGGAGGACGCCTCCTTCGTGTTCGCCCAGGACGCCCAAACCCTGGGATGCGTCGTGTGCGACCCGGACCTCGCCGGTGCGGCAACGGCCATCCGGGCCGCAGTCGTGCAGGCCATGAAGCGGGCCCTCGTGCGGGACGGCCTGTTCATCCTCGCTGCCGAGGTCCGGCATATCTACGACAAGGGGAAGCTCTCGCCCTCTCGGTCCGGCTTCTTCACGAAGAACTTCGGTCCCGTAGGGCGCAAGTGGTTCTTCATCTACGACGCCATCTACTCCCACGCGGGGGCGGGCCTCGACTGTGAGCCCGTAACCCCGGCGCCGCCTCTCGACACCCAGTTCCCCGGCTATCTCCAGTCCTATGTGGCCGGTGCAACCGCGTCGCGGGAGACGGGCCTCCCCTTCCACGAGGTGGCCGAGCGCGTCTTCGACAGGACCGCCGGGGCGAAGTGGAGCGGGAGTTTCGGCGGCAAGGCGTGGCTCGAAATCGCCAGGGCCTACCGGGAGCTCCTCACGGCGGAGACCGAGACCGAGATCATCGTGGCGGCGGACCGCCTCATCTCCCTGGAACACAATACGAATACCCTGTTCACGAAGTGTTCCCACTGGGCGGTAGGGGGCGACTGGGCATGGATCAAGGGGTGCCTGGACATCAAGTTCTCGGCCTCCTCGCCGGTGGCCTTTCTGGGGCTCTGCTCGGAGGGGGTGCGCCAGATCGTTCTCGGCCTGCACCTGTCCGGGCGCACTATCGGAAGCCCAGGAGGGCCCCTCCGAGGCGCCCAGGAGGACGCCCCCCTCCCTCGGCACCCGGAGCCCCCAGAAAGCGGCTCTCCGGAGGCGGGAGGGGCCTTCCTGCTCGATTCTGTGGGGGAAGGGGACATGCTCGGCCTCCAATACGAGGGGGCGGTGCGCCAGTTCCAGGTTGAAGCGGTGCACGTCCTGGGATACGGTCATAGGTCCTTCATCCTGTCCCCCAGCGGGTGGCACGAGCACAAGGGGCTCGGTCCGGGTGGAAAGCCCCTCGTGATAGAGCTCTTCGCCATGACGGGGGAGGAAGTCCAGGCCCGGTTCGTGTCTCGGCAGGAGGTCGAGGCCGTCGAGCGGGTGAAGCGTGTCGCGGCCCGGTTCGCGGCGGAGCTGCACCAGCTCTTGGGCGGGATCGTCGCGCTGGAGAAGCCACTTCTGGCCGTGGGCTCCGTCCAGCTCGGGGAGTACGTGTTCCGGTTCCGGATCAAGGGCCCGGAGGGCCGGAATTTCCGGGTCTATGTGGGGGCCTCGGAGAAGTCGCTTTGCATCTTCACGGGAACGTCGCGGCACCCGGCCGAGGACCCCTTTTCGGAAGACGTTTTCGAGGAGTTCACCCTGGACCGGGCTGAGGACGGCGATTTTCTCGCCGACTTTGGACGGCGGCTTCTGGGGGCGGCCGTCGCCTCCCTGGCGGCTGGGGACGATTGACTGTCGGTATCGACAGTGGAGGAAAAGATGGGAGACAGACGAGGAAAACGAATCATCCAGCTCGAAGGGGAGCTCATGAAGCGCCGGGAGGAGGCCCTCAAGCTCAAGGAGGAGCGCGTGCGCCTCCTGTCCAGCCTCAAGGCCATGACCGTCCGGACCCAGAAGCCCACCGCTTACATGCTCGAAATCCGCCGGGCGGTGATGGGGAAGGAGATCGCCGAGGAACCCAGGGAGGACGCCGACAAGATCATGCAGGAGATCACCTTCGGCCTCTCCCATCTCCAGGCCGAGATACAGCGGCTCACGGCGGCCGAGAACACCACTCTCTTCGCCCACGAGCTCGCGGGAGTGGAGCGGTCGTGCCTGCGGTGCATGGGCCCGGCGGACCCCATCAAGGAGAAACCGAGAAGCCTGGAGGAAATCCACGAGCGGCAGGCGCGGCTCATCGCCCTCTGCCGAGTCCAGAAGATCGCCAAGGGTATCGTGCCCGATTGCCCGATGTTCAGGCCGCAGGCCGTCGCCAAGGAGGGAGAAGATGACGATCAAGAGCGCGAAGGATTCAACGCCGATGGAACCCGCACCGGCCGCTTCCGAGGAGACCGAGAAAACAAAGGAAACGCTCCTCGCGGTGCAGAAGGAAGTCCTGGAGAACACGGTCCGGACGGAGCCGACGTACGGGCAGCTCAAGGAGACGGTGAAGCGCCTGGAGGAGGCCCTGGAGCGGGCGGCCCAGGCGGCAGCGAAGGACCGGGCGAAGGCGGCGACGGCGGAGGAGGAGACGGAGCGGGTGCGGTCGAGGGTGTCCAAGGAGAAGCAGAAGCTCCTGAACCGGATCGAGGGCCTGGAGGTGAGCCTGTCGAAGGAGCGCACGACGGCGAATAAGTGGCTCGCCGTCAAGGCGTCGCCTGTCGGCCCCTACCTCCAGGAGACCGGCCGTGCCACCGACAAGATACCGTCGAGCATCTCGCGGGACGGAGACTGGATCGCCCCCCTCCTCGCGGCCTACAAGCGCGGTGCGTCGGCCGGGAGCGAGGCGGCCATGGTGGCGGCCATCGAGCGGCACGCCGACCTCGACGAGAAGCGCCCGGCGCAGTGCGTCTGCCCGGCATGCCAGCTCAGGCGGCATATCGAGGAGCAGAAGGTGATCCTCGTGAACCTCAAGCAAGAGAACGACCGGCTCCTCCGCGACTTGGACAAGGAGCGGGGGAAGAAGGTGAAGAGCAAGCGCCGGAGCCGGTAGGCGTAAGCGCGTACGGTGGAGGACCCCATGCAGACTTTCATGAGCGACGACGGCCGCATCCTCATCCACGTAAGTAGCGACTTCTCCGGAGAGGCCGAGATCATGGTGGGCGACGCCCCTCCCTTTGCGTTCGACCCGTCCATTCTCGTGGCCGTGGGCGAGCACTACCTCGATCTCGCCCTCGCCAAGGCCCTCGCGGCGGCCGAGGACATCCTCCCGACTCTGGAGGGCGACGACCGCCAGGGCACCGTCGAGGACCTCGTGGAGAACATCAAGCAGCTCGCGGCCATGCGGGCGAGCGCCAAGCCGGAGGCCGTCCTGGTGGTCCGGTGCACCGGCTGTGGGGCGGGGTACGACGGCCCCCTCATGACCGGGTTCATCTGCGCCGAGTGTTCGAGCGTCTGGGACCCGGCAACGGGGAAGTGGAAGCACCCCAGCGGGATCACCCCCTTGAAAAAGGCGCAGCTCCTCGCCGAGCGGGCCCCGAAGGTCCCGGCCGAGATCGCCGAGCACCTGGAGAACAAGACCCTCATGTGCCCTCCCGACGCGGAGAGCGTTACGGGCCACTACGACCCGGCCGGGCCGGGCGGTGGGGAGGCGCCCGCTGGAGTGCCCATCTGCGCCGGATGCGGGAGGCCCAGGGCCGACCACAAGCCCAGGAAGGAGGGGGCGTGAACTTCATTTTCACAGCGGCGGTGCTTCGAGTGAACCGACCGAACAAGGTCGGGCGCCTCTATCCCCGCGAGATCGTCGAGACGGCGATCAAGGAGGCTGGGGACACCATCCTCCTGGTGGTAACGGAGACGGACGACTGGGGCGGCCCCATGATTTCGCTGAACAAGGCCGTGGGCGAGGTCAACCGGCTGTGGATCGGGGACGACGACATCCTCCGGGTCCAGGGGCGGCTCTTCGGGGATGTGGCGCCACTCAAGGGCCTCTCGCCCGACGACGTGGTGCGCCTCGTGGGCCGGTTCAAGCTCGTCACGGTCGGGCAGGGAGCCCTGGGCCCGGAGGATCAGGTGCTCGACGGCTACCGCATCAATGGTTTCCTCCTCGCGGAGGAGTCGAACGACGAGGCGGCCGAGAGCATCCCGGCGGTGGTGCTGCCGGATGGAGTGGGATCATGACAGTATTCGGATTCGGGGACTTCTCGACGAAGCCGGGGAAGGGCGACGGCGACAAGAAGCCCAAGAAGATCAAGGGGAAGCTCATCGGGTGGCTTGTCAGGGTGGAGTGCTCGAAGTGCCGGGAGGAGCGAGTCCGCCGGAACCGGCGCCTCGCCAAGCCCTCCCTGAACTGAGGAGGAGGGGCCATGAGGATCATCGAAGCTGGAAGCGCGGTCTCCAGGGACCCCCAGAGGGTGGCCGAGGAGATCGCCCAGGACATCCGTCGGGCGTGCGCCCCCGGTCCGGTGCACCGGTTCGCCCTGTTCATCGACCACCTGCTCTACACGATTCATGACGCTGTTTTCGGGCGCCCCAGGCAGCCCTTCAAGGGGTGATCGCACGGTGGACAGTCCGTGGGAACACAATATGAGATCGCACCGCTCCGGGCGACTCGGTGAGGAGTTCTGCCGGGAGCATTTCGGGATCAAGGAAGATGACCGGTTCGAGATCAAGAGCTCGGCCGCCGAGCACGGGTCTTTCGTGGTCCAGGCGTGGCAGCTCCTCGAACAGCTCGGCAAGCAGTACGTGGTGGTGACCTACGACAGGGCGACCCGGAGAGTCACGAGGGGGCCGAACAAGGGGAAGAAGCGGTTCATTGAGACCATCGAGCAAGCGTATGGGAAGAAACTCAACGTCTACGTCGTGCCCGGCCACCGGATCATGGAGTACATCCTCCAGAACGAGCTCAAGGTGTATTGCACGGCCAGGGGCGGCAACGTCCTCCACTATGGGAAGTGGGGGGTGGTCTGGAGGGTGCCCTACGCGGTCCTCCCGACGGAGGTCTACGAGGAGACCGAGGCGTACGTCCTCCACGCGGACCCGATGCACCCGCCGGGGTGGGAGGGGGACGCGGTGGCTCGGACCATCCACGGAGGGCTCTTCGATGCTCCCCAAGGCGGGAATGGAAAGGCCCGGCCGCCCAAGGAGCAGGACGAAGACGAGGACGTACCCTTCTGAGGGGGGACCATGATCTACGTCATTTCCGACACCCACTTCGACCACGCCAAGATCGAGGTCTACTGCAACCGGCCGAAGGGCTGGCAAGACCTCATCATCCGGAACTGGAAGCGCATCGTGGGGCCCGGCGACACGGTGCTCCACCTGGGGGACCTCGGCTGGAAGAACGCCGAGCGCATGGCGGCCATCGTGAAGGAGCTCCCCGGCCGTCTCATCATCTTGAAGGGGAACCACGACCAGAGCGCCCGGTGGCTCGAACGGTGCGGGGCCACGCTCGTCCTCAATGAGCACGGGAGGGGCGTCAGCATCGACGACCCGGACTACCCGGCCGCCTTCGTGTGCGCCAAGATCGACTCGGACCCCAGGGCCCTCCTCCCCCACTTCAAGGAGTGGTTCCGGTCCGTCGTCGTCTCCCACGAGCCCCACACGAACATCAAGTGGCCCTACCTCTACGGCCACGTCCACAATAACCCCGTGGCCTGGGACGACGCGGGCGTGCCCTTCCCCCTCAGCACGATCCCCGGCCGGAACGTCTGCGTCGAGGTCATGAACTACATGCCGGTGCCCCTCCCTGTGATCCTCGCCGACTCGGAGTGGATCGAGAAGCACTGGGGAGCCATGGCGCGGCATCTTTTCGGGATGGACCCCCAGCAGGCCCGTTCCAAGGAGTGAACATGCACAGGATCGAGATTCCCCCGCCGGAGGTCTTCGCCGACGCCGAGGCGCTGGAGGCCAAGGCGGCCGAGAGCGCCGGAGAGCTGGCGAACGCCGCCATGCACGAGGTCGTGTCCCTCCTCCGCGTGACGCAATACTACAAGGCCCTCCTGGACCGCCTCATGCAGCCCCCGACGCCTCGGCTCCTCGCCCTGGCGGAGCGGTACGTCCAGATCGAGGAGACCGGCCAGGGCCCCCAGCCCCTCGGCGAGGACGAAATCTCGGACCGTTTCGAGGTCGTCGCCGAGGCTTACCGGTACTACAAGGGCAAGTACGACGCGGCCCGCTCCGGCCTGGGCATCTGCACCGTGGGCCACGAGGCCCTCATGCGGAAGCCCCAGGAGACCACGGCCGAGTACCTCGCCCGGCTGGCCTACCTCATCAAGGACTTCGGAGCCCAGGTGACGGCCCAGATCGGGAAGGCCCGGTTCGGCCTCCCGGAGGACCACGAGGGCCCCGTGGCGACGGCCGAGGAGATCGACGACGAGATCATGGAGGGCCCAGGCGACCGCCCCCGCGCCGAGCCCGTCCCCGACCAGGAGGAGCCGGGCTGGCAGGACGATATGGTCAGGGAGTACGGGTGCTCCTTCCTCATGGCGGGCATCCGGTTCGAGCAGACCGTCGTCAAGGTCGGCAACGGGATCGGTGTGGAGCGCCGGGTCCAGGAAGGCGGGGACGAGGTGTACGTGGTCTTCGCCCCGGCGGCCAAGATGCGCGACGCCGACAAGCTCGCCGAGCTGTGCAACATGACGCCCCTCGGCGAGTGGAAGGAAGTCTCGCCGGACGAAGCGCCCGAAGAGGGCGGAGAGGAGGAAGCATGAAACGGGAGGGATTCCCGGCCGAGCCCCAGCCCGTGCGGGAGGTCGAGGTCCTCCAGGTCATCAAGACCACGGGCCTGACCGGCAACGGGGACGACGACGATCCGGTCCGCACTGTGGACCAGTTCTTCGCCATGGACGGAAAGCACCTCTTCAAGATCGACCGCTGGGACGAGGAAAAGAAGGAGCCGGAGCCGGTGTATATCCGGTGGCCCGGCCTCGACGAGGAGGGGAGGGTCCGGGCTGTCGCCGACCTCCTGGACTCCCTGTCCAGGGACCCGGCTATTGACCTCCGACACCCCCGCTTCCGGGGCGACTTCGTACGCCGTCTCGCCCGGCTCTTTCGAGAGATGACCGAGAAGCTCTACGCCAAGCCCGAAACGGGCCCGGAGCAAGACCCCAGCGTGGTTCTCAAAGAGGACCCGATCCACGTCCACGGGCCGAAGAGCGTGTTCGCGGCGCGGTGCGACTTGGCAAGGCGGGATGAGTCCCTGGCGACCACCATGCACGAGTTCTGCGGGGAGATGTTCCTGGACGTGCTCAGGGCCGAGAAGGATGGCAAGGAGGGGTGGGACGACCCCCAGCAACGCGACTTCCTCATGCACGAGCTCCACGTGCACGCGGAGCAGGGCAAGTGGGTCGGTGTGGCGAACTTCGCTGCTTTCCTGTGGAACCTGGACCGCGAGTGGCAGGCCGAGCGCGAGCGCAAGGAGAAGGAGGAGGGATGCCAAGGCGAACCTTCAAGCTGAACGGGCACGAGCACGGGTGGCTCGTCCTCGGCGACGCCATCAAGGGCATGGCGCGGATGGAGGCCGGGTCTGTGGACCTCGTGTTCGCGGACCCTCCCTTCGGCCTCGCCCAGATGGCCGGGGGCAAGATCGAGAAGGCGTACAACCGCAAGAAAGAGTACGTCCTCGACGGCTACACCGAAATCCACCCGCTCCGGTACAAGGAGTTCACCGAGGACTGGCTCCGGGCGGCGTACTACGTCCTCCGGACCGGCGGCGGCCTCTGGGTCATGTCCGGGTGGACCCACGCCCACGTGGTCCACGAGGCCCTCCTCGCCCAGGGGTTCAAGCTCCTGAACAAGGTGGTCTGGAAGTACAACTTCGGCGTGTGGACCACGCGGAAGCTCGTGACCTCCCACTACGAGATGTTCTACGCCTGCAAGCCGCCGGACGGCCGCCGGACCTTCAACCGGCTCCTGGGGAACGACCACGAGTACGACCGGGACGAGCGCCGGGCGGACTACCTGTGGCGGCAGGACGTGTGGGACATCAAGCGCGAGTACCAGCCCGGCCGGGTCAAGAACATCACGAAGCTCCCGAACGCCCTGGTGCGGCGGGTGATCGAGATGACCACGAACCTCGGCGACGTGATTCTGGACCCCTTCGTGGGCAACGGGACCACCTACGTCGAGGGCCTGCGCCTGGGGCGCAAGGTGATCGGGTTCGAGGTGAACAAGGGGGCGTATGTCCACGCCTCAGAAGAGGCGCGGGAGGCCCTCAAGACCATCCTTCCTTGAGGACACCACCATGGACTGGAAACAGGACACACACAAGCATATCAGGCGCGTGCGGCGGCTTCTCAGGCTCTTCATGGTGCTTCTCGACGCACGAGGGAGCACCCACGACCTCACGAAGCTCCAGAGCCCGGAGGCCGAGGTCTTCGAGGAGTTCACGCCGAAGCTGGCCGGGTCCACCTTCGGGAGCGACGAGTACAAGGGCTTCCTGGCGGACATGAAGCCCGCCCTGGACCACCACTACGAGTGCAATCGGCACCACCCGGAGCACTTTTTCGATGGTGTCGCGGGCATGAACCTCGTGGACCTCCTGGAGATGTTCGCCGACTGGAAGGCCGCCAGCGAGCGCCATGAGGACGGCGACATCCGGCGGAGCATCGAAATCAACGCGGACAGGTTCGGCATCACGAATCAGCTCAAAGCGATCCTCCTGAACACCGTGGTCCTCCTGGAGGGAGAGGAGAATCTTGACGACAGCGGGGCGGGAGGGTAGGCTCGGACTGGGAAAAGTCGGTTGCTTTTTTCTTCATTGAGCCCGCCCGCGTACTCCGTGGACGGGCTCTCATATTTATCTGTAAATTTCCGTTGACAAGCGGACCGTGAGACCCCATAATATGAGCGTCGAGTGAAGGGGAAAATGATGCTGTACCACCTGAGCCCTACCGGCCGCGCCCTGACCTGGAAGCAGTGGAAGGGGCATGGCGGCTGCGATCTTTCGGACTGGAGCGCGGGCCTCGTGTGCGGTCAGCTCGGACTGAGGCGCAGGGGCGACATCGAGACCCTCCCTCTCGGCCTCATCGAGGATGCGGCCCACTCGGCCGGGCGCGAGCTCGCCCGTTTCGCCGCCGAGCACCTGAATCGTCCGGAGTGGGCGGTTCCCTACAAGGAGGACGAAAGCCCGTGCGCTACTTCATCCGATTGAACGAGGACCCGGAGCTCCAGGCCGAGGCCAAGCACGTCGAGAAGGTGAGCCCCACCGAGGTCCTCGTCCACGACGTGGCGGACTTCCCCTTCTACACGGGGCCCATCAAGGTCTCGAAGTTCGAGCTCGTGGACGAGAGCGGCGAGGTCTGGGCGTTTCGGCGCCTCCCGGCCGCTGCCTGCTTCGTCCTGACCGACTCCATCCGGCTCTCTGTGAACTGGCGCTGCACGGTCGTGTCCGGCAAGGAGAGCATCGAGTTCGGAGGCCAGGGATGAGAAGACGAGCACCCAAGAAGCCGGGACCCAAACTGAACCGAGACTGGGTGGGCCTCCGTGTCCGGCTGCGTCGGGAGGCATCGAACGCCTACGGGGTCCTCCCGGCCGGGACGGAGGGGGTCATCAAGCACTACTCGTCCGGACGGCCCAGGATCGAGTTCATGAGCGACGAGTGCCCGCACTGTAAAGTCCGGATCAGGATCAGCGGGATGAGCCGCTTCGACTTCGACATCTTGACCCCGAAGGAAGACTGGCCCGACACGAGAGGGAAGGGCCGCCACTACGAGGAGAGGCGCTGGTGAGCATCCGCATCGTGAACGTCCGCTTCCATGGGGCGCCGAAGGGCCCGAATGAGGTCTACGTCGGCCGGTACGTGGCGGGACGGCAGGACCTCAAGCCGTCGCCCCTGGGGAACGTGCCGGGCCGTAGCTGCACGCCCATCGAGGCCACCGAAATCTACCGGGAGTGGCTCCACGAGCGCGTGGTGAAGGGCAAGAGCTGGCCGTACAGCAAGGCGCGGGCGGAGCTCAAGCGTCTGTGCGATCTCCACGAGCAATACGGGGACCTCGTGCTCGTGTGCTGGTGTGCCCCGGAGGCTGGATGGACCTCGGCTGACAAGCCCCGCCGCTGCCACGCCCAGATCATCGCCAAGTACATCGAGGAGCGGCTGGGATGAATACGACTTACATCCAGGTAACGCTCCAGGTGGCCGTGGAGGACCCGGCGCACTGCTCCGGCGCGTGTAATTACGCCGGGGCCGAGCTGTGCCTGCTCTTCGGGCGAGCCCGGATGCGGGACCCGCAGACGGACCTCTACTGGCGGCTTCCGGACTGCGAAAAGGGCGGCGAGCTCCTCGAAGCGTGCATGGACCTCCGGAAGGAGATCGAGGGGAGCGGCAAGAAGCGCAAGGGGAGGAAGTGATGGGTGTCATTGACACCATCATCTCGGTGGCCGCCATCCTTGGGGTGGTCGTCTTCCTCGTGTGGGTCTTCATCTGGGACATGCGGGCCAAGCGGGCCCTCAAGGAGATCGACCAGTGGGACCGGGCCCTCAAGGAGCTCTACAGGGAGGCCGAGGAGCGCAAGCGCAAGAAGGAGGAGACGGATGACGCTTGAAGCTCGTATTTTTCTGACCATTGTCGCGGTTCTCATCATTCTCGTGCTCGTCTTTGTAGTGGCGTACCCCGTTGAGGTGGACTGGCACGAGATAGACAGGGACGGCTACCCGGAAGAGGAGGAAGAGGATGGAGCCCAGTAGGAACGTGAAGGAGCTCCTCGCCAGGGTCGAGGAGGCCATCCAGGCCGTCACCGAGCCCTTCGCTTTCGAGGGTAGGAACACGGCCGAGGACCGCGAGATGATCCGCACCCAGGTCTTCGACATCCTCCAAGGGATCATCCACGAGCGCGTGCCGGAGCGCCCGTGCCCAGGCGTGTGCGTCCAGGAGTCCACGGAGCCCGACCAGTTCTACCTGGAGTTCTTCTACCCCAAGACGGGGAAGCCGATGGGTGTCGAGGCTCTTTACCGGTACGTCGGACTCCTGCCGGACACCCACGAGATGGGCGTCATCGTCGAGTTCACGGCCCCCATCGAGCTGCACTGCTCGGTCTGCGGCGAGCCCCAGTTCAAGACCCCCGGCGGGATGACCTGCAAGAACGGCCACGGCGGGGCCCCCGCGAAGGAGGAAGGATGAGCCTCAGCACCGCCCAGAAGGCCCTCATCATCCTGGAGGCCGCGAAGAGCCCGCTGCCCACCGGCTACATCGGGGAGCAGCTCTGGGGCGACGGTATCCGGCTGCCCCAGCACTATGCCCGCCCGGCCGGGCGCGTCCTGAACTGTCTCCGGGAGGCCGGGCTCGTCGTCCGGGTCCATCGAGGCGGCAAGGGCTTCATGGGGTGGGAGATCACCGAGGCGGGACGGCGTGCGCGGGCGGTGTCGAAGGTCGCCCAGAAGATGGGCGTCGCTATCCGCGAAGGCATCCGTGAGGGGATCAGGAATACGCGGCCCATGAGCCAGAAGAAGTCCAGGGTGACGTACCTGGGCGAGGAGGAAGGATGAAATCGGACCTCAAGATCGAGATCGACGGGAAGGCCGTGTCCCTCGAAGACTACCTTTTCCCGATCCCCTACCCCTCCACGGACTACGAGGAGCAGGCCCGCTTCCAGGAGAAGGTCCGGAACTTCCTGCGCCCGCGTCCTCGAAAGGGGAGGGACGGACCGCCTCCGGACCCCACGCCGATCTACATGCTCGCACCCGACGCGGGCTTCCCGCTCCACAGGGGGACAGCCTTCGTGGAGGCTGGGCATGTCACGTCTTTCGAGTGCCCGGCCCTCCCCTCGCCGCTCTTCTGCTTGAACCGAACGGTGGAGATGTGGCCGAAGCCCATGCGGGTGAAGCTCTACCTCAAGAGAGACCGTGACAGGGAGGTCGTCTGGGGGTGCGTCGCCGAGGGAGCCAAGTTCGTCGTGAACTTCGTGGACGAGGCGTGGATCAGGACCGTCTACGACGGGCCCATCCTCGTCCTCGTGCCCGTTCCAGCGAAGCCCTCGTGTGTCACGTGTCCACCGGGGAAGAACGCCGTGTGCAACGAAGAGGGGCAGTGCTTGGCGACCGGAGAGGAGATGCCGGAGTCGTCGTTCGGCCGAGAGGCCACAGCGAAGGAAGGAGAAGCCATGACCTTCAAGAAGGGGGAGAAGATGGCCGACAGGTACGGCCCGGTGAAGTTCGAGGTGCCGAACCGGCGCTACGTGCGCTCGTTCATGCTCTTCTATCTGGAGCCCGACGGGGACGGCCGCTCGCGCCTCAAGACCGCTGCCATCATGCGGCCGGTGGACCTCATCGACTTCCAGGCCAAGCTCTCGAACGGCCAGATCAAGATGCCGGAGGGGATGAGCCTCACGGTCCAGCTTTTCGGCCAGAGCGCCGACCTCGTGGCGGACGACAAGGAGCCCCCGGTCCGTTTCACGCCCGGCCAGTTCGAGGGGGGCCCCATCGAGATGCAGGGGGACCCGGAGAACGTCAAGAGCTTCCTCAAGGGCGCGGCCGAGGCGGCCGGGCTCCTGGACGAGGCCCCCATGCTCCAGTGCACGAAACACGGCACCAAGTTCGCCCCCAGGGAGGAGGGTGTCACCATCGGGGAGTGCCCCTGGTGTCTGGTGGAGCAGCGGGACGCCCTCGCCGCCGACTACAAGAGTCTCAAGGCCGAACTTGCCACCATCTTCGGGCCCGTCCAACCCCACCACGGCATGACATGGAACGCGAGTATGCTGTGCCGGATAGGGGAGGTTCTGGCCGAGCAGGAGAGGCCCTTTCAGATCAGGTTCGACGGCCCTCCCGGCCCGGAGGCCGGGCGGTTTATCGAGGTCGAGGACCGGGACGGGAAGAGCATCTCCAAGGGGCGCTGGGAGCAGGACGGGGAGTATTGGCTCCTCATCATCGAGTAGGGGGGCGCGTGCCCGAAGCGTTCGAGATCAGGATGCTCCCGGAGTTCTTGCAGGCCGTGGAGCACGAGTTCTGGGCCCGGTATCCGGACCTCTACGAGAGGTACTGCGTCTTCCTGGGGACCCAGATTCAGCGCGTGCAGCGCGGGGAGATCAAGGAGCGGGACTACATCGAGGAGTGGAAAGACAAGCACCCTGGAAAGGAGGAGCCATGAGCATACCGCCCTATCTGGAAGGCATCCTGGAGCGCCGCAGGGAGCGCCTCCTGGCCCTCCTGAACGCCCTGGACCACCACCCGATCTTCGGGGAGCTGTACTCGAAGTACGGCCAGAACATCCTCATGCACTGGGGCCCGGAGAAGGGCGAGCTGGACGAGGTTCTGGCCCTCGAAGAGGAGTTCCCGGAACTCGGCCTCAAGGACGTGGGTGGGGGTCTCGCTGTCACCTTCGCCTCGCTCCTCGCCACCATCACGGACGTGCTCTGCGGGGAGCGCCTCGCTTTCAAGCAGGAGCCCATCGACGGCGGCGATCCGAGGGAGGGGAAGACCGTGGGCTTCCAGTGGACCACGCCGCGCAAGGTGCAGGCCCCAGAGGTCCGGGTCATCGAGAAGATGGAGCTGACCTCCGTGAGCCTCATTCCGGAGGAGGCCGTGGTGGACCCCCACTGCAAGGTGGCCGTTCCGGACGGCCCAGCCTCGTTCGTGCTCGCCAGGGCTGGGGAGCCTGACCACTACGGCCGGAAGTTCACCCGCGAGGCGCTGGAGGCGGAGGCCGAGCGGCTGAACAAGACAAAGGGATGCGACCTGACCCACGGTCCCCTCGCGGAGCCTGTGGCGAAGCTCGTCGAGGCCCGCATGGAGGGCGACGACCTCCTGGTCTTTTTCGACCCACTGCCGGGCCTGTTCAAGCTCCGAGAGGGGTGGGTGGCGAGCGCATGGACAGACAAGGGGGCCATCTCGGCCGGACACGGCACCGAGGAGAACTGTGGCACGTTCAAGTGCATGGACGCCCCCGACGCCGAGCCGATCAAGGCCCCGGAGGGCCCGATCACCCTCATGGGCCAGCGGACGCTCGTGCGCCCTGCCGACAGGGGTAACGTGTTCATCTGCGACGCCTGCATCCCCGGCGGCGAGGGAATCACCCTGGAGGGCTACGTCGGGGAGGGGAGGAGCTGCGCCTGCTTCATCTGCGGGGGCATGTTCACCCGGAGCGAGGTGAACGAGGTGTCCCGCGAGAGGGGCCAGGAGATCGCCAAGAGGGCGGGACCTCTTGGAGGAGGCCCCATCTGCCCCGTCGGCGACGAGGGCGTCGAGGGGCCGACTGGGATGCTCGAAGGGGACGAGCGGGCTGAGCTGCCGGGCCATCCGGACGACTGCCGGTGCCTGCTCTGCATGGCCGAGCGCGGGAAGCGCGTGCGCGTGGCCTGCGTCGAGTGCGAAACCGTGTTCAACCCGAACGTGGACCCGAACGCGGCAGCCGTGCCCGGCGGCCCTCTCTGCCCGGACTGCTACAAGAAGAAGCGCGGGGAGGACGACGATGGGGAAGCGTAGGCCGAGCTGGGCCGCTCCCCCGCCGGGCGAGGTCCAGGACAAGTCCAGGGGACCCCGGAAGGAGCCGGGCCCACGGTTCACGAACACGTCGCCGTGGCTCCTCCAGCATCCGAACCTGCCCAAGCCCATGCACGGGCTGAATCCGAGGACCCTCCTGGGGCAGGAGTGGTGGGACGTGAAGCGCCGGGCCGCGTATGCCGAGAGGGACTTCCACTGTTGGGCTTGCGGGGTCCACAAGCGCGACGCCCAGGTCTACCAGTGGCTCGAAGGACACGAGGAGTACAGGATCGACTACACGGCCGGGCGCATGGAGTTCGTCCGCGTCGTGGCCCTGTGCCATTTTTGCCACAGCTTCATCCACAGCGGGCGCCTCATGGCCCTCCATGAGAAGGGGGAGATCACTTCTGGCCGGTTCAAGAAGGTGATCGTCCACGGCCTGGACGTTCTCCACGAGGCGGGGGCGCTCCCCTGGGCCGAGACGGTCCGGGTGGCCCTCCTCGTGGCCGACGCCCGAGGATGGCGCGGCTACAAGGGGTGGCCGATCAAGCGGCTGGCGAAGCTGCACGTGGCGGCCAAGAAGGTCGATCAGACGCCCGCGAAGATCGCCGCCTGGGGCAAGTGGCGGCTGGTGATCGAGGGGAGCGATTTCAAGCCCCTCCACAAGGACATGGACGCCTGGAGGAGGGCCTACGACGTGTTTCCTGGAGACGAGTGATGGCAGCAAGCGTTCACACGGTCAAGAAGTGCCGGAAGTCGCCGGGCACCTGCGGCCTGGACGGCCCCACGGCCGCCGAGATGCTTCTGGGGGGACAGGAATGAGCATCCTGGACCGGATCAGGAAGACGGAGCGCATGATCGACTTCCTGCGCCGGAAGTACCCCCAGTACACGTGGCGCTACAACGCCTACCTCCACCGGTGGGTCTGCGGGGCCGGGTACGTGATGAACGTGGCCGCCTTCGCGCCCAGGTACGACGGGGACGACGACACCTTCATCACGGAGACGTGGTTCTACTTCTACGCCAAGGGCAAGCGCCCGGAAAGGGTCTGGAGATGAGAACCTGCGTGAATTGCGGGGACGACTACGAGGACGCCGACGCCAGGGAGGGCTCGAACGCCTGCCCGGACTGCCAGAGGGCCATGGACCTCCTCAAGCCGGAGCTGGAGCGCCTCCAGAAGGTGGAGGCGGCCTACGAGGACGTGAAGCGGGAGCTCCGGGACACGCGGGACCGCGAGCGGCAGCTCCGGAGGTGCATCGACTTCCTTGCCGAGTACGGGCACTTCGGTCTCGGCAGCTACAATGGCCCGAACGGCCTGGAGAGCTCCACGGAGTCCCGCTGGTTCTACCGGACGGAGGCGATCTTCAAGGCTCCGGGCCCGTTCAAGCCCGTGTGCCTCCAGGAGGCGCTTGCGCGGTTCCTCGCGGCGGAAAGACGCTCGGAGGCCGAGGCCGCCGACGAACTGCCGACCTTTCGCCAGACCCCTCCGCTCGGTGTCGAGTACGAGCTGTGGGTCAAGTCGTTCGGTGCTTTCCTGCACAAGCTCCAGTCCATGGTCTGGGGCCGCACCTGCGACAGGCGACCGGACACCCTGCTCGCGTCGCCGAGCGTCTGGCCGATCATCGAGGCCCAGGACGGCTTCGAGGCGGCCGATCTCCCGCGCCCCGTCGAGGGATGGACGGAGCGGGCCCACATGGGAATCCTGCGCCGTCACGGCCTCTCCGTCGTCATCGACCCGCACTACACGGCGGGGCACGGCGAGGTCCGCTGCTCCGAGGGCGCTGGAGTCGAGTACATCGAGAAGTTCCGAATCGAGGACTGACCATGCCTTTCATTCTGGTCTACGAAGAGGACGGGCACTGCGAGCGCGAGCTGCTGACGCTGGGGGCGCTCCGGTCCGGGCTGCCGGTCCGGCACAGGACGGCCCGGCTCGCGGAGTTCCTGCTGACCGAGGGGACGCCCACGGAGGACGAGCGGTTCCTCATGGACCGGTTCCTCGACCTCGCCCAGGGGGCGGGCAGCGGCCCGAACTGGGCCCTCTCCGAGGCCCTCCGGCGGCTCGAACACCACGTCGCCGCCCGCGTCCAGGACGCCAAGGAGCGGGGAGCCCGGCCGAGCCTCCTGGCGGCCATCGAGGCCCAGGTGGCGGCCATGCACGAGGACGACGACTCCCACGTGATGAAGACCCTGTGCGCGGGCGTCTCGGCGCGGGTGGGCTACGAGTGGAAGCCCTACAAGGAGGACGCCGACTGACCGTAAGCGCGTACGCCCTACCCCCGGCCCATGCTATACTGAGGTCTCACGCGCCGGGCTCTCGGTGAGCGCCGGTGGCAACGGGGCCCACGCCTGAACATGGGGGGCAGGTCGTGGCCCCGTTCTTTTTCGGCCCACCGCCCCCGCACCGCCCACCGCCCTGTGCATGCCCAAGTGCACCCTCCCTGTGCGCCCCCACCCCCAGAGCCCCCGGAACCCCCTACCGTGCGCCCCACTCCCATCACTCAAACCATACCCCCAGAGCGCCCCACCATACCTGGACAGAGGACCCACAGAATCCGCCCAGAGAACCCCCGGAAGATACTCCTCCCCCCGCGCACGCGCTCGTGCCCGAGATACCATCCCCACCCCCACCGAAACCAGCACACGGATCATGCCCCCCACATGACACAGCAGAGCGCATCGAGACCCGTGGAAAAGGTCCCTCAACCCCGCCCCTACCCCGGTACTCCCCGCTACGGGTGGGAAACCATGCACCCGATCATGAGATGCTCGGATGTAGCAGAGCGTATCACGACCCAGGGGAAAGACCCCTCAGCCCAGTCCCAACCCGCAGTTCGCGCACCCCACGCGGACGGCCGCAGGGGCCCCTGGGACCGCGTTTACGGGGGGCACCCTCGCGGTATCGTCCACTGTCGGTAGCGACAGTCAGCGGGCCCTGGGACCGGGCGCGGGGCGGCTGGCGCACTGCGGGTTCGGCGGGGTGCCCCACTGTCGGTAGCGACAGTCGTGGGATTTCCCTTGACGACCCCTGGGACCGGGGGCAGAATGAGGACGAGCTGCGGGGCGCGGCCACCGGCCACTGTGCCCCCCGGAGCGACAACCGAGCGGCCCAGGACTACTGGGACCGACGGCGACTGACTGGAACACCGTTCGAGAGGTTGCGCCATGAACCGATGCCGTGCATGCGGTCTTCCCACCCGTTCACCTTCCCTCGCCTGTGCCCAGTGCGGCACGCTCCACGAGGGCGCCCCTCCCCTGGGACCGGGGTCCTGGTCCCCGCACCCCTACGACCCCGTGTCGGGGGTGGCCGTCGAGGTCCAGGGGAAGCACCTCCTTCCCGGCGACGAGATCACCGTGCAGCTCAAGGGCGGGCGCAAGGCCACGGGCATCGTGGACTACGCCAGCACGAACAAGACCCTCTATCTCTCGAAGGGCAAGCTGCGCCGGTCGTGGAAGGAGGACGTGTGGCTCCAGGTCCGCGCCCAGGACATCTCGTCCATCGAGATCGTCCGCCTGAGCGAGGGCGAGGATCGGGCGTACGCGCTTACGCTCAAGAGCGAGTCGCCCACGATCATGGACTGGATCGCAGGCGCCCAGTCCGCTACCGCCGGGCCGCAACACGCCCACGAGATGAACAGCCGCGCCGTCATCTTCCCCTTCGCCCCTGGCCTGGAGGACAAGCTCTTCCAGCTCTTCGAGGAGCCGGTCGGCCTGGGGTGTTCCTACCTCTATCGCTTCGAGCCGGACGGGATCATCATCGCCGACGTGACCGACGAGGCCATCACGCTCTGGAAGACCACGGACCCGGAACGCTACCTCGGCTTCGACCCGCGCCGGAGTGTCCTCGATCACCTGAATCGGCTGACTGTCGGTAGCGACAGTCGTCCCCTCTGGGAGTACAGCTATTCCACGCCCGCCAGTGTGCGCCAGCGCCGGGGCGGCACCACGAGAACGGGAGGCAGGCCGGGGAGTGCGCGTCGAGTGGTCGGCGGGTTCCGCTTCCAGGTCGGGGGCAAGGCCGCGAGGGACCGGCAGCCCAAGCAGAAGGAGAAGCAGGTCGCCGCGAGGCGCGTGGGGCGCCGGGGGCTCGCCCGTCGGATCGCCGCCGCCAAGAAGTGGCACCAGTCGAGCCAGGGCGCCCGATACCACCGGGCCCTCGGCGACTACAACCGGGAATCGCTCCGTGGCCGGTCCCAGGGGTTCGCCCCGCGCCTGTTCGAGGACGGCCTGGACTACTTCTTCGGTGACATGGTGCTGTGGGCCCTCGACAGCCGGTCCCAGGGGGCCCGCGTGGCGCCCGCCGGGAGCCTCATCGAAGGTCCGTCAAGCACCCCCCACCGGGGTGGCCCCGACCCCCTGGGACCGACCGGGATGGCGGATATGTCTCCGCACGGGGAATTTTCTCCGCACGGGGAAATTTCCGAGGCGGTGGACCAGCCGGACCTCATCGAGTTCTGGCCGAAGACGGGATTCATCCATGTGGCCTCGACGGACCGGCAGCGGCTCGGCGACGTGGAGCTCGTGTTCAACCGGCATTTCGGGGACCTGGGGGAGTTCGATTCTTTCGGTCCCGTGAAGAAGACGGGGACGGGGTACTACCTTTCGATCTTCGAGCCCCAGGACGAGGACCTCTATTTCCCCACGGAACAGGAGGTGAGGCGAGCGGCACGGTCGGCGGGGCGGGACCTCGAAGGGATCAAGGTGGTGTACGCCGCGAAGGGGGTGCGGGCGGCCTACGAGGGTCTGGGTGAGGGCAAGTACAGGGTGGACATCCCGGCGAGCGACAAGCAGGCGGGGGCCATGTTCAAGGTGCAGGCGAAGGACGCGGGCATGGGGGTGTACGCCGATCCGAGCGGGAAGTTCCTCATCGTCACGACCGGCGACGCCAAGACCCTGGGCGGTCTTCTCCAGCGCCACCGCCTGGGGGCCCAGCCCATGGAGGCCGTTCTGCGCGAGTGGGAGACCACGCGGTTCGGTCCGCTCAAGGGTGGTGCCGTGGGTGTCTTCCGGTTCGACTCCTCGGCGGATGCGGGGCGGTTCGAGGCGGCGGTCGAGAAGATCATCGCGGGCTACGACTTGGCGGGCATCTACCGTAAGGACGCTTTCACGCGGTCGGTGGAGCTCCCCCCGGAGGCGGCGGGTCTCCGTGGCGAGATCGAGGACCTCGCCAAGACGCACCGGGGCAAGGTCTGGGAGGGCGCGGTCCGGGAGGCGTTCTTCGAGTACCCCCGTATCGCAAACCGTCGTCTTCGCAAAGCCCTGGAAGACTTCCGGGAGGTCGTGGAGCAGCGCGACGGCGAGCAGTACGGCTACTACCTGGACTCCCTCGTGGCCTACTACACCCAGGGGCGCACCGGGGTCCGCGACGTGAAGAAGCCCACCCCGCGTGCCCCCGGCCTGGACCCCGCCACGTGCGCGAAGATCGAACAGGAATTGAAGTCCCTCATGCGAATCGCAGGCGCGACACCCCACGGCGAGTCCCTGGGTGAGGCGGACAGGAGCAGGGAGGAGATCGCCCGCTGGACCGGTATCATCAAGAAGACGGGGAGCAGGGGCGTGGAAAGACTGCGCCGCTACCTGGGTTCCCTCGCCCTGGGGCGCGACTTCGACGAGACGATGGAGGCGTACCTGGAGCGCAAGGGACTGGTGGCCTTCGACGAGTGGGCCCAGGACGTGGTGCACGGGCGCATCGCGGTGGAGCGTCTGGGGGAGGCCACCACCACCGACTACGAGCCCGCGCCCGGTCTCATCTTCCGGGTGAAGAAGCAGGGGGCCTTCAACTATCTGACCATCCTGCACGGGCCGAGCGGGACACTCATCCGGCGGGTGCAGCTCCCTATCAAGTTCGTGAGGGACTTCGTGGAGCTGGCGAAGGTGACGCTGGGCAAGGTGGACTGGGACAAGCCTTTCGATCAGGTGGATATGGGGGCCGCGAGGCGGGCTGTCGGGGAGTACGACAAGTGGGTCGAGCGTATCTCCCCGGACGTGGGCGTTCTCGTGGTGTCGATGGACGCCCCCATCCGGCGGCGGGATCGGGTGGAAGCGAAGGAGGTGATGGACATCGGGTTCCTCAAGTCCAAGGACCCCTACACGGTGATGTACGCCTGGAAGCGCCAGGGCCCGGTCATGCTGGCGGTGGTGTCCGGGAAGAAGGAAGCCGAGAGGTTCCTCGACGACATCAAGAATCAGGGCGGCAACGGGACGATCTTCAAGGGGGACAGGAAGAACGAGTCCCTGGGCGAGGGCATGCAGAAGTACCTCATCAAGTTCTCGTCGGGGGGAACCCAGTCCAGTTTCTCGCGGGAGCTGACGACACGGTTCGGGAGCAGGAGCCACAAGCTTTGGGGGACTTCCTTCGCCCCGGAGGGCGGCGTCCTGGCGCGGTATGAGATCGACATCCCGAAGGAAGAAGTGGAGCGCCTCGTCCAGTACGGGCAGGGGAAGATCGTGGCGCTCACGTGGGAGTCCGTCCTGGACGAGGCCCTTCCCCGCCGTCTGCAAAAGGCCATGGACGACTACCTGGACACCGTGCGGAGCCGCTTCGGCGAGTACGAGGATTTCGCCGCCGCCTGCATCATGTACTACACGCAGCCGAAGCACGGCGGCGTGCAGCGCCCCACCATCTCCGGCACGGGGCTCAGTCCGAAGATCGCCAAGAAGATCGAGACGGAAATTGAGGGGCTCATCCGGATGGCGGGATACACGCCGTACGGCTCGATCACCGTGCGACCCGGCCGCACGGAGGGCCTGGACGAGGCCAAGGTAACGGGTCCCTGGCCGAAAAGCAGAGGGCACCTCGCCTTTCTCAAGGGCGCCCATTCGCCGGAGCCTTACGAGTTCTACCTCGATGCGCGGGGCGAGCTGTGGCGTGCGCCGGTCAGCGCGGTGATCGACATCGACACCGGCTACCGGATCGGGCGGTGGGAAGCGCCGAAGCACATGGCGAAGCGGATGTTCGATCAGGCCGTCAAGGCGTTCGAGAGCGTCGGGAGCGCCGTCGAGTACGAGCGCCGCGAGATCGGGCGCCTCCGGGAAGAGCTGCGCGTGGCGCTGCAAAGGGGGGACCGGCAGAAGGAGGCGGCGGTCCGCTACGCCCTCGGCATGGCCGAAGCCGCCCTTGAGATCGCCCTGCGCGAGGCGCGGAGCGGGAAGGACATCGCCGGGGACATCAAGGTGTCCCACCCCGGCGTCGAGGTGAAGGTCTTGCGCGACCGGGGCGACGACATCCTGCTCCAGGTCAAGGGCACCACGGACGAGGCCGGGATCATCCGAAGCCTCCAGGACGTGTCCGGGAAATACTGGAAGCGGGCCGGGGGCGACGCCAGGAAGGGGTACAAGTACGCGGTCGCGGACAGCCCCTTCGGCAGGAAGGGAATGGACGAGGCGACGGAGGGGCCGAGGCTCCCCCACGACTTCGTGGTGGCGAACCAGCCCACGTGGCAGACCGTGAACGCGCCGGACGGCGGAACGCGGGTCGAGGTCCTCCGGGTGAAGGACTCGAAGTACGTGGCCGTTCCCGAAAGCGGCAGGCGCAACGCCCGGCGTTTCGCCATCGTCGAAGTCAAGCACGGCGACTACGTGACCCAGGTGAACAACCGTGAAGTGGTCGGGTGGCTCGTGCGGGCTTTCTACCGCGAGACCGTCGGCGAGTCCCTGGGGGAGGGGATCAATATCCCGAAATACTACGCCTGGGTGAAAACCCTCAAAGTCGGCGACGAGATCGAGGCGCGGTGGGGCCGGGGCAACCGGGCGCGGGCGCGGATCACCGGGGTGGGCAGTCGGCTCATCACGGCCGCCCTCCTCGAACCGGTGGGCCAGTGGAAGAAGGGCTTCGACATGACCCTTCCGAAGCCGAGGTCCGGCTCGACGAACTGGGACATCGACGACGGCCCCTTCCCCCTGGACATGGGCCTCGTGAGCGAGAGCCTCGCCGAGGCGGACGAGTTTGTCCTTCCGGCGGACCCGAAGGAGCGGCCCAAGGTCTACAAGCTCACCCCCAAAGACAAGCGCCTCCTCAAGCGGACCGTCCACGACGCACTCAAGACCACGTACTTCCGCAGCGCGGGCGAGGCCGTTACCTGGGTGTCCCAGGCCCTCGACAAGATCGGCTACCAGTTCGGCGGGACCTTCACGGACCGCCTCCAGAACGCACCCGGCTCGGACCTGAAACGGAGCCTGTTCCTCCAGCGGATGACGAACGACCCCTTCTGGCCGCTCGACGTTACGAACGGCTCGGTCTACCTGACCTTCTACCGGATGGACAGCGGGCGCGTGGAAGTCGTGGGGTACTTCACCGAGGACGTGGAGCGCGTGGGGGACACCATCGTCGAGGGGATCAATGATCCCTACATCTTCAAGGCCGTGTTCCTCGCGGGCGGTCCGGGCTCCGGCAAGAGCTTCATCGCCAATCAGATGTTCGCCGGGACCGGGCTCAAGTTCCTGAACAGCGACCTCGCCTTCGAGTACCTGCTCCGGAAGCGGGACCTCCCGTTCAACATCGACCCGAAGGACAATCTCACATACGCGAAGCAGATGGGCGCCAGGGGCCGGGCCAAGGAGATCACCGACCTCCGGAAGGACCTCTGGCTCAACGGCATGCTGGGCCTCGTGGTGGACGGCACCGGAAGGGACTACGACAAGATCAGCCACATGGCCTCGAACCTCAAAGCCCTGGGCTACGATACGTCCATGGTCTTCGTGAACACGACCCTCGACGTGGCGAAGCAGCGGAACCTGGAGCGGGAGCGGTCCGTCCCGGAAGAGGTCGTGGTCAACGCTTGGCAGGAAGTCCAGTCGAACATGGGCAAATTCCAGGCGTATTTCGGGGGCGACAACTTTGTCATCGTGGACAATAGCAAAGCCCTCGACAAGGCCGGGATCGACCAGATCGGCATGCAGCTCCGGAAGAAAGCCCTCAAGCTCGTGGGCAAGCCCGTGAAGAACCCGGTGGGCAAGGCGGTCATCGACACGCTCAAGCGGACCGGCGGGAGGACCATGAGCGACCTCGCCCAGGCCCAGGCCGTCGCGGCTTCGCGCATGCCCAAGTTCATCGGCCACTGCATCGCCGAGTTCGCCGGGCTCTCCGGGTCCGAGATCGAGGGCCTCCTCGGCGAGGGGAACACCTTCTTCGTCCCGATGGGAGACTCCGCCCCGGCGTACGGCGCGTGGCTCCTCACACGGGCGCACCGGCTCACGGAGGACGAAGAAGACAAGCTGACCCCGGAGGAGCGTGCAAGCATCGTGCCCAAAGTCTTCGCATGGCTCCAGGGCGAAGCCGATCCGTGCGACGACGAGTTCCATGCCTGGGCGGAATCCCAGGGGCTCAACGTGCACAAGGCCGAGGCGGCCGCCTACGACCTCGCCAAGCGGTTCGTGGAGATGCTCACCGGAGGCAAGAGCAAGGGACAGGTCCCGGCGGGCATCGAGCAAGCTGCCATCGACAAGGGCGTCGCGGTGGAGTACGAGCACACCGGAAACAAGGAGATAGCCCGGAAGATCGCCCTCGATCATCTCACCGAGTTCCCGAACTACTACGAAGCCCTGGCGAAGATGGAGGCCGATCTCAAGGCGGCCAAGGGCGGCGCCCCCGCCCCGGCCGAGAGCGTCCAGGAGAACGTGGGTGTCGTCTACTACAAGGGCGGCAAGGCCGCCACGGTCATGGGCCCTTACCTGACCGTCTCGGACGCCATGCTCGCGGCTGACCGGGTGTATCCCCTGCGCGGGAACGAGCAGTGGGAGGACGCCACGGACGAGAACCAGAAGCGCATCACTACGGACGGCTACGTCGAGACCATGCCCTGGGGCGACGCGGAGGTCATCTCCTCGAAGCCGGGGGCCGTCCTCTACCACGAGGACAGGGTGGGCGCCTCCCTCGACGCGGGGCGCCTACAGGCGCTCCGGGCCACCCTCGCGGAGCACTTCGCTGGGGACGCCGAGGTCATCGACGAGTTCGTCGGAAGCATCTCGGACACGGGGACGAGCGACGCGGCGGACAAGTTCGCCGTGGAGCTCCAGAAGAAGCTCGATTCGGTGGTGCCCGCTCCCCAGATCGTCAAGGTCCAGGCGGATCATCGGTTCGATCCCAGGACCTCCTCGGTGGCAATCTTCTACCACGCGGACCCGAACCCCCCGAACGGGATCGTCCACAATGACCCGACCTACACGATCATCCACGTGTGGGGATTCATGAAGGGTGGCGCGGACACGGCGAAGGTCGAGGCCGAGGCCGGGCTGCGGGCCCGCAAGCCCTATCCCTTCCTCCGGAAGCGGACGGCTGCCCCCGGTGCCATCCAAGACTACATCGTCAAGTGGTTCCGGACGCAGATGCTCCCGGCCGTCAAGAACACGTCTGAGGGCGTTTTCGTCGAAGCCAAGGACGACATGGAAATCGCTTTCGACATCGTGGCGGCGGTGGCGTCGGACGCCGGGGCGGACGACGAGACTCTCTACCGGGACCTCGTTCGGGACCCCAAGGCGTTCTTCCGTCGCTGGAAGAAGTACATCCCCAGGGAGTATTACATCTTCTTCGAGCGGACGGACCTGGACGCGGCCGTCAAGCGGCTCGAAGAGAAGATGCCCCCGTGGGGGTACACCGGCGGCCTGCCCAAGGGGGTCCCTCACAAGCGGGGCCGCACGGCCTTTCCCAGCAAGCGGCAGATCACCTTCGCCGCCCGGAAAGCCGGGCTGCCCTACGACGAGGCGTGGCTCGTGGCGCGGGACTACTTCGCCTACGGGATGCCCATCGACAAGATTCTCAAGATGCACAGCGGGATGGACCCGGCCAAGGTTACGGCGGCCGTGGCCTACCTCCTGACCCGGTACGACCAGCCGAGGACCATGCGGGCCCGGCAGGAGTCCTTCCTGTCCCTGGCGGACCTCTACGGGGAGGCGTGGTACGATGAGGAGCCGGTGGACGTGTCCAGGTGGCGCGACGCCATCGACCGCATCGGGACCATGCTCAAGTCCAAGCAGTACGTCCAGAGCATCACGGCCGTGGCCGACTCGGCGGCGGAGGATGCGGTGCGGGAGGCCCAGTCCCTCCGCGACGCTCCGAAGGACGCTTTCCTGACCCTCGCCACGGAGTTCACGGAAGTAGCCCAGCTCCTCCGGCAGGGCAAGCCCTTCGCCGATGCCCTCCAGCGCCTCATGGGCGTGGAGATCGCCCTCGGCAACGTGGAGGCGGCCCTCGACGAGGAGAGATAGCCCAGAGAGGTAAAGATGAAGTCCATACTCGAAAAGATCGGCCTCGCCAGTCCGGGCGAGACAACCTTCTTCCGGCTCGCGGTCGCGGGATACGACCCGGACTTCTTCGTGCCCGTCGTGCCGGTGCTCGAAGCGGCCCAGCCCGCCGGGAGCCTCCGGTGGCTCCTTGGCGAGGCGCCGTCCCTCTGGGACATCCTCTCCCTCCACAAGGCGGTCCTGGAGAGCCGGGAGTACCGGGACGCCAACGGCGTGGAGTACGAACAGTTCGAGGACGGTGGAGACGTGTACGTCTTCAACCGGGTCTTCCCCGGAAGCCTCCAGCTCTTCACTCCCCTCGGCGAGGAGATCAATTACAAGCCGTGCGGCGTGTGCGGGGTCAGCCCGGCGGCGGAGATGTACCACGGCCCCAACCTGTGCGCCGAGTGCGCCGGGGTGGTCATCGAGAAGATCAAGGCCGAGGACGGGAAGCGGGTGGGCGTCCACACGGCCGAGGCCAAGCGGTGGTGCTCCGAAGCGGGCATCTTCCAGAAGCGGTGCATCCCGTTCGCGGACAAGATCGAGGACATGCCCGCCCTCCTCGCCAAGGCCACGGGGGAGTTCCGGGTGGCCGAGGATTCCAGGAGCACTGTCGCCCTCGTGGCGCGGCGCGTGGAGCGCGGGCTGCTCGATCCCAAGGTCGCCGAGGCGTTCCTCGTCGAGGAGGACTTGCCCACCACGGTTCCCCGCCGGGTGCTCTTGCCCACCGTCCCGGTGGACAACGATTTCGTAACGGCGGAGGCCATCGAGGAGTGGTTCGAGGACTGTCAGGAGGAGTTCGGCTACCGGACCCGCGAGGCCATGCCCCATGGGGTGGCCTACTTCGGCGAGGACGAGGTGGTCGTGGTGGCTTTCGATCACCTGCTTTCCGAGGAGGCCAAGGACCTCGTGGTGGGGGCGGCGGACGCTCAGCGCGTCCTGGAGGGCCTCATCGCCCCCGCCGAGGCCAGCACGTCCTTCCACTCGGTCCTCGTGCCCAAGGAGCGCGGCCCGGCTTTCCTGGAGGCCCTGGGGTTCTCCACCGAGACAGGGAGCGAGGAGCGTAAGCGCGTACGTTACCTCCAAGCCCCATCGGAGCGGTTCGCTCCCGGTTCGATCAAGCGTGCCATTCTGGCCGACGGGACGGAGATCACCTTCGGCGAGAGGCTGGAGCGCCCGGACGATCTCATGGAGAAGGCGTGGGAGGAGTTCGACGCGGCCGTCTCCGGGAAGGACCCGGCCGAGATCGAGGCCGGGCTCGTGAAACATCTGGACGGGGGCGCGAGCGGCCTGGGCGGGGCGGCCGAGGCGGCGCTCCAGAAGCTCGACGCGCTCGCCGATCCGGCGCCGGAGAACCCGGCCGACATCAAGGCCCGGCTCATGACCGAGAAGATGAAAGTCCAGAAGCTCCTCTTTCCGGTCTCGAAGTACAGCACGGAGGAGGCCAAGGCCAAGGCCAAGAAGCTGGGTTTCTCTCCCCAGGAGGCCGAGACGCGGGACGAGTACGTCCACGTGCGGGTGGCGAAACCGAAGCAGGGCGTCGTGACCCGCACCTTCGACTTCGGGAAGGGCATCAAGGCCGTGGGGCAGCGCGTGGCCGACTCCCAGGTCCGGGTCTACGACGACCCGGCGGACATGGGGCGCCTGCTCCGCGAGATCGCCCTCCACAACCTCGTGGAGGGGGCGGACAAGGTGGCGATCACCGGGCCACGGTCCTGGGCCCTGGGCTACCCCACCGGGGACGCCTCCCTCCTCGTCTACTTCCCCCGGCACGGGATCGCCCGCGTCTACGCCAGGGAAGACCTCGCCTTTCGGTTCGAGGATGAGGCCCTCAGCGAGCAGGCCATCCCGAATCCGCCCCCGGACACCGAGGCGGAGAACATGGACCAGATGCTCGACGGGATCGTCCGGAAGCTCATCTTGAGCGGCTCCCTCGATGCCCTCCAGGACGTGGAGTTCGACGAGGACACGTCGAGCATTTACCTCTTCTTTTCGGCAGGCGTCCAGCGCGACGAGATCGACGAGATCATGCGGGACCTCTCCCGGCAGTACGCCCAGACCCAGCTCGTGGCGTCGCCGGATCAATCCCTCCCGGACGAGGTGGGCGAGTCGGACTGGTGGGTCGTCTTCGTCCCCGGCAAGGATTCGGAGGGGGCTTTCGGAACGCCAGACCCGGCCAAGTGGGGCGCGGCCAATCTGCCCTCCACGGTGCCCCAGGGCTTCTCCCAGTACATGGACCAGGACACGGCCCAGTCCATCGCCAAGGGCCTCAGCCTGGACAAGGCCATCGACGCCCTCACCACCGAGGACCTCGACGGGCTCAAGGAGGTGGACTTCAACCCGTACACCTTCGCCCTGGCGTTCGCCGGGCACTTCGGCCTCGACGAGAAGGCCATCACGTCCTCGCCGCTCGCCCCCGGCACCGTGTTCCTCAACGTGGCGAACGAGTCGGGGGTCGTGAAGCGGCTCGACTTCACCCAGCCCGGCGTCGGCGCCGGTGTCAACGTCGTGGTCACCGACGCGGCCAACGGCCGCAAGGAGACCGTGGGGAACTTCAAGCAGCCCTCGATCATGGGGCTCCTGGACAGGCTGGGAGAGAACCCGGCATGGAGAGCGTAGCCCGACGACTTGCGGCCCGGCGCGAGACGCTTACCGAGAAGGTGCACATACCTCCCGGTTCTCTGGGGATTCCCCGCGCCGACATGCCGCAGGTGAAGAGCACGGACGTTCCGGAGTTCCTCCAGTGGCTCGGAGGGCGCGGGGTCTCGACCCGGCGCACCCAGGTCCAGGTGGACAAGATCAAGCCGACCCAGCGCGAGATCGACATCGACAAGGTGGCGGCCATGGTGGCGGCGGCGCCGGAGGCGGCCCTTGCCAAGCCGGTCATCATCTCCAAGGACTTCTACCTCCTCGACGGCCACCACCGATGGCTCGCCCTCGTGAACCGGGACAGGGAGTTCCGGATCAAGACGGTCCAGGTGGACGTTCCGATCCGGACACTCTTGGACCTCACTGGGAGATTCCCGAAGACGACCCACAAGCGCATGGGGGAGGCTCGGCGCAAGCGGAAGGTTACGCCAGGGATCAAGCAGTCCGGCCTCCCGAAGAATTTTCGCTCGAAAATCACCTCGATCAATAAGGCAATAAAAGTTACTACCGAGCTTCAAGGGCTCTGGGACGGGTCGGAGTGGGATGCGGTTGCGAATAGGGCCGGAGTGAGCCAGTATAGCAGTGCTCCGGAGGACAAGAAAAAGGTCTCGGACACGTGGTTCGACACGCTCTATCGGGTCATTGAGAAGTTCGACGAGTGGACGAAGACGCTGGAAGACCTTCGTCCCATCTTTGGCCCGGAGAATGTGACCTTCTTCAATATCACGCCGGAGGTCCGCTACTCGGATGCCGCCACCGAGGTGGAAAAGGAAATCTATGGGTTGCAGCGTCGATGGAAAAATGCTTTCGATACATTCCCCACCGACATCCGGATTCCAGCGACGACTCAGCGGGCCAAGCAAGAGGGACACGGCATCTACTGGATGCGCGACCGCGTGAAGGAGGTCAAGAAGGATCTCGACGATTCTCGCGCCGGAAAACCCGTGGACATTGGAAGCTCATTCGGCAGCCCTGATTCTCCGTTCGCCGTCGCCATGCACGCCCACAACCGGCTGGGGAATATCTTCGGTTACAATGAGCTCCAACCGGCGAAGGACGGCCTCCGCGATTTCAAGGATATAGTGCTTCGTATTCTTGAGCTCGCGCCGAAGATGGAGGCCAAGGACTGGAAGGAAGTCCGCGTCGGGAAGATGGGTCCCTTCGAGATCATCTACCGATTCCAGGGAGGCACGCGCTTCACGTCCGACGAGTCGGACAAGATCAAGGCTTCCGTCGGCGAGGCGATCCGGGTGCTGCGCCGGTTCAAGATCAAGGATCAGTACGTCTCCGGCATGCTGGTCTTCACACGGCCGAACGACCCACGCCTCGACGACGCGGGCGGCCGCTACTTCTATTCGTCGGACGAGCTCTACGTGGGGTGGTTCGGATACGGGTCCTCCTCGGCCCAGATCGCTACCGCCACCCAGACCGTCATCCATGAGCTCGGGCACCGTGTCTGGGGGCGCCTCCCTGGGGGAGCGAAAAAGCAGTGGCGGGCGTTCTTCGATTTTCTCACGGAGCCCCTCCCGGCCGCTGTCAAGAAGGACCTTCCATGGCTCCGGGACCTCTACCAGGATGCGGCAAGCCACGGCGAGTACAAGCCGAAGCGCAAGTCCTACGACCCGCCCTTCCGGACGTTCAAGTGGTTCGAGGAGAAACACCCCCTCGCGGGTGCGGTGATCCGCCTGGAGCAGTGGCGGACGGATGAGGACTTCCTCCGCGTGGTGGACAAGATCGAGAAGGGTGGTATCGCCCGGAAGTTCGTGACGGCCTACGGGAACACCACGGCCACCGAGGCGTTCCCGGAGGTCTTTGTGGGGATGCTCTATCCGAGCACGGCCAGCAAGGAATACACTCGGCCGGAGCCGCTCGTGGCAGAATACTTCAAGTACATCCTGGGGAGCATGCGCGAAGATGAAGAAGACAACGAAAAGCAAAGGATCGTCGAAGAAGCCGAGCGGCGCGTCCGCGCCCGGCGGCAACGGCGCCCCAAGCATCCACGATAAGTCTCGGCTCGTTCCGATCCGGTCGCTCAAGCCGAACTCGTGGAACCCGAACATCGTGCCGAACGACGTGCTCGTGTCCATCGTGGCGGGCATCCATCGGCACGGGTTCGTGGGCTCCATTCTCGTGTGGAAGGGGCGCGACATCATCATCGACGGCGAGCACCGCTGGATCGCCGCCAAGAAAGCCGGGCTCGCCCAGATTCCCGTCATCGAGCTTGACGTGGACGAGGCTACGGCCCGCGAGCTGACCATCGCGTTCAATCAGAAGCGCGGCTACTTCGATCCCGACAAGCTGACCGACGTGGTGCAGTTCATCGCCGAGACGACGAACGCGGCCCGGAAGGAGCTCCAGGTCATGCTCGGCTTCTCGGCGAAGGAGATCGACGAGATGCTCCACGACGCGGCCTCCGAGGCCGAGAAGGAGATGGCCGGGAAGATCAAGGGTGAGGTGCCCAAGGCCGGGGGTGGCGTGAAGGTCAACACCGCTCCGCTCCCTCCCCCTCCGGACGACGACGACCTGGAAGCGGTCGCCGACGACACGACCGCCCCGGCGTACGGCGCGGAGACGGTCGCCGAGGCGAGCCCGACCGGGAAATTCCCCTTCACTTTTTACGCGCCGACGATAAAAGACTACGAGCGCATGCGCGAAATCTTTTACGAGGACGGCAAATTCTCATTCACGAAGCTGAACGAGATCGTGGAGGCTGCTATCGAGACAACCCAGCCCGCCGCAGAATAGCGGCATTATCGGAGAACACGAGATGACGAAGGGACGGCATATTCTCGTGGACCTCATCCAGGTCCCAAAGGACGCCCTCGCCGACGCCGACAGCGTGGTCGAGCTCATGAAGCGGGCGGCCAGACAAGCCGGAGCAACGGTCCAGGGCTCCCTCTGGACGCGCCTCGATCCGCCAGGGTTCGCGGCCGTCGTCCTCCTGAACGAGAGCCACATATCGCTTCACGTGTACTCCGAAGAGCAGACGGCCGCCCTGGACGCTTTTTGCTGCGGAAAGGCCGATCCGAGGGTGGCCGTGGAGATCATCTGCTCCGAGCTGGGAGGGATCATCACCAACGCGGAAGATAGGCCCCGGTTCCTGGAGCGCCCCCCAGGAGAAGATCAAGAAAAATCTTCTTGACTCCCTTGGTGTTCGGCGCTCTACTGTACTGAGACCGGGATACAAAAATCGCTCGACTGTCGCTACCAACAGTCTGACTGTCGGTAGCAACAGTCGCGCCTCTGCACGTGTAGGAGGGCTCCCGTGCCTGGAAAAGCCGCTCTTGCCTTTAGGATTTACTGCTCGCTATCTGCTTCACCGAAGCCTGTCAGCGAGTTCTCCCTCCTCGACGACAAGTCCCTACTGACCGCCCTCGCGGAATCCGGCGCCCACCTGGAGGAAGACCTTTTCTCCGCCCTGGGCGAGCGGGCCCGGCGCTGGGTCCGGGACGCCGTTCTCCACTTCGAGCCCTTCGACCTTCGGGAGGTGGACACGACCGGGAAGGTGGACTTCGACGAGTTCTGGTCCTTCCCGACCGAGGACAAGGCGCGGTCCTTCGCGGCCGGTCTCCCCGGCAACGTGGAGAAGGAAGTCCGGGACAATATCGTCGGCTTCCGGGGGACCCTGGAGGAGCCCATCGAGCAGAAGGCCATCGCGGCCGGGGGCCAGCCGTCGAGCTACCTGGAGTTCCACAGCGCCATAAACATCCAGGCCACCGAGGCGGACCTGAACCTACCGGCCCGGCTATGCGCCCGGTACAACGCGCACGACGTTCGCACCCTTCCCGCTGCCATCCCTTCCGAGCATCTCCGACCCCAGCGCGAGAACTTCGCCAAGTTCATCTCCCTCCTCGAAACCGTCGAGCCCTACGATCCGGCCGATGCCGTCGTCGAGAAGTTCGTCAAGGTCCCGTGGGAGTCCGAGCTGCTCGACCATCTCCTCGCCGACATCCCCAGCACGGGGATCAATCCGAGCGAGCTGCAAGAGCGCCTGCACTCCATCGTGAACTACCTGCCCCGTACCCTGCTCGCGCTCCCTCCGAGCGCCTACACGAGCCGCCTCGGCGAGAACGTGGCGCTCGCCCTCTTGGAGTTCATCCACTGGGCGTTCCCCGGCGTCGCCGAGATGGACCCGGACCCGGCAGGCACCGAGGTGGACGGGGGCGATCCCTCGAACCCGTCGAACCGGGCCGCAGAGCCCGGCGCCTCCGTCCCCAGCCGCGAGGAGCAGGACGACGAGGACGGGGACGAAGAGGACGACGAAGAGGAACCGGAGCAGGAGGAGCAGGACGAGGAGCCCGACGACGAGGAGGACGACGAGGAGGAGATGGGGGAGCGTCGCCTTCGGGAGAAGGTGCAGATCGAGCCGAACTACGCCCTCGTCTACTTCGATCACGGCGATCAGGTGAAGCTCATGCAGGCGGCGCAGGCCGACGGCTACGTCAAGCGCGGGATCGGCGACATCGACGGCTTGCTGGACTGGCTCCACGGGGTCCACAGGATCAATTACGTGGGAAGCATGTCCCCGAAGGGCCTCGGCGGTCTCGCGCTCTACCTGCCGGGAGACCAGCTCCGGACCTTCCGGAAGCTCCTGGGCGAGATCGGGATTCAGGAGTCGAGCACGGAGATCATCCGCAAGGACTCCATCACGGAGTGGGAGCCGTTCGTACCCTCCGGTCCGAGCCCGAAAGAGCGTGCCATCGAGTTCGGGATTCAGAACCCCGACTCCTCGAACATGGGCTTCCACCCGGAGCACGCCAAGAACCCCTTCCATAACATCCTCACCGGCGCGGGGCTGGACTACAGCCACTCTGTCGTCGTGGGCCACGGCCGCGAGGACTACCGCCTCCACCACGCCTACCGCTTGAACAGGGACTTCGCCATCGGTGTCTATCCCTCGAAGTCCGGAGCGTGGCTCTGGGAGGTGAGCTCCTCGTCGCGTGGTCGCGGCGCGGGCAAGACGCCACAGGACCTCGCCAAGTACCTGAAAAACGCGCTCAAGAAGTTCGGCGAGGGCGCGGTCCGGGAGGACCTTTACAAGGAGTTCCCCGGAACGTACGGCGCCTCGGAAGAGAAAGCCATGACGTGGGCGCGGGAGATGGCCCGGAAGTACCGGAAGCCGTTCTACGTCTACACCCTCGGCAGGAGCTACTTCGCCGACGAGAGCCCTTCCGGACAGGCGGTCCTCCAGGTCAAGGTGAACCCCAGCGGCACCGCAAGCGACTACTACGAGTCCGTCGAGTCGCTCAAGATGGCGCCGAGGACGGGGAGGGCACAGGAGCGCCTCTCCCGTATCCGGGACATGGTTCTCAAGGAGTACACGCCCAGGGAGGGCGAGCACACGCCGAAGCAGCGGAAGCACGGCGGCTCGAACTACGTCTACCCGCCGACCGACAAGGACCCCTACGGCCGCTACCCCATGAGCAATGCCAAGCAGGCCCGTAACGCCCTGGCGCGTGCGGGGGCCTGCGACAAGCAATCGCCCTGGATGAAGGCCAGAGGTGTCTCGTGCGCCGAGCTGAAAAAGCGGGTGAACAACGCGGTCAAGAAGGAATACCCTTCCATCGAGGTGGGTGAGGGCGTTGTGTTCGAGAGACAGGACACGGAGCGCGTGGTCCAGCAACTCTTTCAGAAGTACAACGCCAAGGACTACTTCGGCCTTCAAGGAGCGGACCAGCGCTCCATCGACAAGCAGCTTGCCTTCCTGAACGCTGTCGGAAGCGAGATAGCGTCCGGGAGTATCAGCGATAAGACCCGTCGGATGCTTATCGACAGGAACAATAAGCTCATGCGCGAGCTGTTCTACCTCATCACAAGGGTAGACATCCGCAGGGTCAACCGCAATGCAGCCGAGACGGCCATCTCCTCCTGGGAAGCCACGGGGGAGTCCGTTGTCTGGGAAGCCTACCCCGAAGGCGACACGCCGATCTCCCTCGTGTTCCCCGGCGGCAACGCCGACACGGCCCGCGAGTGGGCGGACGAGTGGAAGGGCCTGGGCTACATCAAGTCCTACACCATCGGCGCCGAGGGCGACGGAGTTCGGCTCGACATCGTGTCGAACAACCCGGCCCAGGTCCGGATCGCCGCCCTCATGCTGGGGGACTACATCGAGCCCACCGACCCGGCCTACGGCACGCCGTCCGAGGGCGTGGTCGAAGACCGCAGCTCCGCCTGGAACGCCCTCCGGAGTTTCGCAAGTGAGACGCGCCGGATGGACGGCGAGCAGTACGCGGATTTCGTCTACGATCTCGGAAACTACTACATCGACGGGAAGGGACCCAGGCCCGACAGAAACGTGCGGGCCAAGACGACGTACGATTTCGATGCGGGGTGGGCCGAGGAGGTCGAGAAGGAAGCCATCAAGGTTCTCCGGAAGAACGGCATCGCCGTCCGCGAGGGTCTCGGCGAGGCGAAGGAGTACGCTCTGTGGGCCAAGCCTACGGGCGAAGACGGACCACTGAGCCAGAAGCTCCTCCTCGGCGGCCCGAACGTCACCAAGCAGGACGTGAAGAAGGTGATGACCCTCGCCGCGAAAGAGGGGTGGCACGACTTCCGCATCCAGGTGATCGACCTCTCGAAGCCGTTCAACGCCAGTCAGGCGTTCGTGAACGCCATCGACATGCGGGCCGTGGACCGGATCATGCGCGGTGAGGGTGTGGGAGTGTCCACCCAGGACATCCTCCAGTCCATCGCCGACGGCGTGGCCGAGCATCTGGGGCGCCCCGTCGCGGTCGAGGTGGACGCCATCGGCGGCGGCCTCTGCCGGGGCTACGTCGAGCCCACGTCCGCCCTGGAGGTCTTCGCCGAGGCGCTGACCCACCTGGGCGAGGCCGAGACGTATCGGACCACGAAAGTCGTGGCGCTCTACGGTAAGGGGCGTGACCAGATCAACCTCGAAGTGGGCACCGTGCTCAAGGACATGGGCGGCGGTAAGTACAAGGTCGTTTCGGACACCTTCGGGAAGGGCCAGATCGGGACACTCTCCGACGAGGGGAAGAAGGGCCTCGCCTCCGAATCTGTCGAGGTCGTCATCGACCGGAACGAGTCCATCTTCCGGGCCATCGGCCTACCCCTCGCCTTTGGCGCGGACGTGCAGGGAGGCAAGGCGGTCGAGGCGCTCAGCGCCGAGGCCCTGGGCGAGGACAGCCTCTTCGCCCCCACCAAGGTGAAGCCCAAGGGCGAGGAGGACAACCCGTCCAACCGGGCCGCCAAGGCCGGAAAGGCCGTCCTGAGCAAGGGCGGATCGAAGAAGGCCGCCAAGGACCCCAAGACCGTGAACCGGGACGACTCCGGCGACAAGGCCGGGGGCAAGACCCCGAAGACCGTCCCCACGGACGCCAGCGGCGGACCGGGGACCTCCGGCGAGGCCGACCCGGCCGCCGGATATTCCAAGGCCACCGTGGGCGTGAAGGGCAGCCTCTTCACGGTCATGGGCAAGAAGAAGGGCATCCCCGGTCCCAAGGCCCAGGGCGGCGAGGCCAGCGGCGCGGTGGTGACGCCGGGCGTGGACATCAAGTCCTTCGAGGCCCTGTGCCCCCACTGCTCGAACAGCGTCAAGGAGAACGTCCTCCGGCGCTACGCCCCGCGCCTCGTGGAGCAGGACCCCGTGTCCGGCGGCGGGCAGGCGGCCACCTCCCCGGCGAACGACAAGCCGGGCAGCGTCGAGGCCCCGCCCGGCGCGGCCTCCACCCCTCCGAAGAGCGAACCGGCCAAGGAGCCGGAGAAGCCCACGGAGATGGAGCCCACGAAGAAGGAGCCCGACCAGGAGAAGGGCGGCCCGACCCAGGGCCTCGTGTGCCCCTTCTGCGGGAAGGAAATCCCCAGGGACGTGCTCAAGGGCATGATGGGCGAACTCCTCGCCCAGCTCGCGGCCCAGCTCCAGCAAGGCTCGACGAAGCCGCCGGAGACAAGCGGCCAGCCGGAGGGCGAACCCGAAGAGGAAGAGCCGGAAGAGGAAACCCCGGCCGCCCCGGCGGAGCCCCCGAAGGAAGCCCCTGAGACTCCGGCGGGCGAGACGCCCCCGGCGGCACCCCAAGCCGAGAAACCGAAGGAGTCGTGGCTCAGGGAGAAGGCTCCCAAGCTGCTCGGAGCGCGTCTGACCGCCGACGACTGGCGCAAGCTCGCTCCCGAACTGGGGAACGCCACGGCAGACCGCCGCAAGCGTTTCCTCAACAGCTTCGTGAGTGGAGACGCCGCTTTGGACGTTTACACGTCTGGAGGGGGATCGTCGTCGATCAGCCTCGGAGGGAAAAGCAACGCCAAGGCGCTGAACAAGCTCTTCCAGGACAGGGGCCTCGACGTGCGCGTGGAGTCCGTCCAGGAGGCCGGGCGCACCGACTTCGTGAGCGAGTTCGCGGGCTTCCAGATCACCTACTACAACGCGAACGAGGGCTTCGACGCCTACGACGACCAGGAACTCCAGAACGCCATCGAAGCAAGGTTCCCTGGAAGCTTCAAGGGGATGGTGGTGGACACGGGCAGGTACTTCCTCGTGAAGGTTCCGGTGAATCAGGCGGCCAAGTTCCGCCAGATGATCTCCCAGCAACTCCTCAAGGTTCAGACGCCCGCCTATTTGTCCGCGTCGGCACGTTCCCAGGTCTACCACCAGGGGGTCCTCCGCCTGACCGAGGCGGGGCTCTTCGAGGTCCTCGAACAGCGGACCGCCCCCGTCGGCACCGGCGAGCCCGGCGGCCAGATCGTGTTCTCCACCGACGTGAACGCGGCCGGGCGCCAGGGCATCCTCGGCAAGCTCGTGAATTGGTTCAAGACCAGGATCAATCGGGTGATGTCCACCTCGAAGGTGGGCGAGGTCCTGGGCAAGGCGGGGAAGGAGTTCGGCTACTCCATCGGGCGTACGTTCCGTGGACGCTACGTGGACGCCGAGGGCAAGACCTACGACGAGAAGAGCTTGAGCGTCGAGATTCTCGGCGTGCCCAAGCAGTTTCTCCTCAAGGTCGGCGAGGCCCTCGCCAAGGCGTTCGAGCAGGAGGCCGTTCTCGTGCGCTCTTACGTGGACCAGAAGCCCCTCTTCGTCTACGCCGAGAGCCTCGGAGAAGCGAGGGACATCACGGTCGAGATGAATCGCTACGGCCACCTCGAAATCTCCGACGGCCGCAAGTCTCTCTACGTCCAGCGCGACTACGACGTGGACAGCGTGCTCGACAGCCTCACGAAAGAGGAACAAGAAGAAGTGCGGCAGGGCTGGGAAGTTACGATCAAGTCGCGGGAGCCTCGATACTCGATCTTCCAGGACTACGTGTCCATGGGCGAGTCGAAGCATCTCGTGGGCGAGCTGGGGGTCGGCGTCGAGGTGGACGGGCGGGAAGTCCCTGCCGGGGTCCGTGTCCGGATTCTGGACAGTCATCGAGGGAAAGCCCAGGTGGACCTCGGAGGGCGTGTGGCTGAGGTGGACGCGGACAACGTGCTCGTGTACCCCGACGAGGCCACTGTCGAGGCTTGCCTCGCGGCCCTGGAGCGCGGGGAATCCTTGGGCGAAGTCGCCAAGCGGCGCCTGACCTCCATGTCCAGCGCGGTCCGTCTGAGCGCCTTGGGAGAGGCAACGGAAGGATCGGCCGGGAGGTTCCTGACCATGTACTTCCCCAGCGTGAACGCCTGCGCGACGGCCAAGTCGTCCATCAAGGCGCTGGGGAGCAAGATCATGGAGGGCACGGAGCTCTCCTTCCAGGCGGAGCCCTTGAACGGGGAGGCCGCCCGCATCCGGAGCATCGCCGAACGCCTCGGCGGGGCGGTGGTCCGAACCTCGTGGCCGCTCCGGGTCGTGGCGGAGCAACTCGACATCGACACCGACGGGGCGGACACCGGGGAGGTGAACAACCTCTTCCAGGGTGCCCTCGCCTCGATCAAGGGGGCCCGCGACATGCTCATTCAGGCTCAGACGGGCGACATGGCCCGTGCGGTGGCCCTGCTCAAGAGCATGGGGGCGAAGGGGAAGGTCCTCACGGCCATCCAGAAGGTGGCGGACACCATCGAGGACCACGGGAACACCATCAAGGACCTCCTCGTGGACCTGGACAAGGCCCACGACGTGTTCTCCAAGGCGTACCCCGACGCGGGGAACGGCAAGGAAGCCGCCCCGGAGAACGGGAATGGCGAGGCTCCGCCCGCCGAGCAGCCTCCGGCCGAGGCGCCCCCCGCCAACGGCAACGGCGAGGCGCCACCTCCGGCCAACGGCAACGGCAACGGCGAGGCGCCTCCGGCCGCTCCGGCGACCGGGAACGGCGAACAGCCGCCCCAGGCCGCGCCCACCGAGGCCATCAATCGCCTCCTGGGGGAGATGCGCCGGTCGAGGCACTGGAACCTCATCCGATACTCGCTCCACGAGGGCGACTACGGGACCTTCGGGAACTTCGTCCGGGTCGTGAACCCGAACGTGACGGCGGCCCAGGTCGCCGAACTCTACGAAACCATCCAGGAAGTAACCGAGATGGAGCTGGCCCTGGAGGCCGGGATCGTCCACGGCGCGAAGTTCCTCGCCAAGGGCGACATGGAGATGCCCGGAGAGATCACGGGCCCCACCATCGGGGGGCAGGAGACGCCCCGAATCCTGGGCGGCCAGACCATCAAGATCAAGGGCCTCTACTACGGCGAGGACGGGAAGCTCCGGGTCAACGTGTTCGAGCCGCTGGAGATGACCCTCTACGCGGACGACATGATGACCGCCATCGAGAGCGGCCAGCTCGTGGCCGATTAGGCCGGAGGAAAGCATGATCGACACGAAGGACGGCAAGTACAACGCCCCGGCCGTGGCGGCCCGCGTGGTGGAGTTCCGGAACGACGGCGACGAGAACCCCACGGTGATCGTCGAGAACCTCGACGACACGAACTCCATCGCCCTCAAGTATCAGGAGAGCGACGACGGGAACACCTGGACGGACATCATGGGCACGAACGCCACGGTCAATCCCCTCACGGGGAACTCCCAGGCGGTCGTGTCCTCGAAGTCGCGCATCGCGCTCCACGCGGGGGGCGACGCCGACTGTACCGTCAAAGTCATCCGGCAGATGAACGGGAACCCCACGAACTTGGGGCCCATCTGCTAAACCGTGTGAACGCGGCACTTCGCCGCCGGACTTTTTGCAGGAGGTCAAGATGGGTTTCAACATCGGGTACGCGGAGCACGCCGCAAAGCGGGACGAGATCAAGGTCGGCGTTCCGGGCGGGGGCGCTCCCTCGCAGCCGCAGGCCATCGTCGAGTGTCCGGTGGCCCGTGTGGGCGGTTTCCGCCTCACGAACCAGGGAGACACGGACTTCGACTACCAGCTCTGCCTCCGGGGCAAGACGCGGAGCGTCGCGGCCGAGGTCCTTTCTGTCGCGGTGGGCATCGCCAGCCTGCGCGGAGAGTTCGCCAACAAGCAGCTCGTCCCCGGAACCGTGGTGATCGTCGAAGCGGCGGCAGCGCCGGAGACCTTCACCGACAACGGCGACGGCACCCTCACGGGCGACAAGGGCGGCAGCGGCACGGTGGACTACGCCAACGGCACCTTCGACGTGACGTTCGCGGCCGTCTCGACCGGCAACACCACGGCCGACTACGACACCGTGGGCTGGGAAAGGTACGCGGCGCTGGCAGCCGCCACCCTCGCGGGCGGCGGGGGCGGCCGGTACATCGAGCTGGAGCCCGGCCAGGGCGACAACTGGGCCGACGCCATCAAGGGCCACACCCACGTGGGGATCGAGGCGTACTGCGCCCTGAGCGGCGAGGACAGCCTCATGGACGTGGAGGCGACCCACTTCGGCGACGACTCCGAGTTCAAGCTCGTGCAGCCCATCGAGCTCGGCGGCAACCTCAACACGACCTACTAAGGGTCGTGCGGGCGCTTCGAGAACCGATGAGGGTCGGCCCACGGTCCGCCGTGGGGCGCTCCTGTACTCTTTCAACGGAGGGATCAGATGGATAGCAGGACCGAATACAGGGCCCGGCTTACCCTGCCGTCGCCCTATCTCCTGTTCTGCCCTCCGGCCAACGCGAAGGTCTCGGCGGCCATCCACAATCCGGCCGAACAGGTCCCGACACCCAGAACCCCGTGGCCTACCGGCCTCTGGGCGCTGGACTACGGCCTCCGGCCGACCTTCTCCGTCCAGGGCGTACAGCAACGGCAGGGGAACGCCATCGTCCTGGACGCGCAGGGGACCCCCGTTCCGGGCCCTCCTGCGGCCCGCGAGAGCGAGTACGCCTACCCCTACGCTTGGAGCCCCTTCGTGGGTCCCGTGCAGGGGAGCACCGTTCCGAGGGGGAAGGAAGAGGCGTCCGCCGTCATGGTGCCCGCCAACGTGGGGGTGGACCCTCACGACTTGCGGGTGCTCCGTTTCCGCTGGCGCGGAACGGTGGCCGCAGCGGTGCCGGTGGGCGACGGCGACGGATCGCCGGGGCCTTTCAACCTCGACTTCGCGGACCACGGCGGTGTGGGGCCTCCCCCTCCGCAGCCTCCGCCCATCGTGCCGGGCACGGTCAAGATTTCGGCACCGGGCGGCCTCGTGGTCCAGGACTGGCCGTGGCCCAGGGGCGACTGGCAAGCGGAGTGCCGATACGGCCGCCTCATCGGAGACGTGGACCCGACGGTGGACTCGTGGATCGACTACACGACGGGTCAAGCCGTGGTCACGTTCAACGCGAACGTCCCGGCGGCGGCGAACAACATCACGGCCGACTTCGAGCACGAGTGGGTCATGGTGCCCCTGGACATCTTCGTCTCCTGGGACGCGGATTCCATCTGAGAGTAGGCTATGCCTGTACCGGCCCTGAAAAGTCTGGCGAGCAAATCTGGGAAGCCCTTGGCCCAGGTCGAGGAGCTCTGGGCCAAGGCCAAGGCACGGGCGGCAGAGGAAGGGCACAAGGAAGACTACGCCTACATCATGGGCGTCTTGAAGAAGATGCTCGGACTGGGGGAACGCTACTCGCCGGAGGACGCTATCCTGACCTCGGCTTTGCTGGGGCAGGAGGTCGCCCAGAAGCTTCTCATGGAAACCATGCCTGCGGGCATCCGCCAATCGCTTTTTCAGAAGTACGTGAACATGGAGCTCCAGTGGAGGCGGAGGCTTTCGGGCCGTGAGATGAACTGGAACTTCTTCCTGCGGTCTCTCCGAGAGGCCGTTATGATCCTTCTCAACTGGGCGTCCGGTGGGGAGGTCAAGGAAAGTTCCGGTTCGGAGGACATGCGTGGGGTCATCTAATGGCCGATCTCAAGCTGCCAGACATCCGGCAGGAAAAGGTGGTGGGTCTCCACTACGAGCCGGGCCGTGGGCGCGAGATCGTGGTCATTCAGCTACCCTCGGAGGAGGGATCGAGCACGTACCGGATCAATCTCCGCGAGCCGGAGCACTACCGGTATCTTGCCGACCTTCCGAATGGGCGAAGGATCATAGACATTCTCCGGATAGAGGGACACCTTGCGGTGGTCCCCGCCACCGGTGAATACTTGAAACTGGAGGATCAAGATGCCGCTGCTTCTTCAGGACTCAATGCCGCTGTCGTTCAAGCTCTTGGAGCGTTCCGAAGCGGCAGATGGCCGCGTCCACGTCCGTGGGAGGTTCCAGCACTGCGACCTCAAAAACCGTAACGGTCGCATCTACCCCCGTTCCGTGTGGGAGCGGCACCTTCGGTCGGACGCCGACTTCATGAAGTCCATCCGGGATGGCCGCGTGTTCGGCCACCTGGAGCACCCCGACGACGGCCGGTCCAACCTGAACCTTGCCGCCATCAAGATCGAGGGTCTGGAGATCAAGCCGAACGGCGAGATCATCGGCGAGCTGTCCACGCTCTCGACCCAGGCGGGGAAGACGGCGGCGGCGCTCTTCAACGATGGCCTCAAGATCGGCATCTCCTCCAGGGGGCACGGTTCCGTCCAGAAGAACGGGGAAGGGATCGACGAGGTGCAGGAGGACTTCGTGCCGGAGGCGTTCGACCTCGTGGCCGAACCTTCGACACCGGGGGCCGACCTCGTGAAGGAAGCCCTGGACAAGTACGTCAAGGCGGAGGCTCTGACAGAGGGGAAAATCCCGGAGGACGTACAGCGGCGCGTCCGTCGGGAGAACGACCTCGCCATGCTGACCTCCAGGCTGGAGACCATGGAGCGCCTCGTGAAGGCGAAAGCGACGACCTCGGAGATGGTCCACGAAGCTTCGGACCTCCTGTTCGACCTCCACAGGAAGTTCAAGAAGACCCTCCGGGCCGACGAGTTCGTGAATCTCGAAGAGCGCATCGTCTCCGTGAAGGAGTTCTCGCGGGCCTCCATGCCGGAGGACGACGACATGAGCGTCGGCAGCGGCATGTTCCAGGGTGAAGAAGACGACGACCTCGACATGGGCTACGACGAGCCCGAAGACGAGGAGGGGTGCGCGACGCCCGGCCAGCGCATCCGCTCCGGCGGGCGCGGGCGCGGGATGGCTCGCGGCGGGGGACGCGGCCCCATGGGGCGCCCCTACGGCGAGCAGGACGACGAGCCCGACAACGGAGACGACGACGAGGAGATGCCCGGCGAGGAGGAGTGCGGCCCCATGTACCCGGAGATGCGCGGCCGAGTCCGTTCGCGGGGCGAGCAGGACGACGACGGCTGGACCGACGAGGAGGAGGACGATTTCGACTACGGCATGGACGCCGACGAGTACGAGAGCGTCGTGCGGCGCCGCTGGCGGAGATACGTGAAGGAGCGCCGCCGGATGGCTCGCCGCATTGCCCTTCGGGAGGTGGCCGATACGGCCGCCGCCGACGAGCTCGTCCTCTTCATCGAGAACGACGGCCAGCTCTACCGGCAGCAACACCAGCCCATCCAGAAGAACCTCATCACCAAGTGGGCGAAGGGCGTCTACGACTCCCGGCTCGCCGTCAAGCTCTTCGGCTACCTCGTGGACAACGGCGCCAAGAAGTACGCCAAGGAGATCGGCGACGGCCAGCCCTGGAATCAGATGTTCGACCGGGACACCCGCATCCGGGCGGCCGAGCTGCTCCGGGATTCCTTCGAGGTCTCGGCCAAGGAAGGCGAGTTCGCGGACTACCTGCCCAAGAAGTACGCGGGCTTCGTCCCGGAGGGGCGTCGCCGTAGGCGCGTACGGGAGCGAGTGCGTTACTCTTCCAACGATGTAGAGACGTACTTTGGGGCGGAAGACCCGGCGCAACTGCTGGATGGTCGTCCGGTCAAGGTGATCGCCAAAGAATACTGCGATCAGTTTCCGCGTATGTTTGGAGAACCCGCAACGCGACGGGACCGGGAAATAGTATTGTCCATCTTGCAGGACGCGCAAGATGCGATGGGGGAGCGCCGGGTACGTGAGCAGGCCACGGCCGACCTCTCCCACGAGATCGAGGTCAGCATCGACCTCTCCGACCTGACCCCGGAGCAGCGCGAGAAGTTCGACGTGTTCCGGACAGGCGAGCCCCTGGAGACCATGGCGACCGTCATCAAGGCCGCGCTCCCGGAGACCCTCGGCATCGAGGACTGCCACGGCGAGTGGGAGGGGGACAAGATCGTCATCGAGATCGAGTTCACCGGCAATCCCAAGCAGGTGGCGAGCGCCGTCTCCGACGTGATGGGGCAGCGGGTCAAGCTGGAATCCAAGATGCGGCCCACGGGCGCGGCTCCTGCCGGATTCCATCCCGACGCGGCCGGGCTCATTCAGGGACTCCGGGACAGGTGCCGGGCGCTCATGAGCGAGAACGCCAAGATGGAGACGGAGAACCGGCGCCTCCGGGAACTCGGCGACGCCATGGCCGAGGTGCACCGCCGCGAGCGGCTCCAGCGGCGCCAGGAGGAGATCATCCGGGACTACCCGGCCCTCCAGGCCGCCCTCGTCGAGCTGAACAAGGCCCGGACCGTGGAAGAACTGGAAGAGAAAGCCGGGGTCTTCCTGGGCATCCAGGGCGTTACCGTGAACTTCCGGCGTCCCGTGAAGGACTCCGGCAACGGCAAGAAACCCAAGAAAACCGAAAGCGCACCGAGTCAGGGGAGCACCAGAGTGCAGGAAGGCGTCCCTCGTCCGGGAGAGCTGGGCGGGGGCACGACCGTCACCGACGGGAACGCACGCACCAAGGGGCCCGTAGAGGAGAGCGAGACGACATTCAGTCGCCTCGGCCGCCACTACCGCACCCGCTGACAGCGCAGTCCGTTCGTGACCACCTTTGACAAGGAGAACCAATCATGATTCGAGGCGCAAAGTCGGGCTACTCGACCGGCTCCTTGAACGAGAAGTTCGTGGCGAAGCACCGCGCCATCGTGGAACGCTTCAAGAACTTCACGCTCCCGGAGATCGGGCTGAACGAGAGCCAGAACCCCTTCGAGGCCATGGCCGCCAAGGCGGGCAAGGCCAACGTCGAGGACCTCAACCCCTTCGCCATGACGAAGGCGGCGATCCTCATGCAGAACTTCGTGAACGAGTCGGTGAAGCACCTGGACGAGACGAGCCGGGCCAACCTCCCCACGTGGATCAAGAACGGCCTCGCCCTCATCTCCGTCACCTTCGCCGAGGACATCGTGGACCAGCTCATCTCGGTCCAGCCGATGGCGAACAGGAAGGGCCTCGTGCACTACCTGGACATCATCACCGAGGCGAGCAAGGGCAACATCGCGGCGGGCACGCGGCTCTTCAACGCCCTCCAGGGCTTCCGGGGAACGGAGAACTACTCCTCGGAGAAGGTCGTGGGCGAGCCCATCGGCGCGGCGGGGGCCACGGACTACAACCCGACCCTCGGCTACCGCCCGATCATCCCCGGCACCTTCGTGATGACGGACGGGGCGCTCATCATCCGCGACGACCGCAACGGCAACCTCATCGGCGACATCGGCGGCGGCGGCCCGGCCAACACCATCAACTACGTGTCGGGCGTGGTGGACGCTCGGTTTTCGGCCATCACCACGGGGCCGGTGGTCGCAAACTACGAGTACAACATCGAAGCGGCCCTGCTCCTTCCGGAGTACGGGATCGTGCTGCGCCAGGAGTCTCTCGAAGCACGGCCGAGGGCCCTGGGGGCCACCTGGAGCCAGCAAGCGGTGTTCGACTTCCTCAACGATTTCGGCATCGACGCCGAACCCACCATCATCGACGCGGGCGCCCGCATCATCCAGATGGAGACGTGCAAGCACGTCATCAACTTCCTGACCAACGTGGCGGCCGGGGGCAGCGTGGTCTTCGACAACGCTCCTCCCGCGACGGCGGTGCCCTACACCCTGCACATCAAGACGTTCTCCTTCTACGTGAGCCGCCTCCAGAACCTCATCTGGGAGAAGACCCAGACGGTGCGGCCGAACGTCCTGGTGATCTCGCCCGACATCTGGTTCATCGTCGCGGCGCAGGACGGGTTCGAGGGCGTCACCCCGGTGGCGAACGACGGGATCGCCGGTCCTCGCAAGATCGGCACCCTCACGCGCCACGGGATCGAAGTCTTCGCGGACCCGACCTACTCCCAGGAAAGCGGGGTGCTCACCTACAGGGGGCCGGAGTTCGTCTCCACGGCGGCCGTGATGGGGATGTATATCCCCCTCTACAAGAGCCCGGTCCACGTGCGCGGGTTCCGCAAGGACGTGGCGCTGCTCTCCGAGTACGCGCTGCACGTCGTGGACTCGCAGCAGATCGGCCTGCTCTCGGTCATCAATCTCTGATTCCTGAACCGAGCGCGGCGTAGGGTCTGGGGGCCCGATTCATGGCGAAGAAAAAGAAGGTCAAGAAAAAGGCCGTCCCCAAGCGAAAGCCTGGGCGCAAGAAGAAGGTCCCCAAGAAGAAGACCCAGCAAGGCGGCAAGGGGCGGAAGTTCGCCAAGGCGAAGTCGCTCCCCGGTCGCAAGAAAGCCAAGCGCAAAGAACGGGAAGAGAAAGAGAAGCCGAAGTACGGCGAAGGCGAGTAACGGGAAGGGAGAGGTCCATTTCGGGCCTCTCCCTCTCCCCGTTTTTTCCATGCTATGAGCGGTGGGCGTGCTGACAGCGGAAACCAAGGCGCAGAAGTGCCACGTCGCTTTCAAGGGAGACGTGTGGTGCCCCTTTCCCCTCAAGGTTGACACCTATCAGGGGTGCGGCCATGAGTGCCTCTACTGCTCCGCCCGCCTCCAGCGCAGAACAGCCTACCAGCGCACCTTCCACGTGCCCAGGTCCATCGAGAGCCTCAAGCGACAGATGGCCGGGAGAACCGAGTCCACGGCCTGGAAGCTCGCCCTGGAGGGCCTGACCATTCAATGGGGCTACGCGGCCGACCCCTTCCCTCCCATCGAGATCGAGCATAAGACCTCCCTCGACGCCCTCCGGCTCTTCGCCCATGTGGGCCTTTCCATCTCCATCTGCACGAAGTCCACCATCCCAGGGCAGAAGCCCTACCTCCAGGAGCTCAAGCGGCTGGGGAACAAGGTTCTCTTCCGCATGTCCCTGTCCACTCTGGACGACGAAACGGCGGCAATCCTCGAACCGAACGCCCCGCCACCGTCCGAGCGCCTCGCCCTCCTCCGGCGACTCAAGGACGCGGGCCTCCACACCCTCGTCCGGCTCTCGCCCACGATCCCAGGCGTTACGTTTGAGCGCGTAACACCGGAGGAGATCGGCAAGACGCTCCGACGGCTGCGGGAAGCATGCGACTACGTGAACTTCCACCCCCTCCAGGTGGACTTCCGGTCCGAGGACACGGCCTGGAAACCCATGTTCGAGGCCCTCGGCCTGTCCTATTCGAGCTGGAAGAAGCTCTACTTGGACCGAGCGAGGGGGCGGGAGAGTCATTTCCTCACCCCGGCGGACCACTGGCGCACAGCCCTCATACGAAACGCCCGGCAGGCGGCCGACGAGGAGGGGGTCAAAGTGGGATTCGACTCCGGGCCGGGGACCATGGGGGCTTTTCTATCGGACGGTCCCACGTGCTGCGGGGGCTGGGACGGCATCCGGCACAATCCGGACGCCATCATCCCCATGGTGCGCGACGGCCGAGTGAACTCCATGGAGTTCAAGCGGGACTTTTCTCTTCCTCCGAAGCACTTGGGGGAGGTTAGGGCGGCTATTTACAAGCTCTTCGGCAAGGCGCGGAGGGCGCGGACATGAAAATCTGGCACGAAAAGATCGACCCGGCGCTCATCGAGGCGCATCCGGACAACGCGAACGAGCAGACGGAGCACGTTTTCAACACTTTGACAGCGAATATCCGGAAGCGCGGGATGCTCAGCACCCCCCTCGTGCGCGTGGCGGAGTGGTCAGGGAAAGGGAAGAGCCGGAAAGCGGCCCGCTATCAGTGTATCGACGGGCACCACAGGATCGAGGCGTACAAAGCGGCCGGAAAAACGGAGCCCATCCTGTGCATCGTGGCGGACATGACCGATCTCGAAGCGGCCGAGCACCTAATGTCCATGAACTCCCTCACCGGCGAGCCCAACACCCGGAAGCTGGGAGCCCTCATCGACAAGATGCTCGACGAGCTGGGGGCTTCGGCGGTCGAAATCTCACAGCACACGGGCTACTCCCCGGCCGAGATAGACTCTTTTCTGGAGCAGGCGGCCGAGGAGGCGGACGTGTTCATGGGGCTCGAAGTGGGCGGAGGCCCGGCCCCGGCCGAGGGGGAGGGGGAGGAAGAAGTCGAGCAGTGGGTCTTCTACGTCGAGGAGAACCAGGGGCAGGTGATCCACCGAGCCCTGGAGCAGGCCAAGAAGCTGAACAAAACGGAGAGCGAGAACCCGGAGGCGGACGCCCTGGAGTTCGTGTGCTCCTTCTTCCTCTCGAAGAAGAGCAAGCACCTGGAGGACGGCGTGCTCCTCACGGTCCCGCTGCCCGTGAAAAAGCAGTTCCTCGACCTGTGGGAGCGGTTCCGGGCCGCGAACCCAGGGAAGGACATGGAAGACTTCATGTTTGCCCTCATGGGCCCGCTGGAGGACAATCTCCCTGCCATCGCGGTCGGTGGCAAGGTTGGAAGGGTCGAAAAATCAAAGGCCCTGGGCTAAAATAGGTGGGGCTTCGGACAGTAACGCTTTTAGGAGAGAAGAACCATGGCAAAGGACCCGTACGGAAGAACCAGGGAAACCCGCGCAGCGTGGGAGGCCATCAAGCCGAAGGACCGGGTGAAGATGGAGATGGAGGAAGTCGCCAAGATCAGGGGGCTCGACCTCGACGTATTCATCAATGCCGGGACCTCCTCGATCATCCTCCCCGCCGTCGGCGAGGGGGGCGGCCACGGCTCCAGGCTGGAACCGGGCGACTTCGTGAAGGGGGACTACTACGAGAAGTGCCTCCGGCACGCCAGGGGTCTCCAGCGCATCTGCAACGTGGACGACGAGCGCCTCGACACCCTCGCCAAGCAGAAGCGCATCCGGGACGGCGAGGAGTACCCGGACTGGGTGAAGGAAGCCAAGTCCAAGCTCGGCACGAAGCCGGGAACGACCGGCCAGTCCACGGACCAGTTCATGGACGAGGACCCGGCCGACCGGCTCATGCGGGCCGCCGCCGAGGCACGCCCGCACGCGGCCGACGAGAAGTGAACGACGGCGGCCACCGGTCGCCCGGAAGGAGGAAAGCATGGCAAAGCACGAGTACGTGGTGGTGTCCAAGGGGGCGCTAATCCTCCCCACCGAGAACGGGGGGACGAAGCGGCTCTCGCCCGGCCAGATCGTGGTCGGACCCCACTTCGCCAAGTTCGTGGGCAAGGGCCTCCGGCCGCACGTGCAGGCGGTTCCCAAGCCCACCCCGGCACAGATGCCCCCGCCCTTCCAGAAAGCGGGGACCGTCCAGGCCGAGGAGGCGCCGAAGGGCAAGGAGGTGGCGCGGTCGAAGCCTGCCGAGGAGCCCAAGGCCACCGAACCCCCGGCCGAGGCGCCGGAGGAAACGGCCGAAGTGGACACCCTCCCGTCGAACAAGTCCGAGCTGGAAAAGATGCTCAAGGAAGACGTGGTGGCGCTCGCCGCCGAGCTCGGCCTGGACACGGAAGGGAACAAGGCCGACGTGGTGAAGCGCGTCGCCAAGGAGCTCGGTCTCTGAGATGGGCATCCCACTCGTAGACATGCGCCGTCATATCCTGGACTCCCTCGGCGACGAGGGGGTGGACGTGGAGCTGTCTGAGCGGCAGCTCGACACGTGTATCCGGAAGGCGCTCCAGCTCTGGACGAAGTACCAGCCGGTCTGTCGCTGGGTGAACCTCGGCGAGATCGGCCCGGCCCTGACCACCACGTACACGCCTACAGAGGATGAAGTCGGGATCGCCGGGGTCGTGGACGTGAAGTTCATGGACATCGACCCCCAGACCCGACCCTACATCACCCCCTCCACCTACGAGCTACGGTGGGGGATGAGGGGGCCTCGCCTGTTCTTCGAGCTTCATATTGCCGAGAGGCGCATGGAGCGGTTTACGGGCGAGGCCCCCGACTGGTACTGGGAGCCGGAGGCGGGGGTCCTCTACATCTACAACCCGATCCGGCCGGTCAAGGTCATGGCGCTCTTCCTCAAGAAGGTAACGCTGGACGATGTGAAGGAGTGGCAGCGAGACGAGTTCGAGACCGCTTGTGTGGCGGAGGCGAAGTATCTTTTGGCAAGAATCCTGGGGAAGTTCGGTTCCATCCCTGGGGCGGACGGAGAGATTCAGACCGACGCCGACCGGCTCCGGGACGAGGCGAAGGAGGACCGAGAGGCCGTGCGCCGGAGGCTGGAGCGGTCGCTCAGGTCCGTGCCGCCGCCGCGCTGGGTCGGATAATCGGTTTGAGCACCATGACGGTCGATGAGCTTTCCAGTTTACTATCCCGTCCAAGAAGGAGACTTCCGACGGGGGATCAAGCCCCCGCAGGTGGGCGGACACTCGTTCCCGTGTAGCGCGACCAACGCCTTCTACGGGATCGAACCTTTTGACACGATCAAGGAAGCTTTTGAGAAACTCTTTCCTGGGGGCGGCCCAGGAACCGACGACGTTGAGTACGTCTTCACAAGTAGAACCAAGACACCTGCCAGTGGAGTCCTATACCTCGAAATAGGCGAAGTGAACTGCCGGGTGGCCGGTGTCACGGCAATCACGAACACCCTTTTGACGGGAGTTTCGGTCCGGGTGGACGTGGCGGACGGCACGAGAGACTTCGACATCGAGGTAGTAACGGACCCAAGTACAGCCCCGGCGCCGATAGGAACTCTCGCCCTCCCCAAGACCACCCTGTCCGCCCAGAGAAACGACCTCACCACTTGGATCGCCCTGGGGACCGAGTGGGGGGTTAGAATAGTCTTGAAGTCGGGAGTGGGGCGCTCCGACTTTTCCAATATCGTAGTGGCCGTAAGACTGAGGAACTGACAGATGGCTCTAAAAACACTCGTCATCAAAAACGGCGGCGGTGCGGCAGTCTCGATCCCGGACCTCGGCTTCGCCGTGGCCGCCGGGTCCAGCGAGACCCTAACCTCGCTCGACGAAATCCGCCGAGCACTCCGGTCGGTGAGCCTGCGCTCCCTGGCGACGGCCTCGACCCTTGTGCTGAACGACGGCACGAGCGACATCCCGGCCGCTCAGGTGGACGACTTCATCCAGTACCACGACACGGGCTCCCAGCGCGTCTCCGGGTCCGGGAGCCCGGACGGGTCCGTGACCGGTATTTACGGGCAGCTATACCAGGACACGGACACGGGCGCGTGGTACGTGTGCGATTCTGACCCCAGCGGGACCTCGTGGTCCAGGATCGACGCCACGGGGCCCACCGGCGACACGGGCCCCACGGGAGACACCGGGCCTACCGGACCCACCGGCGAGACCGGGGACACCGGGCCGACGGGGCCCACAGGGGACACGGGACCCTCCGGGTCCGGATTCACGGGCCCCACCGGGGAGACGGGCCCTATCGGACCTACCGGGCCCTCCGGGACCGGCCCTACGGGCGATCCGGGCCCCACGGGCCCCAAGGGGGACACCGGTGAGACCGGAGCGACCGGTCCTTCCGGCGATACGGGCACCACGGGCCCCACAGGCCCCCAGGGCGGCTCCACAGGCGAGACGGGCCCCACCGGGCCCACCGGGCCCACGGGGACCGGCACGCAGGGCGACACGGGCCCTACAGGGCCTACAGGACCCACTGGGACGGGAACCGAGGGCCCGACGGGGCCCACCGGACCCACCGGGCCCACAGGGGACACCGGCGTGACCGGCGACACCGGGCCGAGCGGAACTGGGCCCACGGGTCCGACCGGCGATACCGGGCCCACGGGGGACCAGGGCCCCACCGGGGAGACCGGCCAGACCGGGGAGACCGGTCCTACCGGGCCTACGGGACCCACCGGGACCGGGACCCAGGGCGATACGGGCCCTACGGGCCCCACAGGGTCTACAGGAGACACGGGGGACACCGGGCCTACCGGACCTACCGGGGACACGGGCACCCAGGGCCCTACGGGGCCGTCCGGGCCCACAGGACCCACTGGAGACACCGGAACCCAGGGACCCACGGGCGACACGGGACCCACGGGACCCACGGGCGATACTGGGGACACGGGACCCACGGGCCCGACAGGTCCGACGGGAACCGGGACCCAGGGCGAGACCGGGCCTACAGGGCCGACGGGGCCCACAGGACCCACTGGAGACACCGGCGACACGGGAACCGGCGCGACGGGCGACACCGGCGACAGCGGGCCTACCGGGCCTACGGGGGACACAGGCGACACGGGCCCCCAGGTGAACCGCGTCTGGATGCAGTTCGGCTACCAGGGCAACGTGGCGTCGAGCGGGCAATCCTACATGCGCGGGGTGGACGCCATCGCCATGTCTGCCGTCGGCTACGATCTCTTGCGGACGGCCACCCTCCGGGGCATCTCGGTCCGGGTGGACGTGTCCGACGGGTCGAGGACCTACGACGTGGAAGTAGTGAGCAACCCGGACGGGGCTCCTTCGGTCATCGACAAGATCACCCTGGCCTCCGGGTCCCAGAGCGCGAGGAGCTCGACGCTGGCCCCAGTGGGGGGAGCGACCGCCGCCGGGACTTCCATCGGCGTACGCCTCACGAGGACGGCTGGGTCCGGGCGTTCCGACTTCTCGAAGACGAACGTCATCGTCGAGTGGGAGTTCTAATAGGTGGCAATCGTTCTCGTAGTGAAGAACGAGGGGGCGCAGAGCGTCCTCATCGAGGACCTTGGAATCGCCATCGCAGGGGAGTCCGAGGAGACGGCGAACGACCTCCGGGACATCCGCGAGTGGCTCATGTCCGAGGACCTCCGACAGCTCGCCCTATCGAGCACCCTCAAATTGAACGACGGAGAGAACGACATCCCCGTTGACGAGGTGGACGATTTTATTCAGTACCACAATACGGGAGCGGATCAGGCGTGTGAGCTGTGCGTGGACACGGATGCGTTCAGCGGCCATCTCGCGGGGTGCACCGGAAACGTCCAGTGTGCCTTCCAGAAGATCGACCAGCTCCGGATGGAGACGGGGCCGACCGGGGCTCCCGGCCCTTCGGGGCCGACCGGACCGGCGGGGGTCGGGGACACCGGCCCGACAGGACCGTCCGGGCCTTCGGGACCGGCGGGGGATACCGGGCCTTCGGGCCCGACTGGACCCACGGGACCCGGCGGGGGCAGTGGTTCTCTCGATTCGGACGACACCGGCACAGGCGGCTACGCTCTTCACACGACCTCCCAGACTCCAGTCCTCACGGACTTGGTGTACTCCAATCCGGAAGCTGGAACCTACCTCGTGTGGTTTTCGGCGCGGATGGCCGTGGGAGGGAACGACGGCACCGTGTACGCCGCCATCTACAAGGGGGGAACGAGAATCGACAAGACCCAGCGACAGACGAACTTCTACCGGGCGTCCGAGCGCGGGGTGCTCGCCGCCCAGACAAAGGTGACGCTGAGCGGGAGTGAAGACCTCGACGTGCGGTGGTGGACGACGCCAGGGGGATCGGCCACGATGGCCGAGCGCACCTTCACGATACTAAAGGTGGGATAGCATGGCCCTCACGAAATACGACTACAGCGTATCGCAGGACTTCACGGGACTCGTCCCACCGTACACGGAGCCCAACCTCCGGCGGTTGACGCTGGACATCCAGACGAGCGACATCAAGACCGCCCTGGATCACATAGACCTCGCCGGGGACGTGTGCGCCATCTGGTTCAAGGCCACCCTCGACCAGGACGACGAAGACACCCTCGACGGCGTGGTGGCGGCGCACACGGGTCTCCCCCTGGGTGACTCCCCCATGCCCGTCCGGTCGGTGGACACCGAGGGCCTCGACCCTGACACCGCGCTGAACTGCACGGAGGGCATCGACATCCAGGTACAGAGCGGCGTGAACCCGACGGTCAAGAACCTCATCTACCCGTTTCCAATAGACGCGGTGGCGGCCCGCTACGTTTTCGACAATCCGGAGTGGGAGATCGGTGATAAGTTCGACGCTTTCGGCATCGCTGCCGGAGACCCCTCCGTGGGCGTCGTCACCGCTCCGGTGGCCCAGGGAGAGACGGTGATTCCCGTCTATCCCACCGTCTTCCAGTACGTCCGGCGCGGTCTCTTCGTCAAGCTCGGATCAGCCGAGAAGGAGTACCGCGTGGCGTCGGTGGACCTGAGCGGCGGCACAATAACCCTCATGGAAGAGCTGGCAGCTCCCCTCTCAGGCGGGGAGGAGATCAGGCCCAGGCGGCCGTTCGCCGTGAACATCCGCGTACACAAGGGCGTCCTCTACCCCGTGGGGGACCTCACGTCGGGGTCCTCGATCATGGCGGCCGGGGACGCCCTTCGGGTTAGGTACTTCCACAAGACGGAACCGACCACGGGCTACTACATGGGGTGTGATCTCATCACCTACTTCTGACAGGTATAGAGATGGTGAAGGACCTACGAGGCTGCATCGGTTTCATGCGCTCCACCGGGAGCGGATGCGGGGCCGTCCTTTCGCGGGCCATCCGGATGTTCACGGCCGGGGAATGGTCTCACGTCTTCGTGGTCCTCGACCGGGCCCCGTTGTCCGACGACTACTACATCATCGAGGCGGGAGAGTTCGGCGTGCGCTTGAGCCTCCTGAGCGAGTACGTGGGCGAGCCGGGCATCGAGTTCGCCCTCTACAAGCCCAAGGTCGAGGACTCCGCCCTGTACGAGGGCTTCGAGGCGGTCATCAAGCTCAACGGGCGGTCCTACGGCTACGCCCAGTTCCTCGGCTTCGTCCTCGTCTGGCCCTACTACATGGTGACGGGGAAGCGCCGGAAGAACCCTTTCGGCTCCGGGATCATCTGCTCCGAGCTGGGGCTCATCTACCTCCAGGCCACCAAGGTCCGGCCGGAGGTGTTCGACGGGATGGACAAGAACCTGACCTCTCCGGAGGACCTCAATGACGAGATCGACACCGACCGGGATCGCTTCGATCTCGCCCTGACCCACAAGGACGTGCCAGGATCGCTATGACGAATGTAATGCTACACGTGCACAACGTCCTCATTCTGGGCGGAGTCCCCACCTTCATCTACGACCTCGCGGCGGCCTTTCCCCAGTTCACCCATTTCGCCATGCACGTGAAGGACGTTTCGGAACGAAGCGCGGCCCAGATGCTCAATGACCAGGGCGTCCGGGTGCTGCACGGACCCCTGACCGAGGCCGTCGTCCGAGAGATCGACCCGGCGATCCTCGTGCTCCACAATATCAGCGGGAACTCCGTCGAGGGGGAGTCGCCCTGGGCGTGGCTCCGACAGTGGCCTACGATTTACTGGCACCACAGCAAGGTGGCCCCGGCAGTCAAGGCCGATCTCCATGTCTTCGTTTCACACTACCTCAAGGGCCAATACTCCAACCTCACGGCGGGAGGCTTCATTCAGCGGCACAAGGTCATCCCTCCCTGCATCCAGACGAGCCGGTTCGCCAAGGTCGAGCGGGCGAAAGATCGGTCCATCGGGAAGCTCGCCACCCCCACCCGGCCGGAGAAGTATCCTTACGTGCTCGTAAAGGTGGCGAAAGCCACCGACAGCAAGCTCGTGATGCCTGGGGCAAACAAGTTCTACCAGAGCGACAACGGGCGCCTCGTGTCGCTCCTGCCCTCGTGGCACAAGGTCCCGTGGTTCCTGTCCCGGATGGGCATCTTCGTCTACGTGAACGCGCCCTCCTTCGGCCCGGAGACGTGGTGCCGGGGCGTTACCGAGGCCCTGGCGGCCGGGCTCCCGGTGATCGCAGAGGATCGTGGGGGCATCCGGGAGCAAATTACAGACCGCCAGACGGGTTTCCTCGTGGCCCCCGACGACGAATATCTCATCCGGGCCCGCATCGAGGAGCTCTACGAGAACCCGGACCTCGCCAAGCAGATCGGCGCGGCCGGGCGCAAGTGGGCCCAGGAGAACGCGGACATCAAGGTCTTGCAGCGGGAGCTGACCGAGGAGCTCCTGAGCATGGTAGTAGGGAGGCCCCTGTAGTGCCGATCTCGTACCCGGACGCGCTGAGCCGCATCGGCTGGAAAATCCTCCAGGTGCGCCCCCGGACCGTCCTCGACATCGGCTGCGGCTGCGGCCTGTTCGGCCTCCTCGCCCGCGAGTACACGGACATCGACAAGCGGCGCCTCCATAAGGAAGCCTGGGAGGCCCGGATCGACGCCATCGAGGTATTCCCGGAGTACATCACGAGCGTCCACGACTGGGCCTACGACCGGGTGTTCATCGGTGATGCTCTGGAGGTCCTCCCAGACCTCGACCCCTACGACCTCGTGATATGCACCGACGTGCTGGAGCACTTTTCTTTTGCGGACGGTTCAAGGCTTCTCGATATAATCCGGGGAAAGGCGGCCCACGCCGTTATCAGCACCCCCGCGAAGTGGATTCCCCAGAAGGGCGTCTTCGGGAACGAGTACGAGACGCATCGGCACCACTGGAAGGGAGAGGAGCTGGCCGCGTGGGGGGTGGTGGCGCAGATCGGGAGCACCCTCGTACTGGAGATGAAACGATGAGCATCCCTACGAAAGCAGAACTCAAGAAGATGTTCAGCCGGGCCTGGGCGTCCGGCGGGGAGACCCCGTGCGGGCAGGGCTCCCGACTGGCGAACACGGCCACGATGCGCGAGGCGCTCAAGCTCCTCCTCTGGAAGTACGGGGTGGACGCCATCGACGACTGCGGGTGCGGAGACTTCAACTGGGTCAAGTCCCTCCCACTATACGGGGTCGTCTATCGGGGCTACGACGTGGTGGACCGGAAGCGCCGCGACCTCCCCTTCGAGGTCAAGGACGTGATTTCCGAGGAGCTCGCCCCTTGCGATCTCATCATCTGCAAGGACGTGTTCATCCACTGGACCAATGAGATGATAATGGCCGCCCTGGCGAATTTCCGGAAGTACGGGGAGTATCTCTTCGCGGAGAGCACGCCGGGCCTCGACAACTCCCAGCGGGTTATCACTCCGGGAGGCTTCGCCAAGGTCAACCTGGAGGCGCTCCCCTTCAACCTGGGTCCCCCGATGGAGAAGATCGAGGACCCCACGTTCCGGCGCTACTACGGGTGGTGGGACATCAATATCTGAGAGGCTTTCATGTTTTACAGGTTCGTGAAGAGCGGCGTGCGCCTCCCGGTGGACCTGGACGACCTGTACCAGGACGAGGCGTGCTTCATCGCGGGAGGGGCCCCGATCCTCGCGGAGTTCGCGGAGCTCCTGGGCGACCTCCGCCCGCATATCCTTGCGATCAATAACGCGGCCACGAAGGTCCCGGCCACCATGTGGATCGGCGGCGACAAGCCGGACTGCATCGACCGGTCCATCCTCCTCGACCCGACCATCATGAAGTTCGCGGTGATAAGCCGCCGGGACTATGACGTGGAGGGGGTGCCGTGGAAGTTCCGGCCCGGCACGTTCTTCTTTGGGACGAAGGAGGGCTTCAATCAGCGGAACTTCCTGGAGCGGCATCGGGACCTGTGCTGGTGGAAGAACACCTTCTTCCTCGCGCTCCAGCTTGCCTACCGGCTCGGCTTCCGGACCGTCTACCTCGTGGGGTGCGGATTCCAGATCGAGCAGGACAAGCAATACGCCTGGGACACCGCCCTCTCGGCCGAGGAGGTCTCCTGGAACCAGCGGCTTTACAATAATTCTCTTATTCGCTTGAAGGAACTCAAACCGCTTTTCGAGAAGAAGGGGTTTAGGGTGGTGAGCTCGACGCCCGGCTCCCTGGCGAACGAGGTTCTGGAGTACAGGGACCCGGCGCAAGTGCTCGACGAGTTTGCAAAGGCCATCCCACGCCCCAACACGGTGGCGCTCCCGCACAGCTCCAAGGTATCGAAAAACGCCTCCGTGAACGCATGAACCGGCACGGCGCCTGAATGGGACGAGGATACGAATGGACATTCCACAAGAAGCAGTGCGGACCCTGAGCGACACGGCCTGGGGGGCTATCTGGCTCACCACCGTGGCCTGCATGGGCAGTGCGATCACCTATCTGGTGGTTTACATACGCTCACTGAACCGGACGATAAACGGCCTGGGTGAGAAGCGGACCCAGGACGCGAAGGATAATGCAGAGGCAGCCCAGAAGCTCGTGCGCGAGGCGCTGGAGGCCCTCGGAAAGGCCACCCGCGCCGTCGAGGAGCTGAACCGGACGGTGGGCGACTCGAATCGGAACACGTGCACGGAGCTCGGCCGCGTGGCCGAGGCGCTGAACTGCCGGAGCTGCCCCGCTCGCGCTCAGGCCCTTGGGTCCGGAGGATAGTGATGAGCCTATTCGGCAGGATTGTGGGGGCCATCCTGGGCCGGAACGGCTTCGACGAGGCCAAGCACGAGGCGGAAGTCCAGGGCCTCCAGGAGCAGGCCAAAGCGTGCAACGATGAGACCCAGGTGCATCTCGGTCGCATGCGCGACGCTTTCGAGGGCATCGACCTCGACGCGGCTGCCAAGATCGAGGAGCCGGAAGACGCCGAAGAGCGGGTGCCCCCAGACCGATAGGAGGTCAATGTGGTAGCGGAAGATGAGGTAAAGGTGCTTCTATCGGCCGTCATCCCTTCCGACAGGGCCGCCCAGGATGCCCTCGCTTTCGCCGTCCTCCTGGACGAGGGGCGCGGGGAAGATACTGTGCGGAATATCCTCATGAGACTGGAAGAGGAGTTCGAGCTTGCTCCCGACGCCCTGGACGCGGTGTGGGCGTTCGCCGGGCTGGAGCGGGGGTGGCCCTCCTAATTTTCCCTTTGTTTTTCGGGGGGATGCGCGTAGAATCATGGTGTCCCAGGGCGGGGCACGGACTCCAGCCGGACTCGAACAGCGACCACCATAGCTCGCTGGCGCGTCCGAGGAGGTACGATGGCAACCCAGGCGGGCCTCGCCCGTAGTTTCTACGGGTGGCTCTCTAAGGTCGAGACGGAGCTAAAGCGCGACCGAGGCGCGGCGCCCATCCTTTCGCAACTCCCCAAGACACGCCCCACTTCCCTCTCCGAGCTAACCCAGGTCAGCGTAAGCGCGTACGCTGCCCTAACAGGCACGAAGCACGAGGAGCGTGCGGCCTATTGGAAGGGGCTCTTCGAGGGGATAGAGCGAGAGGGGTGGCGCGAGGGCGCGACTGTCGGTAGCGACAGTGGAGGCGAGACCTAATGCCGTGGCCGACCCGATACCCGGCTTTCATCCGGACCGTCCTCCGAATCCAGGAGGAGTTCGACGTGCGCCGGGTTCCACGGGTCTGGTTCTGGCGGTTCAATCTGGAGTCCACGGACGAGGACTCGGTGTACGGCGAGGCCGCCGAGGTCCTCAGAAAGTATCACGACCCCATCGGGGCGCACCTGTTCATCCGGAACTGGGAGAAGCAGGAAGGCCCTACCAAGATGGGCGTGGACAAGGACGTGGACCTCAAGGTTACGATCTCCCTCGCCGAAGCGGCCCGGCTCGGTCTTCACTACGCCCTGGAGGACGAGGCGGAGCAGGGCTACATCCCGCACGCGGACGACGTGTTCCAGTGGCGGGGCGAGCTCTACACAATCACCGAGAGGTTCCGCGTCGAGAAGATGATCGGCCCCACGAAGTGGGTGGGGCTGTATTCCGGCGCGGCGGTCAAGATGATTCACGACTCCACGGACATGGACAAGCCCCTGGAGGAGCGGCCGGACGAGCCGCCCCAGCCGGAGTGGCCCGTCGAGATGAGGAGTGATGGCGTCCGTCAAGGTACACCATAACGTGCAGGTCGGGGGCCGGGTCTACAAGCTGAGGACCCGAAAGCCCTTCATCGGGACCCTCGCGGAGTCCCAGATGACCGCCACCATCCCCCAGATGCGAAACGTCGCCTGGGAGACGCGGGACCTCCTCATCGACAAGGCGCTCGCCGGAAGCGCCCAGGGGCGACCCACCGTCCTGACCAGGGGCGACTTCCCACGGTCCAAGGCGAAAGGGCGCAGGGCGCCCAGGCAGCCCTACCCCTTCGACCGGGATCGGCGCCTCCGGCTCCAGGAAGACTACGTGGACTGGAAGGTCCGGGAAGGGTACGATCCCAGGCCGCTGCTCGCCAGGGGCGACTACTTCCGGGCCATCGTCGTGTTCGAGTCCAGGACGAAGAAGGGCGTCACCTTCGAGGTGCGCCTCAAGCGCGGCCGGTCCAAGCGGACGGGCATCCCCTTCTCGGTCCTGTGGCGGTGGCTTGAGTTCGGCAACTCCCGCACCAAGCCCCGGCCCCACTGGAGGCCAGCCGCCAGGATCGTGGCCCAGATAGTGAAGCGCATCCCGGAGAACGCCAGGGTCCAGGCGGTCCGGGACGCGCTGAGGAGCATACAGTGACGTACAGGATGACCGGCGATTGCGACGCGGGGCTCTTCGCCTGGAAGAACCTAAAATTCGAGGCCCTGGCCGCGCTGCCCGTCTGGGACGCCTCCTACGAGGGGCGGGTGATCTTCATCACAACTCCGGGCGGGAACTACGGCATGTGGCTCGGCGGCACGGCCGGGTGGGTGCGCCCGCCCAGCGCCTCCCCCGTCGGGGTCTACACGGTCGGCTCGGACCCGAACGACGACTTCACGAACGCCTACGACGCCCTGGACCACGTGAAGGACGAAGCGGTGGTCCAGTACGCCATCCTCCTCATCCGGGACTCTCAGAACTTCTCGACCGGGGCCGGGGTGGCTTCGATCCTACTGACCGAAAAGACCATCCGCTTCGTGGGCATGCCTTCCGCCACCCAGGGACGCCCCACCATCACCGCCGCCAACACCACCTCCCAGACCGTCCAGATGCAGCGGGGCGCTCTCATCTTCGAGAACATCAAGATCAGCTTCACGGGCCTCATGGTCTCGGCTACGAATCGCCTCTTCGACATGCTCACGCCGAGTCCCATCTACTTGTGGGGAGCGGAGCTTGTCGGCGAGGGCGGTTCCGTGGGCTCCGTCATCGGCCTCGGCGCGGACGGCAGCGTCTCCGGGGAGAACGTCAACGTGTGGGCTTTCGGGTCCAGGTGCGAACACCTCTCCAGCGGCGTGGTGTTCTCTCACAAGGGCCCCGTGGCCTCGGCCGCGAACCTCCTCACCGTGTGGTCTTTCGGCTCGGAGTGGGGCGCACAGTGCACCGAGAACGAGTCCACCGACGGCACCACCACGCAGATCACATCGGTCTATCTCTCGACGGGGTGCAGGGTCACGAGCGCGAACGCTTTCAACACTGTCGGCAGGAAGACCTGCATCGTGTACGTTCCCCCCGACTACCACACTTACACGGCCCAGGCCGCGCCGGGGATCACCGAGACGTATCTGGGTGCGGATGCGAAGGTCGAAGGGACCTACGCCCCGGTATTCTACGCGCCCGTGGGGGGCACGAAGCTATACCACCATCTCGCCGGGATCGACGCGGCCCTCGGCGCTGGCGCTGGGCCTCCTGGACTCGCCATCGTCCCCGGCTTTGGGAACTACGGGTCCCTGAGCGCGGCCGTGGCGGCCGCTCCCGGACTTGGGGCGCTCTATCCGCCTGTGATGTCGAACTTCGCCGAGGAGTTCGGCACCGTCACAATCCTACCGCCCCTTCCTGGGACGGCCGGGCTACGCGCAGCCCTGGAGGGCCGAGCTGTCGGGTCCATCCAGGCGAACGACCAAGACCTACTCCTACACGGGAACGGGAAGGACAACTGCATCCGGAACGTCACCTCCACCAACCTCAAGGGCGTACCCGTCGGCCCCTACCCCTACCCTCGCGGCACCTTCGACTACCTCTCCCTGACCTGCCTCGGCGTTCGAGACGACAACGAACTCATCGCCGGGGACGCGGGGTCGCCCTACTTCGCCGAGGGCTTCACCTTCCTGGGCGGAGGCTACTGGAAGTGGAAGCTTCAGTGCTGCGAAATCCGGAGGGGGATCAATCTCCTCGGAATCGACTACGGTGTCTCGGCCTTCGAGCTCGACTGGCAGTTCACCAAGTTCTACGTGCCCGTCGAGGACATCCCGCTCGACCCGGCCGCGCCCCAGAACATCAACGGGTGCGAGTTTTTCTCGACTTTCACGCTCGAAGCCCCGTCTCCGGTCGCTGTCGCCGCCGAGGCGTGCTACTTCGCAACGGAGCCCCTCGTGGACGCCGATGTCACGCTGGAGCTCTACGACTGCGTTGTCGGGAATAAATACTACAGCCACGCGGTCATCACGAACGCGGGGATCGTCGAGGCGTCCATCGGCATCCCCACCCTCCAAGAGGCTCAGATTCTCGCCATGGTGCCCGCCACGGGCATGGTGGTCTTCAACACGACCCGGAGCGTGGCCCAGTTCTACGACGGGACCCAGTGGGTGGACATGACGGGTGATCTCCTACCCCCGAACGTGTACGCGCTGCCGCTGACCGGGGACCCTTCCGTCGTCCTACCTACCCTCCCGCCAGGGTCCACCCTGTGGCTCGGCGCGGGCCTCTACACGTGCGCGGACTTCATCGACTTCTCGACGAAGCCGTACAGGCTCCAGGGGCAGGGGAGAGATAAGACTCAGCTCTTGTGGCCTGCCGGAGTC